AAGGGTTGTCAACAATTCAGCGTATGAATATATGCCGATCCAGGCATTCAATAGCGCCAGTAGCGGGGGCGCAACTACTGGTGTGGCTTTCCATATCGCTGGCCGTATGGCTCCAGTTATTAGAGCTTGGACGGGGGAAGGTACTGGACTTGATGTAGGTAATTTCAATGGTACTGGATATGAGTACATTGGTGCATCCTCATTCCCTGTTCGATCTTCTGAACGGTACAAGAAAAATATTGCGGCTCAGCCGGATGAAGAGATCATCCCTAACTCTTTGTCACTCCTGTCCTGTAGGACCGTGAAATTTGATGACAACTATGACAGTGGATATTGGGATGAAGACGAGCAAACATGGAAAAGTTATGATGTTTGTGATTGCCCTGACTGCGAAGATTGCCAAGCGGTAAAGAACAGTACACTTCAAAGCAAGCACTTCAATCGTAGAGGAATGATTGCAGAGGAGCTAGCCGAGGTATGCCCTCAGGCTGTTCACGTTGACGCAGAAGGCATCCCCAACGGAATTGACTACGCAGTACTCACCGTAGAACTACTCGACACCGTCAAACTTCTAGTCCTGCAATGCGAGAACCAAGAACGTCGCATCGCAGAACTAGAAGCCCAATGATCAACGAATCGGGCAGGCACCCGTAGCGCACTCGTTCGGATCCAACTCCGTACCAGACGCATCAAGCACCAACGGCTGAGAGAAATCAACCTTCGCCAACATCGCCTCATAATCTTCCTTCGAGATTTCCTCGTAAGGGGCCAGAGGGAAGTTGTGGTCACTGTGCAGCAAGAACGACACCGACTTCACGCCGTTCGTGTAATTCTCTGCAAGCCATTCCTTGATCTCCGGCAACTCTTCCTTGCGGTAATACACAGTCACCGACACAGCGTTGTCAGCCCAATCGGTCTGCATCTTCTTCACCCACTCCAACTGCTCCACAGCAGTCATGTCAGCAGCCAAAACCGCGTTCTCAGGTGATTCGGCAGGGAACTCGACCACATAACGGGTCTTGTCCTCTTGGCCATCAATGCCGACATCCCACTTGACGGGATAACCGCGACGACGACATGCCTCAACCAAAGGGTCAGCAGCACCGAAGCGGACACGACGAATGTAGTAACGGGCAAACGCCGGATGCACACCAGGAGTGTTGCCAGGCAACAAAGCCAACGTGCCAGAAGGCTGAACCGTGGTCAAACGCACACTCTCAGAAAAACCATTCTCCTTTGAGTACTTGGCATCCAACTCGCGCAACGCAACATACGTCGGGTCAAGCCATGACAACTGATCCTCAGTCGCCTGCAAAATGCCGGTAACCGACTGACCAAGACGAGCGTTCTTCTTCACGATCTTGTTCGTCTTCTCGTACGGATACTCCATCCGAGTGATCTGCTTCTGACACATGTACAACAGACGACTGATTTCTTTCATCTGCTCTTCCGAATCAATGTTCGGCAAGAAAATCGTCGCCAAGTTACAAGACTCACCATCGCCAAGAGCAATCTCGGCGCAAGGGTTGTAACCCTCAATCGTGTTATCCGCACGACGCTCACCGAGACGACCATACTTCCGTGCAAGACCACGGTTCACCAGACCGTAAGGCTCACCCGAACCGTCATAGCCATTCCAAACTTCCGGCATGATCTCATCCCACGAATCGGCATAGATCGAGTTGTTTGAGTTTGCACGCCACGCAGGAATCTGACCAGTCGCCCAGTTCTTGGCACGCAAGAACAACACGTCATCAGGGTCACCAATGGCGATCTGTGCAGAACGACGAGACGAACCCGACACAACAATTCGCCCGATGATGTTGCAGATATCCAGAACATCAATTGAACGAAGCTTCTTGCCAACTCGGGCATCCATCACTTTGCAGATGTCCTCAATGCCATCAATCAGAGCACCAGGACCTGACGCAGTACCACCGAACGTCTTCAACGGTGCGCCGAACTCACGGATCAGCATCGTGGAATACGAGAACGACTTGCCGGTGTAGAAGTACGACTTCAGCACGCTGTGCAGCATGCGCGACCAGCCATGACGCGAATCGGGAACAATGATGTCGGCGTCGTTGGTGCGCTCATGGGTGATGGAAACTCCAGCCTTCACCTTCGGAAGTTCATGAATCTTGGCTCGCTCCACGGAGAAGCCAACACCGCCACCGAGCATCAGGTGGTCAAAGAGGAACTCAAAGTCTTCAACTTTTTCAATGTTGACGAAGTAGCAGTTGTTCAGCGACGCTGCGTTGAACTTCTGAACCAGAGGGGTGCCCAACTGCCACAAAGCGCGACCTGAGAACGAGCAACGCAGATTAAACATGTGGTCAAACAGTGTTTCTGCTTCTTCTTGGGTGTACGGAACACCAATTTCAACAGCGCCGTTGATCACACGCTGAATGGTTTCTGGCCACATTTCGTTACGTCCGAGGTAGTCAATCGGGCGGCTATAGGTGCGGAGATACACGATCTCTCCTAAGCCGCCAAAACCCCAAGGAGCCTGCTTTGAGGCGTACTTAGCTACGTGGTCGTCAGTGATATACGTCATTTTTTCTTTCCCCTGAGCCGGAATTAGTTGGTAATTTAGATAAGCCCCAGCTCGCGTGCCTTGCTGAGTGGAATTTGTGACCCAGCGGCAGCGGCTAAAACTTTTGCTTTCGTAAACGGAGTGATTTGACGTTCGACTATTACATCTTGGTCAACGTGAATTGTTTGCTCGTCTTCCATTGACGGAACGTCGCCAAGCCCCCAGATTTTCACTGGTGGCCCGGAGTCACCGGGGCAATCCCCGTTTGGGTCTCCGCATACAGGGCACGGGTTTCTATCAGCACTAAGCAGGCGGGCACCCGCAACGTGTGTTTCGGTACGTCCGAAACTGAAATCCGCATCCATTAGAAGATGGTACACCATCACTGTGGGTGGGGTCAGTCACAAATCGCATGAAAAACACAAAAGGCACCCTTTTCAGGGTGCCAATTGCGTGAACTTTTCGTTCAGTCAGAGCGAGATGTCTGAAGGAGAGGTGACCGAGGTCGTCTTCAGAGTGAATTCGCTTTCAGCAGGAATCCGGTAGCGATCCTCACTCTGAAGAGCACGGTACTCAGCCTCCATAAGGGCTTCGTACTCTGCGGCATAACGATCCTGAAGGACAGCATGAGCACGACGTCGCGCCTCGTTGCGGAGACGATTCTTGACCTTCGCCACTTCTGCCCTATGTTGACGTTGCTGCGGAGTCAGCGTCGCTGGGCGACCACGACGGATCCCCTTCTTTGAAGCCGACAACTTCTGAAACTCTGTAATTTCCATGTTAGCCCCTTTCGTGAGCTAGTTGTTTGTTAGTTACTGCGCGTCGGAGCGCAATCAGGAATCTAACCCTCGTATCAAAGACTGACAACCTCTGCGTCAAAAAAAAATTCTTGACACATCCGACCAAACACCTGTACATTCTGTCCAACACACGAAGGGAACGCATGTTTGATTTCATAGAGCAACAAGATTTTGAGCCACTAACCGAGGAAACCGCAACGTTCCTAGTGGAACTGGCGATCGACTTAAAGACTCAAGCCGCCGAGTTACCAGAACAGTTCAGGGCAACGTCAGAGATTGCAAGCAACAACCTCATGAGGTTGACAGCGATGACAATGGCTGGCTACCACTTATACGAAGAGTTCCGGAACCACGCGGCAAACCTCTGCGACGACCTCAAAACCACAATTACGGTTCTTGAAAAGGTTCGACCAGAATCAGCAGCAATCATCAGTCACGGCGCTTTGCGCCAATACGAAAGTTACATGGAGAGCAACGACAATGAGCAAAATATTTGACCAAGACGAAAAAGAAGGAAGCAGTTACCTGCTGGGAGTCCTTGAAACGGACGGTCTGCAAATCCTCGTTGAGGTTTTCCCTGACGGTCAACTCCACGTCGCCACTCGTGAACATTCACACGAAACATGGTCACCTGGGGCGTGGTCAATCATCAAAGAGGTTGAATTTAAATGACCAACAACGAAGAAGTGAAAACAAAAGACAAGCGAATTGAAGAACTTCGGGGGCTTACCCACATATCTATCTCCAAGGCAATGCAAATGGGAGACCTGAACGACATTGCCGACAACATTCTTGATGAAATAGTCCGCCGTATCAAACAAACGACTCCGTTGAATAATTACAAAGAGGTTGCCTTGATCGTCAAATCTCTTGACGAAAAAGGATTTTTCGAACTCCGAGAATCGGTAAACAAAACAGCGAAAGCTCTTCGTGTATCAAGAGTCACTGTTTACAACCACCTGAATGCTAAATATGGAAAGTGAAAACACTACCCCGCACGACGTTGCAGAAGAACTTCGATTCTTTGCCGACTTGCAAGGGAAAGGAACAGTCAACGTTGATCTATCTCCACAGTACCTAGATGAAATCGCTGACCTGATTGACGAGTTGGCAACAGATTCAATAACGATTCACTTGGGAGAGCACGAAGATCCGCTCACAATCAACGGAGAATACGCAACCCAGATCATTGAACTTGCAGTTACTATGTTTGTAAATAGTGCTTTAAAAAAGCAAGTTGACGAAATGCTCAACAGGCGATAAAGTCACAACCCCGACCTACTACAAGGAGAACCATGACACCCGAAGAAATAAACACCGAATTCAAAAAGCAGTTCCACGAAGACCCCGAGAACCGATCAACACACGCAGAAATACTCCGCGCACGATTCGTCTTACTATCAAACCCCACCGAAGACCACGGAAAAATTCTTCGAAAATACAACGTCTTGGATCACGTCATCCAGATGCTCGTCGGGGAACTACCCACCCACGAGCCGAAGAAAAAACGATCCGACAAATACGACGACCTTATTTCGTGGTGCAAAGAAAATCACCTAGTCCAAGTCAGTGCTGAAGAAGTAGCCGAACAGGGAGACATCTCATACGCAACTGCTTTAAAGTTCATCAAAGATCGTCCTGACCTCTTCTTCAAAGTAAAGAAAGGTTTGTACGAATTGAGAGATCCCGAAACAGTAAGAAAAGAAGAAAACGTCTAGCCACAAAGGGGGGCACATGTTTAACAAATTCGGATGGGTTGAAGATGCAAATTGCAAAGACGCACCCACAAATCTCTTCTTCCCCAGCGAAGAAATCCCAAATCCTGCTGCATACAGAGCGTCAGCGCAAAAAGCACGCGAATACTGCGAAATGTGCTCAGTCCAGCAACAATGCTTGGACTATGCTCTGCGAAACGAAACCGTTGGAATCTGGGGCGGAATGACCGCTCGTCAACGTCAGAAAGAGCGAACACGAAGAGACATGAAGATTACGAGTGACGGCAGGTTCATGTCATGAGCGAAAAAATCATCAACCTTCCAGGTGGTGGATTTGTCTCTCTAGACAGCCACAATGCTGACGACCTCAGCGTAGTGAACAGTGCTCGAGTTTCGTTCGGCAAAAAAGTTGACCAAATGACTTCAGCAGAAGAAGGACTGATCAACTTCCTGATGCGAGAGCACCACGGTACGCCGTTTGAACACAACATGTTCCGCTTTCACGTGCAAGTACCCATCTTCGTGGCTCGTGAATGGTTCCGACATAGAATCGGATGGTCTTATAACGAACTATCAGGACGCTACAGCAAACTTGAAGAGCAGTTCTGGGTGCCAGAAGAAAACGACGTACGTACCCAAGTTGGGAAACCCGGTGCGTACACCTTTGAACCTGTAGATCCCTCAGTTGCGCAAGATACAAGAGAAACAATCAAAAACGTTGCAGGAGGAGCATGGCGTTCCTACAACTATCTCGTAGAGCTTGGGGTCGCTAAAGAAGTTGCCCGCTCTATTCTTCCGTTGAACCTGCTTACAGAGTTCTACGCAACCTGCAACGCACGCTCATTGATGTCGTTCCTCACGCTACGCGCAGAGAAAAACGCTCAACTTGAAATTCAACGTGCAGCGTACGCCACCGAAGAGTTCTTCAAAGAGATCATGCCAGTGACCCACAAAGCGTTTGAGGAGAACGGTAGGATTGCCCCGTGAGCGGGGGAACATATGTATCACCAGAGGTAGACAACTTCCTGTCCAAGTTAGAAGGCGTAAAGAAAAACGGATCTAACTGGTCGGCACGCTGCCCTTGTCGATACGACGACGACAACCCCTCCCTTTCCATAGGTCAAGGCAAAGACGGACGAGTCTTAGTGACATGCCACCGTGGCTCCGGATGTGACGTCAATCAAATCTGTGACGCAATGGAAATCACAGTCGGTGACCTCATGCCTCCGAACGACTCCGAACCGACACCGCATGCGGAACGACGAGTAAAACGAAACGATCCCGTAGTGTCGCCTTCAACCACAAAGAAGAAGGCAAAACTTGATCTTGTAGCCACATACGACTACACGGACGCTGACGGCAACGTCACATTCCAGAAGCAACGTTTCGTTGATAAAGACACAGGCAAGAAGACATTTCGCCAGCGTCGTAAAACAGAAGACGGCGAATGGGTTTACAACCTTGACGGAGTAGACCAAGTTCTCTACAACCTCCCTGAAGTACTTCAAGGAGTCAAAGACGGCAAAAACATCGTCGTCGTAGAAGGCGAAAAAGACGTTGAAACATTGCGCTCACTTGGACGCATCGCAACAACCATGCCTGGCGGAGCAGGAAAGTGGCGAGAAAACCACACCGAAGCTCTCCGAGGCGCAAACGTCATCGTTATTTCCGACAATGACGAAGTCGGCAAAGAACACGCTCAACACGTTCGCGCCAGCCTGACCGAAGCAGGATGCGTCGTTCGCCTCATGATCCCTGATGGCGTCAAAGACGTCACCGATCTCATTGAGTCCGGTGGGACAATCAAAGAACTACGCGACTTTGAAGAAGGTCTTGACTCTCACGAAAGCAAAGAAGAACAAGAAGACACCAAGTTTGATGACGCTCTAACCAAGATTGAAAAAATCTTTGAACGTGACGACATATCCGACCACGTCAAGATGCTTCGAGCAGGAAACGTCATTCTTGACCTCGGCGCAACAACTAAAGCACGTCCCACAGGGCGACTCATCAAATGGTCGGACTTTGTAAACGAAGACGTTGACGACAATTACGACTGGCTTATCCCCGACGTTCTTGAACGAGGAGAAAGAGTCATGGTCGTAGCAGCAGAAGGTGTCGGCAAAACGATGCTGGGGCGACAGGTTGCTCTCTGTTCCGCAGCAGGCATCAACCCATTTACCTATGAGCGAATGAAGCCCATTACAACCCTGATGGTTGACCTTGAGAACCCTCAGCGAATTATTAAACGCACGTCAATTGACATAGAGAGAAAAGCCCAACACTACGGCTGGTGCGAAGATCCACAATCATTCCTTCTGTCAAAAGCCGACGGTCTTGATCTTCTGAAGTCAAGCGACCGCGAATACCTTGAAGAAAACATTGAGGCGATCAAACCAGATCTCCTACTCCTTGGCCCTGTCTACAAATCATTCGTAGATCCAGGAGGAAGAACTTCAGAAGCAATCGCTATTGAAGTAGCCAAATATTTTGACTCGCTAAGAGAATGGTTCAACTGCGCCATGTGGTTTGAACACCACGCCCCACTAGGAAGCGCCATGTCTTCACGAGATCTGCGACCCTTCGGATCTGCTGTATGGTCACGGTGGCCAGAGTTCGGTTTAAGCCTGCAACCCGACCCGACAGCAACATCAGGCTATGTTTATGAAGTGAAACATTTCCGTGGTGCTCGTGACCAACGCAAGTTCCCAACTAAAATGATACGAGGGAAAACCTTCCCATTTGAAGTTATTGAATTTGCATCGGTTGACTAATATGGCGTCACAATCCGGCTTGACTAAAGAATTTCTCGCAGAACGCGATGTTCGCATTTTTAAAATGCGTCAGGCTGGCGTATCCCCAAGCGAAATCGGTCGTCGTTTCAACATCAGCACCCAAGCGGTCAACGCTGCAATCAGACGCCAACTTGAGAAACTCAACAGGGAAGCGCTTATGGCGTACCCAGAGGTTCTCAGGATGGAACTTGAACGACTTGATGCGTTACAGCAATCAATTTGGCCATTAACTCAGCATCGCAAAATCCGAACCGACGACGGAACAGAAGTCGCTGTCGAACCAGATCTAAAAGCAATCCAACAGGTTCTTTCAATTATGGACAGGCGTTCAAAACTGCTCGGCATGGAGCAGAACAACGTGAACATCCAGGTGGAACAAGTTGAACCACAACGCGCTGTTCTCGCTGGAGCACAAGCAGAAGCAATTGCAGCGGACGCATTTGAACCAGAAAAAGAAGCAAAACAGCTCTTGGAACTTATGGGTAATGCTGGGGTGCTACCCCCAGAGATGATTTCGCAACTACTATCTTCTGAACCAGCGAAAGAACTAGAACCGGCACAACCGGAACCAGAAGACAACGAAACAGAAGTCCTACAAGCAGAAGTAATCTACTTCCCGCAAGACCCGGAGTGAAAATGGTTCAAAAAGAAACCACCGACGACAACATTGAAGCAGCGATGAATCATGTTGCCGACACGCTGGAGCCAACACGCTCACCGAACACAAACACCGAAGAAGGCAAAACCGCCAACAAACAGGTGATTGTTCGAGCAACTGAAGAAGATCACGAACGCTGGAAACAAGCCGCCGCAGCAGAATCAATCTCGTTGAGCGAATTCATTCGCAACTGCTGCAATAAAGCCGCCGGGAACATCCTTGAATGCAATCATCCCATTCAAATGCGCAAAACATACCCGTGGTCCGAAAGGTGTTTATCCTGCGGTAAACGGCTGCGCTGATGTGAGAAAATAGCCTAATGGCTCCACGTCTACGGCAAGAACCGTACAACTCAAACGCCGTTGACGCTGACAATGACGGCATCGTTCAAGAAGGCACTGCCTTTGAACGTCCAGCAGCAACAAACATCGTTGACGAGTTTGGACGGATTATCAGCGAAGGCATGCAAAGCATGTCTCGTGGATCAGGATGGCGCGTAGTTGACGGTGATGGAAACGATGTCACCTATACCCCCACTTACAGCAGGGATGGCGGTGCCCCAGATCTGCCTCCACGACCACGTTCAGCAATCGGTTCAACGCTTGGCGAGTCCAGAGGAACGCTTGGAGCAACCAGCGGAGGAACACTTGGTCAACGGTCAGGATCGCTCGGAGATGGAAGACCAGACGCTCCAGCAGTAACACCTGAAATAGTAAACGCCCCAGATGTTGTCCCCGACACGCAAGGTGGAACCGCTGATGTTGTTCCAGGTTCCACAGCCAAAGGTCAGGCTTTCCGTCAACGTGTTGCTGATGCTGGCGGTTTCGACATCACAGACAATGACAGCGACGAGTATCGCGCATACGCTCAAGATCTTAGAGACAGAGGAGTGCTCGGCTCCGGATATCGCCCTGCTCGCAGCAGACAAGAACAATCAGAACACTTCAAAAAGCAAACTGAAGGAATTCGCTCACACGTTGACAAACAACTAGCTGATCCAAACTTGCCAGACGCAAAACGTCAACGATATGTGGAACTAAAACGACGTCTTGATGCAGGAGAAAGTGTTGAAGATCTTGCAAGAGAAACAGCTCGTAAACATCGAGCAGAACTTAACGACGAAGAAACCCAAGTAAGAATTGATTTCTCGGCAGGCATCCTTGACCAGATAATAGGTTCAGGAGGATTTGTATCTTCAGCGGACGACACAGCTCAAGACGTATCGTCAGCCGGTGGAGCAGGATCTACCAGAAATCAGCACGAAGCAGCGCTCGGGATCCCGCCATCTCTAGGGGCAGATGGAAGACCGGTTTCTGGATACATAGTTTCAGGAAGCATGCATCGAGCACGAACCGACGGGGGAGTGCAAAGCGCAGGATTCAACCCGGACCTTGGCGACGCCGACCAAGATGAAGCCGTCCGCCGAGTCAACATGATAGGTGCCTACGGAGACAGTTTCGTAGTTCTCAAGAAAAACAACATTAGGGATAGGTCAGCGACTGGGCATGGGGACGCTGTTTCCTACGGATCTGCATTTGGTAAAACCTTTGATGGCGATGAAGAAGATTCAATTACCTCACTATTCAACGACGTTGGAGGCACGCTACGAGGATCCAATGGCGACGCGAACCGCATGGCGGACACACTGGCATGGGGAGTCAGCGAAGACGACCTCGGCGGGCTTGCACGTCAAACCGGTAGCGAATCCTCCACGATGAAAAAAGGTATTCAGTCAACAGAGGGATACCAAGAAACCTTCATTACGGGTGGTATCGGCTTGGAGGACATCCAAGAGGTGAGTCTTCCGGCAGGCATGGATGAGCCTTTCGCTACGGTCACCGGCAAAAAATTTGATGGCGTAAGCAGTATCAATGTCTCTTCGGTCAATGATGAAGCGCGGAGATCGGGAATGCAGCAAATGTTGATGGACGACAGCGTGACAGCATTCCTCACACCAGAAGAAACCGAGCAGCTCAGAGAAGCAATTGCCGGTGGGATATCTGATGCTGTCTGGGAACAAATGAAATCCGGCGGTACGACAACAAGCCTCACCCATATGCGTCGCCTACAAAAACGTGAAGAAATACGTCAACGCCTTGCGGAAAAAGGTTTTGACGGAAAAGTCACATTTGGTTTCAGCGGACAACCACCAGGGCTTGACTTAGAGAACCCGAACAACCCTGCATTCGCATCAGTTGCGGGCAGGAACCCAGAAACCGGCTTTGACGCTCTGGGAATGATCACAGCCGACAGAATCAGAGGGATACTCCCGCAAATTAAAACAATTCCGTTTGCAGGGATTGAAACAAAAGCAGCGAAACTAAAACTCGAGCCCTACAACCCCGACGCTATCGACGGCGACAATGACGGAATCGTCCAAGAAGGCACAGCATGGGAACGACCAGCAACAACGCTCATCGTTGACGCACTCGGCTTCGCAATGGACTACGGCAAAATGTCAGCCACCCGCATGCCTGGACAAACAATCGTTGACGCTGACGGCAAGCCAGTGAACTACACGCCGTCCTACATGAAAGAGCCAACCAAAAAACCTGACGGACCACCGCTCCACGGAATATCGTCACTCCGCGATATCGCCGACGGCTCACCAATTGCTAAACCACCGAAGCCAGCAAAAGAACCCAAAAAACAGCCGTCACTGTTTGGTCTGCCCCAAAAATGGAAACCCGCACAAAAAGCGAAGTTCCAAATCCCGAAACAAGAGTACGACACACCTCTCCTCGGCGAAGTCATGGTGACCGACGGGATTGCCGACACCTCTAAAGCTCTGCGCGACAAAAAAGATGGGCGCTACTTCAAAGAACGACGCAAACTACACAAAGCCATCGTCCAGTTCCACCTTGATAAAAGCAAACCTAAAAAAGAAGGCGAACCCAAAACTGTCTACTTCCTCGGCGGAGGTCCAGGTTCCGGCAAAACATCCATGTTCAAAGCCGGAACTCTCGGCGTAGATCCAGACACAGTCAGAATTGACCCGGATGAAATCAAAACAATGATTCCGGAATACCGGAAATGGCTTGACGAAAACTACGTTGAGTCCGCTGGCATGGTTCACAGTGAATCAAAACACATCACCGAACTAGCAACAGCATCACTCATCGACAGCGACTCCGACATGGTGTACGACACCACCGGAGACGGAAACTATGCCGGGATGCGCGACAGAATTGAAGAGATGCGTCGTAACGGTCACAGCATTGTTGCCCGCTACACGACCATCTCGAAAGCCAAAGCACACCAAATCAACCAAGAACGATTCAAGGAAACTGGTCGGAAAGTACCTGGACATCAAGTTGACCACGTCCACACACAAGTATCAATCAACGTCATGCGAGCAATCGCAGACGGACTCTTTGACGACCTAGAACTGTACGACAACGAAGATTTCCCGAATGAACCAAAACTGATCCTCAGCGTCAAAAATGGCGAACTTGAAATACTTGACAACGACAAAGTGAAAGATTTCATCGCAAAAGCAGGTCCAGGTCTGCAACCAGGTCGCAAATCTTCCGACCCGATGCATCTGACAACAAAATCAGCAGTAGAAGCAGGTCTTGAATCTTTAGAAAATTCCGGATCAGAAGCCGAAATAGCAGCATGGAAATTTTATAGAGGTTCCGGATACAGAAACATCAACGGAACACTCCGAGACCCCAACTTCATTGAAGACGACGCTCAATACAATGAGATAGTTGACGCAATCACAGCAATTGACGAACTGTTCAACAACCACAGCGTCTCTGTCATGGCACCCACAACTGTATACCGAGGCACAGTTGACACATTTAGGGCAGACGACGTCCCCGAGGAATACCTTGACCAACTATCCGAAATAATTGCTAAAACTAAACAGTCCGGCGGAAAACCAATCCTTCAAGACAGAGAATCACTCGAAATCATCGCAGACGCAATGAACGCAGGGATTGATCCGAAAAAACCGTTCACCTACACAGAAGACGGATACATGTCAACAGGAAGGGAAGTCCTAGACGCTCAAAGTTTCGCCGCAGGAGCAACACTCTCCCCAGAGCTACTTGAATCAATCGTTCAAGAGGAAGACCTGACTGGGATACCTGTCGTCATGGAAATGTCCGTTCCACCAGGAACGCGATTTGTCGCAGGTCAAACAATGGAAAGCGAATCCGTGTTTGACCGAGGAACCGGAACACGAATCATGCGATACGAAGTTGTTGAAGGACCGGAAGGAAAATTCCACATCCGCGCATACGCTGAAATGAAACCCGCCAAAGGAAAACCACCAAAACTTGAAAAAGTTGACCTGCCCGAAGGCGAACAAACAAACATCATCTTTGATGATGACGACGCAATGTGAGAAATGAAATGGCAAAACTAACCGGCATCGACCTAATCAACGGAAGTGGCGACAACCGTTTCGCCTTCAGCCTCTCAGCGATGCGACGCGAAACAAGCACTGACGAAACCACGCCTGAAGAAAGTTACGACGACTTCATTTCTTCAATAGCGGGAGAAACAGAACCAAAAACCAACCGAGCCAAATACGATGCCGCTAAATTAAAACAAGGCGAATACGTTTTACAGCCAGCATGGTCACCAACACACATACCGTCAAAGAACGAAACTGTTTTCCATCTTGACGATGAAGATGATGTACCATCAACTAATAGTGAGGCTGAAACCTAATCCCGGCGAATTGGCATGGCTTGGACTCATCCTGTACATCGTCACATATGACCTCATGGCAGTCCGAAAGGGTATTCATACCCTTTCCAAAGCATTTCATATCATCACACTGAACAAAATCGGTCAATCCGTTTTACTCATAGTATGGTCATACCTCACCGTACACCTATTTTATTGGCTACCAGCGAAGTATGACCCACTACGAAGATGGCGTATCTGAACGTCACACGTGACTGTTTGACAAAGAGCCTCCCACATGCCAAGAGTTACATTCTTGGCACCGGTAGCCATGGAACACTTCGTGATACTTGCGTCGCATCCGACGAGCCTGCGCATCGGCACCGCTGCGAGAATAACGCTGCTTGCCTGTAAGTGAGCAAACCCCTGCGCTCTGCGGAGCGGGGCAACCGAAATCCCTACGCTTGTGACGCATCACTCACCTCCTTGGTGCTCGAACATGGCTTCCGTACGGGCAATCGCTTCCAACTCGTCACGTTCGTCCTGTGCGTACCGTTCACGATCAATGTCCAAGTGCTGTGCCTGCCACTCGTTGAAGAAACGCTGAACGAACTCGGGGACAGGGAAATAGTTCGCACCGCCATGATCAGCAACTGGTGCTACGCCGTCCAACATTTGGGCGTCATGGTCGCATGTGATGTCGTACACACCGAACTTGTTTGTCCTGTAACACGTCCACAGTACGTTCTCGTACGTGATTTGTACAAAGTCTCGTGACGAACTGATGGAACAGTTCCGGGTGAACACACCGCCGTTCAAAGTGAGATCCTGATATCGCAAACCAGGGTCCTTCTCTTGCGAGATCACAGCGTTGCCAGCGATGCATGTCAGTCCACGAATAACGATGTCGTCGCCGGTGACGCGGGCGTGCCCTCCAACACGGCATTCGCCTTCCAAACGAACCTCTCCGGACACAACAGCGCAATCAGAGACATGAGCACCACCAAACAGCATCAGATATCCCGACAAATGAGCTTCGCCGGACACCATCGCCTGATCCGAGATCGACACGTTCTTCTCAACCATTGCGCTTCCCGAAACCAGCGCCTCGTTCATCAGCGTGCCGTCACAGTAAGCGTTTCCGCTCACCTGTGCTTTCGGACCGATTGCAGCGTTTGGTCCAATTGCTGCTTCTGACGAAATTGTTGCACCGTGCGCCACCTTCGCTGAAGGATGAACACCACAATTCGCCTTGTATCGCAGTAACGCCATCACGTTTGCGCCTCGCGGCTTGTTGTTTGATGAGAACATCATGATTATCTTTTTCTTTCTGGGCTTTCGCCCGGTTGTTTGACCTCTCGGGATGAGGGGTCTGCCTTTACATCTTTGGGATTAGCCCTCCCATAAGGGTTTTGAGAAAAAAATTTCCCTCTCTACTTCTTGAAGACGTGCTGTGACCGTCAAAATGAAAGTGATTTTTACAATTTGTCAAGTTTTTTGAGGGTTTTTTTGAAATCAAGGACTTCTTTCCTTAAATATTGAGCAGATTCTGTTGACATTGTCTCTGTGTTCATTGCTGTGTCGTCGTCGTACCTCTGTTTTTCGAGTACTTTCTGGCGTTTCGTGGATGACAGTGATGCCATGTGTTTTAGTCGCTTGTTGTGGCATGTTTGGCAGAGGGAGAATGCGACGCCGACGGTTGTGTGGCATTTGATGCATTGTTCGATGTGTTCTTCGTGTGTGTTCATTTTTTTCTCCTTGCGATTACATCATTCCAATTAGCCCCATTGGGTCTGTTTGTGTTCGTGTGGTTGGATAATCCGTCCGGGGTGCTGTGATTGGTCAGTTTTTGTTCGCTAAGGATCCCCATGTCGCTGTTGTGGGGGTGGTGGTCACCTTTTGACACCAACTGGTTGACATTTCGTGTTTGGTGGCGGTAGTGTTCGTGTGATGTCTATTAGCAACTGTTTTTTGGGGCGGGGGGCGCAGACTCTTGCTGCGTGCCCGTGCAATCGAGTAACATCACTGCACATCAACAAACCGACAGACCCCTAAAAATTTTTTTTCACACACCCCTCTAGCTCAATGGCAGAGCAGTAGGCTTTTAACCTATTGGTTGTGGGTTCGAGTCCCACGGGGGGTACTCAATGTGTATAAATCTATCCGAAAGAGTGTGATGATGGAAAATATTTTCACCCACCAACTAATAGCAGTGAATATTTATACAACCATGTTGGATAACGTCGACAACCAGCAAATCATCGACGACATCGACCAACACGGACACCCACCCAAACTTGACACCATCCCACAACACGGAATCGACTCACACAGCTACCACGAAGACACCGTCATCCCACAAACACAAGCAATACACCAACTAGAACAACAAATAATTCACGCCGTCAACGAAGTAACAAAAACCAGCAACAAAATCGACGCAATCTGGGCCCTCCACCTCAACCAACACCAATCAGTGATGGCCCACACCCACAAAAGTAACCAACACATCAACCACGACGAATACTGGTCAATCGCCTACTACCCAGAAGCACCAGAACACCCCGCAGACCTCATCTTCCACACCACACACAACAACACCATCGACAACACACACCGCATCACACCCAAACCAGGGCTACTCATCATCTTCCCCTCATACATACTGCACTACACCGACCGGCAACAACAACCACAACGCCGCACCGTCATCAGCGCAAACCTCCACCCAACAAAACCAACAACAACAAACAACGCCGACTGGACCCCATACAAAAAACGTCCAATAATCGTCAACCAAGAACTAGCCGACAAATACAAAGAACAACAACGAAAAGGATGGCGCTACGGATGAAAAACACACCCATCCGCATCCAACTCACCCCAAAACAAATCCAACAAACAAACGACTGGGTACAACAACAACAAAACAACAAACGCAACACAAACGTCCCAGACCGAGCATTCGACCACAAACAAACAAGCTACAACATCGCCCTCATCGGAAAACTCGGCGAAGTAGCCGCACAACAAACATTCGGCGGCACCATCGACTGGAACATCTACCCACTCGGCGACGACGGCAACGACCTACAACTAAAACACCACACAACCCTCGTCAAAACAAACACCTACCAAGGCAACCCAAAAAACGTCCACCTCATCATCAACACACTCCAAGAAGTCCAAAAAACACAAGCCGCAATCCTCGTACACCTACAAGGCGACAAACACCAACCAACAAACCCCAACAACACCTGGGAAATCTGCGGCATCATCAGCACCACCAAATACCTCAAACACCACAAAACACTAAACTACGGACACGGCACCCGCACCTACATAGAAAAACACCACCTCACACACCCACACACCTACAAAGCGATGTACCCATGACACAACCAACATTCGGATCACTATTCGCAGGAGTCGGAGGATTCGACCTCGGCTTCGAAGCAGCCGGATACACCTGCCAATTCCAAGTCGAATGGGACAAAAACTGTCGCCAAATCCTAGACCACAACTGGCCACACGTCCCCAAATGGGAAGACGTCAACAACGTCCACGGAGCCGACCTCCCACCCGTAGACATCATCACCTACGGATTCCCCTGCCAAGACCTATCAGTAGCCGGAAAACGCGCCGGACTAGACGGAGACCGATCAGGACTCTTCTTCCAAGCAATCCGCATCATCCACGAAATGAGAGAAGCAACAAATGGAAAATACCCAAAAATCGCTGTCGCCGAAAACGTCCCAGGACTCCTCAGTGCCGACAAAGGCGCTGCAATGGCAAGATGCCTTGACACGCTGGCCGAAATCGGGGCACTGGTCCAAGAATGGCACATCCTGGACGCACAATGGTTCGGAGTACCCCAACGACGGCGCAGAATCTTTCTCACATCTATCTTCGATCCTACAACCGCCCAACGAAGTCCCCAACAAATATTCCCTGTCGCAAAAAGCGGCACAAGGGATCCTAAGGAGAGCAACAAGACGAGGGAAACAACTCCCCCCACTCCTCAACACAGCACTACAACACCTAGCCAACCAACCGTCTACGTAAAAGCAAAACGCGCCCAAAACAACACAGACGACGAAAGTTGGGAAACAAACCGCCCCAACCCAACACTCAACGCCTTCGACCAAGGCGACACACGCACCACAACCACAATCGTCTACACCCCACAACCCATCGGCTTCTCCCACACACAAGGACTAGACGCACAACCCTCCACCCAATCATTCCCAACACTCAGAACCGGCGGAGCCGGACACGCAGTCGCACAACCCATCGGCATCCACGGCAAAAACATCGGACGCCAAGACAAAAACACCAGCAACGGCGCAGGCTGGACACAAGAAAACGACCCCATGTACACACTCACCACCGTAGACATCCACGCCATCGCCGACGAACAAGCACAACACACCCAACTCGCAGTACGACGACTCACACCACTCGAATGCGAACGACTAATGGGCTGGCCAGAAAACCACACACTCCACCGCGCCGACGGCAAACAAAACTCCGACTCACAACGCTACAAACAATGCGGAAACGGAGTCGCCGCACCAGTCGCAAAATGGGTCGCCACCCACCTCAAACCACTCATACAAATCTAACCAAAACACACACCACCACCAAAAAAAAATGGACACCCCACAACGCATCAAACAAATACGACAACTCGTATCACAACTCCCAAACGACCACAACAAACACGTACTCAACCGCATCACAGACCTACTAGAACACATCACAAGAACAGATAAATCTAACCAGAATACGCCGAACCAAAAATAACCCCAACCCCTCCCCCCCGGCGTTTGGCGTGCGCTCGTAAGTCCCGACAGGCGTTTTTGGCTGGGTGGTGTTGCTCGTGTCGATGTCGATGGTCGATAGCTCGTTCGATAGCTCGTGTGTTCGACGTGTTTGACGGGCGGGCGAGCAGTTCGGCGAGCAGCGGGCGTTGCTGTCGGCGTGTGGGGCGGGTTGGCGAGGCGGGTGGTTTGGGTTGGTGTGTTGTGTGCGAGGCGAGCGGGTTTCGTCACCGCTCGTTTCGTGACCGCAAGATTATTTCGGATTATTTCGTAAATAGTGTTGACATCTGTTGTGTGATGAGTAAGATGTACAACATGACAACGACACAGGACACCACAGTCATTGACCAGTTCATCAACGCTCTCACCGAAGAGGTCGCAGACGCATCGTTTGACATCTACAAGACGACGAACGTCAAAGCGACAATCAACGATGACGAGTTCACCGACATCATGGCGCAGTGGATTGGCGCACAGATTGACGTTGACGTTTCGTTCCATGTGTATTGCGACGAGCCGTACAACGACTACGCCGAGTACTACCCCATCGTTGACGGAACCGTCACCTACGAGGGTGTCACCTACAAGTTCCATGCCAACGTGTGGAACGGCGACGGCGACATGTGCGAGGTCGTCCGATGACCCGCACAGTATGGAACGCCGAACATGGCTGGCACGAAACAGACGACGACTACAAGTTGACGATGACCGACACAGGAGCAATCCAATGGGTCAACACCACAGAACAGGACACAGACGATGAGTGAGAGATACGACATCTACCACAAAGAGAACTACGACAACGACGGCAACGTGCTAACCCGCACATGGCACATCATGGATACAGCGAACCGATGCGCCGACATGGGGTTCACGTTTGACGACCGACAAACAGCGTTAGCGAAAGCCAAACGCCTAGACAGGGGGTTGTGATGAAACGTGTACGACCCGAATACAACATCATGCCCATCCACTACTACGACAGCGACACAGCAGACGCGAACGTGATACGCACCGAATACGTCGTAACCAGACACGAACGTCCCATCGGATACGTCTACGACACACAAGACGAAGCAGTCGCAAAGTGCAACGAACTAGAGACAGCATGACATCATTCGTGGATGTCGAACCAGACGGCACGTTTCTGCCGGAAGATAAGCACACCATCTCAGACGGCGGAGACCCCAACGTGTTCGGCGGGGTTCTTCATGCCGTCGCTTTGACGGGAGCCGACAAGCCGGTAGTGAACATCACGACCACGTTCAGACGGTTAGCAAAGCCGTTCGTGCCTATCTCGTCGTATGTGACCAGAACAGACTTGTACGACATCGTGACCCTAAAACAGGGCGGTGCCGTCATTAGTACCAGCACTCTCATCACATCGGACAAGCCCATCAGCAATGTTGGCGATGTTGACCCTTTGCCGCATAAGCAGTTCCGTGAACGGGAATGGGATTGGGGTTGGGGCAGCGGCAGCGACTTGCTGGCGTACATGACCGGATACTTTCGGCGAGACAGGTCGATGATGTGGCTCAAGGACCACAAGATGGACCTGGCGGCGGTTGCCACACTTTGCGACTTCGGGACTATCAACCTCGTGCCTCTCGTGGGACAGTTCGGTCGAACAGTGATGTTGACGTCGCACTTCACCGGGGTGCTGCCGGAATGCTCGAGCCAGGTGACACATCAGATTCGAGCCCAGAGTCAAGGATGTCTCATCACCCAACTTGACCAGTACACCGAGGATGGTCGCCCTGTGTGTTTGACCACGATGACCGCGAAGGTACGTCAACTTGATACGGGTTGGAAGGGCGGCACTTTCTCTTAGTTCGTAAGGCATACATGGTTCACGCCACCTCGTCCTGTAGAGGGGTATGCCTCTCCTGTCTGTTGGTTTAGGTGAAAAGGGGACAGAAGGAGTGACAGTGAGCCAGCAGCGAGAACCTTTCACGAGGTCTCAACGAAGCCCCATCTTGCTTGCCTGTTTGCCGGATGGGGCTTTGTGCTGTATCAGCGTCTATGCCGATACCACGAAGGGGAAGCAGTGGAACTAGGGGACTTAGGGTGTACGACCTGCGAGCGGAGCCACGCAACAGCCGAAACAGCAAGCATCAGATAGCTCAGCAGCACGCTGCCGCACAGTGCGACGACCAGCCCGACCTTACCGTTCATGCCGAGCCTTGTCATGGGTTCGAAGAGGATGCCCGTTTTGGAGATACTGCCGCTTCTTTCCGGCTTTCGTACCAGAAACAGTTTCGACTTCACCCGTTCGAGGATTCAGTCGAGTTCGAGACCCGGACCGCTGCGACGTCGACTTCTTCTTGCCCATCAGCCCATTATCTCACAACGGGACTTACGACCGGATCACAGGTCATACTGGATGAACCAGCCTGCACAGTCAGCTACAGTCATCGAGAACTCGAGGCGAAGTCGATCCCAGTCTTCAGAATGTTCGATCACTCCGGCGTCGAGGCACTCCTCGAGCGCGTCACAGAACCCGTTGTTCCTCAGCAAAGACGTATCGTCTGTATGGAGAACATCTCCGAATACCACTTTCTTGCCTACCTCAATGTCAAAAGGTTGGGCACAAATGTGGATGTCGTCCTCCTCCTCAACGTGGATGATTGACAAGCACTCCGTCACATCTCCCTCGCCCTTGCCGAACTCCTCAGACAGCGACTTATCCCTTGTTTTATCAGGCTTCTGAGACACGAACGCTTCTGACAGCAAGGTGAACGAATCGCAGCCCCAAGCACGACGCATCACATGTGCAGCGAAACCGAGACGCTCCATGCGGTCGTCCTCATCGTCGTTATCGCCCCAACCAATGTCGTACTGTCCAATTACTGCTAAATGGTCGTCCTTCCAACCAAACAGATTCATCTGAAGTTCCTCACCGATGCCGTACTCGGCGACCAAGTGACGTTTAGCCGACTGACCAACCGCTAATGCGAGAGCAACTTTTGACTCAGAGCCGGGGTAAACGTCTTCCACGACTGTTCAGGCTAGTTGATTTCGTCTGGATTTAGTGGATCTCCTTCGTTTCCACCACGCCAATCGAGAACAAACTAGGCTTATCAACATGCCAGAACCCAAAGCAAACAAGAAACCAGCAGCCAAAAAGACACCTGCCAAGAAAACAGCAGCGAAGAAGACAGCCGGAACGAAGAAGACTGTCGCCAAGAAGCCTGCCGCCAAGAAAACCCCAGCCAAAGCCGCCTCGACCAAGAAAACCACCCCGTCAAAAGCTGCCGCAGCAAAGAAAACAGCTCCCGCAGCGAAGAAAACAGCGGCAGAACCCCCCAAGAACAGCGGCACAAATGTTGTTTTGATCAACGACATCAAGGATCCAAGCATTCGAAAGCGTCTCGCCGCCTGGTTCAGGCGATAACCCGCCGGATTTCGTCCGCCGTCAGCAGCACGAGCGCGTACGACACCCCCATCGAGCCGGACTCGTCATCAACTATGACCTCAACTGAGTCATGCGGGACTGCAAAGTGTGACGATAACGCCGCTCGAACCTGAGCGACTGTTCGTTCCCCAGCAGCCAGGCTCGACCCCAAAGGATCGAGGAGATCCTGATCTTCGTCGAGATTTTCGACGAGTTCGACCTGGAGATTGCTTCGTTCGACCTGGTTTTTGTGTCGATCAGCCAGGACGCAGCCGGTACATGCCAGCAGATCTGTCGCCGATTTCCTTTTCCTCGACTCAATGTGACCGCATTCGAGGTGATGGAGCCACTCGACCTGCCCCCACGAGCCGGTCTTCTCGATTCGAGTGACCTTCTTCCTCGGAGCCGCCTTCTTATTTACCGGCTCTCGAACCACACTTCTGCCTCGCTGACTGCTCTTGCGAGTCCCGCTCCCCATTTTGATTCAAGCGCCATCGCCCAAGGCTGCGCTCTCCATCCGGGGATGCCCTGACCCTGATCGTAAATGTACTCGATCTTCGTTGCGGCGAGCTCCTCGACTCGTGTCCAGAGTTCTTGCTGCGTCCTGATCCATCCGGCTAACTCGGCGTCCTGCTCCTCGGTGCGTTCCATCAACACAAGCATCGCAATGTTTGACGGGGGCAACACCTCCAGAACATCTTGCTCAATCTCATCCAGATTTGTGACAGCGAGAAGTATCTGCGACTGCTCCAGCAAATCTTTTGGAATTTCTCCAACAAAAGTGTTGACATCTGTGCTCATACTTATTAGAGTAGTCCACATGACCTACATCAAGTGCACACACCCTCCTATCTATTACACAGTTCGTACCTGCGTGCGCTTCGTTTTCTGGGGCTCAATCGCAACACTCGCTATCTGGGCGGTCATGCTCATCGGTGTCAAGGCAAACGCCTACAACCCGTGCCCTATCAACCTTCACAGCAACTTCACCTACAGCACCACCGAGTGGTACCCCACAATGGAATGCGACATGCCTGAGAACGTGGAAGTTGACCTACAAGGCAACTGGTGGTGGGCATCGTGATCTCACAGCCCTTCGTCATCTTCATGATGTCACTCCTCCTGATCGCCACTATCGCCTTCGGTATAGCCGAGAAAGGCAAAGGTGACTGGGAATGAGCGACAACCAAATCCCCGACCAATCGTGGAAATACGAAAAGTCCTGTTGGATCGCCGTTCGTGGCAGAGGATCCATGGGACCCGACGTTCACTGGGGTCCTTTTGAAACATACGCCGACATAGAGGACTGGGCTAAAACCCTGAACTTCGCTGTAGGCTTCGTAGAACTCAAAGATCCGGACTCAGATCCATCGACCTGGTGGACCTGACAATGATCTCAAAATCAACTGGTGAGTGGTAGTAGGTCATACAAAACAAACCAGTAATAGAAAGACCCCCCGAGTTTCTTCTTCCTCGGGGGGTCTTTCTCATTCTCAGTTACTTGCTGATAACACCAAGTTGCTCTCTCAGTGCAGTCAACTCTGCGTTCGTGTCGTCAATCCTTGCGATCAACATCAACAACGCTGCGACAGTGCCGTACTCCTCGGTCGAAGTGTACGAACGCTCTTGAATATGGGACAGGAACTGTGCGTGTTCTGTTGCCAGATCCTGCGCTCCCATCCCCATCAGAACGGTTCGCTGTCTTCGGACTGAGACTGGCGAGTCGGAACCTTCCGACCTCCGCCGGACTTCGCTCCTCCGTCGCCGTCACGACGCTTGCGGCTGAAACTGTCAATCGCTCGAGCCGACACTGCGACCTCATCTGCGATCAACTCAACCGTTGAGCGGTTATTGCCGTCCTTGTCCTCAAAGGTGCGCTGCTCCAGGCGACCGGTGACAATCACTCGGACACCCTTCTCCAGCACTCCTGCCGCATCTTCGGCGAGTCCACGCCATGCGACAACATTGAAGAACGACGTCTTCTCTTGCTTTTCACCCTTCTGGTCAGTCCAGTAATGGTTCACCGCCATCGAGAAACCCAGCTTCGGCGTTCCGCCGTCGCCCAGGAACCTGAGTTCCGGGTCTTGAGTGATGTTACCGACAAGGGTAGTGGGGCTAGCTGACATTCGGATCCTCCGCTTGTTTCAACCCAACGGGACTTCCGTGTGGGCACCGATCATCTTAGCCACCTTTCACCGGGCGATCAAACAACTCGTGCTAGATTTTGTCCCATGAAGCACGACCCCGCCGACGCTCGACTCTGGATCATCAATCGACTCGCCGAAACTTTGGTGGATCTAGCCGAAGACGACGAAGATGATGCTGTTGTTGATCTTGAGGAACTCACCGATCAGATGCGGAATGTTGCTGAGATTTTGATTGAGTCCATCAACCTTGTGGTTACTGGTTCAGATGGGACTACAGGGACAGCAGAGTTTGGTGATGGCTGAGAAGCCTTACCAGAACAAGGAACTCCCACATGGTTCTGGTGAAGAGAAGCGTTGCCCTGCATGTATGAAGCTTTACAACCCTGCTGTTGAGCAGCATGTTGTTTTGGAGAAACCTTTGCACCTCGGTAGGTGCGTGAGATTTACTCCTGGTTCGAACATCCCTCGTTCCTGACGACCTCTTCGATCGCGTTTGCCTGGGCAAGCCCGGATGCGTGAACACATTCGTGTACGAATTTCTCCCAGGCGTCGGTCATTTGTACCTTCATCACGATGTCAGGGTCAAAAGTCCCGTACTTCTCAAACATGTAGTTGTCGATCTCGTTGCGTTCGAGGACGATCAGGGTGGCGAAGCGTTCGATGTTGTCGATGGAAACCAGAAGATCGACCAGCCCGTAGTCGCCGAATCGTTTGTGGAACTCGGTGACCAGCCCTTTTGCTGCCGCCCGCCGGAACACTGATTCTGGGTCAACCGCCGCAAACACAATGTTTTGTAGGCCATCTTCCATTTCTTCGCTGTTTTCGTCGCCCATGTGTTGCCCCTAACGTGAAAGTGGGGCGAGGAACTTGTCCCCGCCCCACCATTGTAGGTGTTATTCAGTTGTCTCTGGGGTGAGTTACACCAGAGAGAGCACTGCGTGTTGTGCTTCAATCTTCTTTCGGCTGACCCACGAGTTGTCGTCCATTGACGCTACTGCTCGTTCGGCGGGCATTGCCGCACGATGGTGGTCAAGGTACTCGCCGATTGCGTTCACCATTGACCAACCGTTGTAGCCGTAGCCGCCAGCGTTACGAGAGTTGTCGAAGATCCCCCTGATAAGGGTGTTTACTTCTTCCCTGTTGTTTTTCTGGCGGTCAGTTTCGTCTGCTCGCACGGGGAACACCTTGTTGAGCACCTTGTCAATCTCTCCTGTTCCGGTACGGACAGGAACAGCAAGCAATGACTCTGCCATCTGCTTGAAGCCTTTCGCCCATTCCGTGGAGATCTCAAGAACTGTCTGGGCGTCCTCAAGTGCTGAGTCCACGTTCTTGGTGTGTCGGGCAGTGAAGGTTGACTGTGCCTGATGCATTGCCAGTCGGACAGTGTTGTTGCAGACTGCACGGATGTCGGTGTTGGCGTACTTGATCGCAACCTTGCCGTCGTGACCTGATGTGACTACGAGGTAGCGACTGATTCGGTCGTTGACTCCTACGGGGTCAATCACGAGAGGTCCGAGGTCAATCGTCATGAAGAACTGTCGCCCGTCAAAGAGGACACCGGCTGTGTCAATCACTGCGTCGCCTTTGGTGGCTCCTACGACAGCGAGTGCTCGTTCGGCGACCTCTCGGTTCTGCTTGACCGTGTATCGGGTTCCGACTGTGGCGAGTCCGCCCCATGTGCCGTCTACGTCCTCACGGACTGTGGCTCGGCTGTCGTCAATGATGATCGGCTTGCCGTCGGGGTCAAGTAGGAGGTTCCCGTCTTCGTCTACTGCGGCGACCTTTACTAGGTGGACTGTGTAGTCGGCTTGGGCGGCGGTGAGCATCTCGTCAAGTGTGCCGAGTCCCTTCATGGGTGTGCCTAGACGATGCCAGGGTGCTCCTCCTGTTGCGGAGTAGGCGAACCTCGCCGTTCCGTCGTCGTTCATTTCTAACTCATGCATGTGTACCCCTTTCATGGGTCTAGTTGATTCGTACCCGAAGCCTAGCCTCAGATTTATCCCAGAAACAACATTTGTAAAAAAGATTTACCTAAAGCGTTGACATCACCTGCGGGAAGGCTAGAATCAACCACATGAATCTAACTAGCAGAGTCAACAAAGCAGTAGAGGCACACATTGAGCGACTCAACGTCATTGACCGCTCGCTCCGCTTCCTGCCCCAGTCGAACTTCCGGGATCAGCGCATGGACGGGCTTGAGAACAAGATCCGTGACCAGATCATCTCCGGTCGCATCAAACCCACCGACAACACCGGCATGAATGCAATGGCAGATCATCTAGGCATCATGCAGAACCAAAAGTTCACAGGCATGCCGGACGGCAGTGATCAAGGTCAAACCAACCTCATGGCAACGCTGGCTACGCTTGCAGAGGAGAAGTGCATGCGAGGAGAACCCACCACGTTCATCTCGGGTGACATCGTGGACATGTTGGAGGTAGCAAGCGAGACACTTGACTGCGAACCTCTCCGAACCACCGACATCATTTCCCCCTGTGGCTTCATCTACCTAGAACGACCCCTCGTCGTAGAGATCGGCTCAGAGCACTACAACAACTCAGAGGGAGAAACCGTAGGCATCAGAGCCATGGCATGGAGAACCAGCGACAACGTGCTCGCCAGCGACGGCAGCGCCGTAGGCGGTCTCTGCGTTTACATCTACAGTGACGCTGGATGCTTGCGCTACATCACCGGAGGGAAGCACCTGATCCCCTCGGTCATCCCTGACTCCACGCTCGTACTCCTTGACACAGCAGGTTGGGCGTACAACCAGCCTTGGCGTGAACCCGAAGAAGGCGAATCGTTCGGCTGGGATGGGAACGTGGTCGTTGCTGCACCAGACGTAGTCGCCCAACGCAACTTTATGCTGTCCCTCTTCCGCTTCATGTGGCAGGAACTGATCGTCAGGGAATCGGCTGACGTTCCTCGCCCCCTACGACGAGGTGCGGTCAGAGCACTCGGCATTGACGATCCAATCACCATCCTCAAGTTGCGACGGGCACAACACTCCTCGGAATCGACAGGTGACGGATCCCGACTTGACCACCGGATCTTGGTACGAGGACACTGGCGCAACCAGTGGTACCCGTCCCTCGGCGCATCAACCGAACCAGAAGCACACCGAATGATCTGGATCGCCCCTCATGTGAAAGGTCCCGAGGACGCTCCGTTCAGGACAAAGCCGAAAGCAACAGCGGTAGTGCGCTGATCACGCAAAAACATCTGCTAGGTTGCTAGCACCGCTTCCCAGCGGAACCCAACCCCCACAGAAAGAGCCCGCCGGATTCACCTCCCGGCGGGCTCTTTCACGTTTCAGCGAAGTTCTCTCGGTGTCGAACAGTAGTAGTTGCCGTAGTTCCACGGACCAACACTGCATTCCGCCCACATCACAGCGCATGACTCGGCGTTCAGAGCGAAGTCATCTGCGAAAGCAAACCGGTCGTAGTTCTCTAGCAACTTGCCCTCGTCAAACCAGCCGGACAGGTTGTTCTGCTGACACAAACCCCACGAATCATCGCCGGTATTACGGTTTCCGTTATGAGCAGAAGAGTCGCACAGCGATTCTCGGCTGATAATCCTCAGCATCTTGTAAACCGTGTCGTCGGTGGCTCCTCGATCCCAAAGCTCCCTGGCGATTATGTTGGCTTTGACCTGGGAGCAGCCGCTTCCCTCTCCGTAAACCTCTGGTATGGAACCTTCCCATACAGGTAGAGGCACTGTCGTCTCGGGAGCCCCGCCGTTGATTTCGGTGACAGTAGGCGGTTCTGGTTCCGGTGCGGGCTCGAGAGTTATTCCGGCGGGCAGCTCCGGCACTTGCGGGATCCATTCCTCGCTCGAACTCCAGTCGGCGTTTAGATCTTGGATGATCAACGGGTTTCCGAATGGTTCGGCGATTGTTGTCGGAGGCGGATCGGTGACTACCGCTTGCGGCGAGATCTCTGATCCTGCTTTGGCTACACCGAGGGAGAACAGTGCGGCGGTGAGTATGGCAAATAGACGGGTAAGGAGAAACATGAGAAAGACCTTTCTCTAGGGAAGATGCAGCCCCCGCTGCTGGTGTAGTTACTGTGATTAGTTTACCATTGTGTTACGGAACACGGTACACATGCAAGTACCCACGGACTCGGGGGGTGAGTCCGTGGGTACTTACTACCACTTTCTACTTGGCTAAAGTCGGTTCCCGTGGCTCGGCACCCGACACGGACATTACGTCCGGCGTTCTGGTTAGAGGGGTCGAATCAAAGCGTTCTTTGTGTCCTCGGGGAGAGCATCAAGGATCTCGTCACGGACATCTCTCATCTCTTCTGCGTGGAACGTGCCGGTAATCTCAAGACCGAATGCGTTGATCTCTTCGTCGGTGTACCCGATGGTTGCTCCGTGTCCGTCGTGCTTGGTGAGGACTACGGGACCAACGATAACTGCGTCGTCGTACTGGCATGCCGTGGATGCAATCGGGTTGATCATGAAGTCGTTGCGGAACAGTCCCATGTCGTTCACCACCATGTCGGTGGCGATGCCGTTGATCTCGGCGTCAACGATAGAGATGAGTCCATCAACACACTGTTGAGTCTCAAGGAGGGAGTCGCCTTCGGCGTGGATGCGGAAAGCGTTTCCCAGCTCGTCTATGTAAAGGAAGTATTCGGTAGTCATGTAGTAAGTATGCCGGAATAGAAACCGGATGTCAACCCCTCGTGCAGATTTATTTGTGTGCAGATTTATTTGCAATCCGGTTTTGATACCACTAAGATGTATCACATGACCAACTACTACTTAGGCGTTCGGATGTTCGCCGACCGAATCGGACTTGACCCGTGGGACGTTCGACTTGACGACCTGCGAGCCTTCGCCCGTATCAGGGAACAGAAGCCCGTAAGCCGATACTCGTTCGGTTCCCCGTGTCGCTTCGTTCGCACCATTGACTTCGCCGTCCACGTTCTCCTACCCGAGATGCTCGTAGAGCGTCACCCCGTGTGGGCGACCTACCTGCGGTCAACCTCACCCCGATGGGGACGCTCATGGCGTTCATGGTGAGAGTAGTTGTCAACGCCACACCCATCGGATAGATTTATTAGTACCTACTACGGAAGGGACACCCCAATGATCAAATCCACCGAATGCCCCCGCTGCGGAGGAGGCATCCCCAACGACATCAACGTCGGCGCATACCCTGGCGCACTATCCAGAACCGACAACGAAACAGAGATCTGCTCCGAGTGCGGAACACTAGAAGCACTCGAAAATCAGCTCTACGGAGAACCCATCCCCCAACGAGAGTGGCTCTCCGTGATGAGGGAGAATGGTTTCTAACCCAAACATTTAGTGCTAAGGTTCAGAATGACAAGATAACAAGCCCCCCGCTGTCATCTGTCAGACTGTCTCCAGCACAGTCATAGAAAGACCCGTCGGAGTACGTCAATACCGGCGGGTCTTTCGCATTCTCAGGACAAAGCCAGTTGCAAATAGTGTGAGAACACCTCTGCTCCAGCACCAGACGGATTCAGTTCCCCACCCTCAACGGCTTGGTTCACCACCGCCCGCTTACGCTCAATCGTGCTGAAGATCTCCTCGTCAATAGTTCCAGCACACAACAAGTAAGTAGATGTGACAGACCCCGGCTGACCCAACCGGTGACATCTTGAATACGTCTGGTCAACATCCGCCGGAGTCCACGGCAACTCAACGAACAACACATCCTGCGCCGCCGTCAACGTATGGCCCGTCTTCGCCGCCTGAATCGACAAAACAATCACCGGAGCATCCTCGGTATCCATTTCTTGGAAACGGGACTTATGACGTTCAATCTCCTCAACGTCCATCGCCCCCTGTATCTTCAGGTTCCCGTACTTCGATGCGAGTTCGTCGACGATTTCTCGGTGGTGGGCGGCAACAACAACCTTTTTGCCCTCTTCGAGATGTGACTCGATGAATTCGGTGACTGCGGGCATCTTCGCACGGGCGGCTAACTTCCTCAAAACACCGATTCGAACCAGATGTTGATTGGCTTCGGCTTTCATTTTCGCTCGAACCGCCGCTGATCCAGGTTTTTCGCCGAGCTCTCGAGCCAGCTCCGCCGCCCGGTCCATCAGGTACTTGACGATGTCGCGTTCCGCCTTCTGGTACTCCTTCATTCCCCCGGCAGTCCCGTCCACGGTCAAAACGTGATGTCGGACTGGAGGTAACTCGTGCAGCACCTGGTCCTTGGTGCGCCGGATGTAGCAGTTTCCGCGAAGCCGCTCGTTGAGTTCGTCGAGATTCGAATGCCCGTCGATGTTCCACTGACCGAATCGATCTCGGAAAGCGTTGCAGTACCGTCGATAAAAGCCCCACTTGCCGCCAAATTCATCCAATTTGCCGATGATTTGGAGTTGGCTGGCGTACTCGGCGGGCTTATTCGTGATTGGGGTGCCGGTCAAACACAGGACAACACCATCTTTCGGTGCAGATTTAGCGATTTTGACTGCCGCTTTCGTGCGTTGGGCATCCGGGCTCTTGCAGTAGTGAGATTCATCGAAGATGTAACTTGAGAACTTCTTCAGATCGTTTTCCCAGGCTTTGATGTTCGAGTATCCGACAACCAAAACGTCGAAACCAGGCTCCGGGAAGTCTTTTCGATTCTTGATCGTCGAAACTTTTCGGCTCGGAAGCCACTTTTCGTACTCTTTCGCCCAGTTCAGCACCAAAGTTGGAGGGCAAACCACTAAAACCGGGTACGAATCCAGGTTCTCGACCGTTGCGATTGCCTGAAGCGTCTTCCCCAAACCCATATCGTCTGCGATAAAGCAGCGTCGAGCAGTCGATGCGTACTTCACACCAGCGCGTTGATAGCCCAACAACGGGAGTCCCGCCACCTCAATATCAGCGTCTACCTCTCTTGAGTCTTCCACGAGAGCTTTTCGATCGTCGACGATGCGTCGAGCCGCTTCTCTCGTGCTCTCCTCGACCCTGATACCGAATCGATCAGCCCACTCGACTGCTTCAGTGAGCGATCCTGATGGAGCGGTCCACCCTTTCGACCCTTTGTTCCAAGTGATTCCAGGGATCTGCTTGACAGCACGCACTTTCACTGGGTCGTAAGGGAAAATGAGATGGATTTTGCCGCCATCAAACTCGAGGATGTCTTCTGAAACTTCGCGTTCGACGTCGATTTGGGTGAGTTCAGGGGCAACAAACCAATTGTTCGCCGCTGCGATCTCATAAATCTGGGTCAATTCATCGACCGGGATTCGCCACACTCGAGATGTTCGATCCCACTTCGAGCCCGGAATCCGCCGGATCTGCTCGACCAGGTCCTCTGAATACTCGAATTTGGCTACCAGATCTCGATCCGCCAGTAGTAATTCCCCACTCATGTCTACAGTCTACGTTAGTCCCGCTGCGCCGAAAACTTACCGCTACCACCTACGGTGGTGGAAGAGAACCGGGTCGAGGGATTCGAGCTGCCTGATCGAGCTGTCTGATCGAGCTGTCTGATCGAGCTGGTCCAGGCAACGGGGAACCAAAAAAGCCCCCGCCGTAGCAGGGGCTTCTCGGGAGAACTGGGACTACCGGAGTCGGATAGTCCGAACAAAGCGTTCAGCGTTGGCTGAGTTCGCTTCGTGAGCGAGACGGAGCGCAGTGACATGCTCCACCTCCACACAGCCGGTGTGCGCTTCGTGGCGTTCTGCCAGTGCAGCGTCACCCGCAGTAGTGGCGGGGAACGTGTCGATGGAGCATCTCGCTGCTTCGGTCAGTTCCCAGAACTCACTGTATGTGTGGGTCTTCTTCATAGTTTCACCTCCTTACTCATACTAGAGGGATGGCACCTATGAACTTTGACATGTCACACTTCACGGCACTTCGTACGTTCATACATATGTGGGAGGGAATCCGCAGAACGTAAGGGGTTCAGAACTTTCTCAGATTCTTTCCACGGGAACGTCACACTCAGTGTTACACCCTTCGTTTAGATTTACAGACATGACCAACTACTACACACCGGAGGGAGGTGAACTAATGGTTACCGTCACTATGTGGGGAGGATTCTCATACGCGGCAGGCGACCCGGAGACGTTTGAGTCTTGGGGTGATGCCCGCATGGAGTATCTCCGGCGCATGGAGGTGTCCAATCGGTACTACCCGCTATGGGGAGATGCCGACATGGACGACTATGTGATCGTCAACGAGTTTGACGGTCTCACTCTCCGTGACGTCATCCGCGATCATGATGAGTGTGATGCGGACGACAACTGCGGAGTTCTCCATAGTTGAGACTCACCACTACTGAGTATTAGGACTCGGCGCACAGGGGAGCGTGGCAACAGAACCCCACTTCCAGCCCCTACTACCACTGGGAGGTGATGGCACATGTCGGTGCCGCCGCCATAAGGGTCGCCCCTCTACCGGAGAGAAAACCGGTGGAGGGGCTTTTCCCATTTATGGGCGTTGGTAACCGCCGCTCGACAGATACACTCAATCTCGGTCAATCACCCGATTGGCTATGAGACACTCACCACCCCAGAACAAAGCTGGACGGACACGGTGGTGACGGCAAGCGGCGATCTTTCTTTCGAGGAGGGTCGCCGTTAGTCGTTCTCGGCTACACTCGATTCCATGTCCACTACTGAACCTTGCCTCAAGTGCGGAAGCCCCGTGAACCTAAATGAAGCCCGTCACATCCACAAAGTCACCGGGTACTGGGAAGTCGACGGAAAAGGACGCCCCAAGAAGCTGATTTCACGCATAGAAGCAGTCGGCGGGGCTTACCACTGGTGGTGCTGGCGTGCCGACCAGGGGTTCGGCGAGCAGCAGTCAATGTTTTAGCCCAACGGGGCTCGCGGCTACCGTCGCGGGATGGACCCCCATTTGTTGATCGGGCAGCTCTCGTCTGGTACTCGAGTTTTAGCGGGGAGATAGCAGCGGCATACCCCGCATTGCTGAGATTTGGGTGAGTAGTGGGGGCATGACTCGCAGATGGTGAGTCGGAGCGCACGGGTTTGCCTGTCGGTTGATCCGATACCGAAGATGGGTGCGAGGTGAGCGAAGGGGAACCTAGACATGGGTACATAGTAAAGGGGGCTCCGCCGTTCAGACGGAACCCCCTTCTAGGTGTTGGGTGGGTTTATTGGTTATGCGTCTACCGGCAGTCCTCGCATCACACATAGGTATGCAGCGATGAGGTGTCGGTCTGCGCTTTTGGTGGTCTTCTCACCTGTTGCGTGGTCCAGGGCATCACATGCGGTTCGTACCATCTCGTAGGCGATGTCGTTGGGGTCAATGGCGTTGTTCTCTACCGCATCCTCAAAGATGAGGTTCAGGTTTGACGCTCCGGCAAGGCACTCCTCGAGGGTTCGCATCTTCTTGTCGGTGTTGTTGTGTCGTTGCTCTGCTTTCGCAACGATGTCAAAAATGTCGGACTGGGGTTCTGTAGTAGGTGTTTCATCCATAGGTGTCATCCTAATCTATCCGTTTCAGAGATGTCAACTCTTTCTTACTTCTTGCCCATCATCATGGTGACAATCAGATAGACCAGCCCCATGCCAAGAAAGGCGTTCACCGCCACTTGGAGAATCAGTACCATGCCATCGCTCCTTCACATTGGTCGGCAGTCCACGCGAGCCAATCTCGCAGATACCAATACTGTCCGGCGACGTTCTCGCCCTCCCAGATGATCCGGGTCTCACGTTCACCAGTCACGGCATCCTTCATGGCGTGATCCATATCGTATGCCAACTTTCGAAGCGTGTCGGGAGCGATCTCGCCTTCTTCATCTCCGTACAGTAGTTCGGGGTTGCCGATCCCCAACGATGAGAGCATGGCGTAGGCGTACTTCCCCCGATACCAGCATGACGTTCCGAAGATGCCTCCAACGGATTCTGCTCGTCGCTCACCCAGGTCCTTGTACCAAGGGCAACCGCAAGCATCCTGTGTTGCTTGGCAGTCAATCTGGTCGTGGGTGTCGCCGTCTTCATCAACGAAGACGTTGCCGTCACGATCTTTCATCTTGACAATGACTGCGGTGCCGTGCGTCTGGCAGGGATAGTTCTTAGGGATGTTGTCTAGACCCATGTCGGGCTCCTCTCAGTAGTAGGTGTGAAACATCCTAGTACCTGTGTCAAGGGGTTCGCAACTTTGTTCTCCGCAAATCTAAACAGCACCAGAAATAGGCTCCAAACACGATTCTACGAAAAAAATCTTTCGGCTCGAAACCCTTATGGCGTAAGGGTTTTAGCCCAGAGCTCAGGTTTTGTTCAGATTTAGGGGTTGTCAACGCAACACCCATCCATTAGTGTTCATGTCAACAAGCGAGTCACCCCGACTCGCAAGTGAGGAAAGGAAGGAAACCATGAACCTCACACAAGCAACCAAGACATACCTCGCAGCCAAGCAGGCAGCAGAGGAAGCGGACAAGGCGAAGAAGATCGCCGAGACCCAGATGAAGGCAGCGTTCGCCGAAGCCGGAATCACCTACAACGTCGTTGACGGTCAGAAGGTGTCGGTCAACTCCAAGGGTCGTCGCAACGTAGACGTTGCCACCCTCGCCCAGATGATCGGCAAGAGCCTCCTCGCCAAGGTGACCAAGCCTGCCATTGACGCAAAGGCATTTGATGCAGCCGTCACCATCGGCAAGATCACTCCCGAGGTTGCCGAAGCCGTAACCAAGATCACCGAGTACGACGAGGTTCGGGTCACCAACCTCGCCACCGAGACCGAGGGGATCGCCACCACAAAGGTGGCGTGACCCTACGGTAACCACCCATCGCTCAAAGGAAGGAAACTGCGATGACAAACGAAACCCAGACCCCCGACTGCTGGAAGAACGTCGAAGACGTACTCGCTTCCGGTGTTGACCGACTCATCCTCTACGGACCCCCCGGAACCGGCAAGACATACGCCGGACTCAACTACGGTGATGTCTCCCGAGGTGCCTACCGCATCATCTGCAACGAAGACATGACCGCAGCCGACGTAACCGGATACATGAAGCCTATGGGCGAAGGTGTCTGGAAGTGGATTGACGGTCAAGCGATCAAGGCATGGGAAGGCGACGGCTTCAACGGCGGTCGCATCGTTGCCGACGAGATTGACCGAGCCTCTGGTGACGTTCTGTCGCTGCTACTCGCCATGTTTGACTCACCCGAGTCCGCAACATGGGAACACCCTGACAGCGGTCGTATCGTGCGACCCCGAGAAGGCTTCTCAGTCGTCATGACCACAAACGTGGAAGACATGCGAGAACTACCTACCGCTCTCCGAGATCGGTTCCCTGTCGCTCTCCGCATTGACCAGCCCCACCCCGAAGCACTCAAGGTTCTCTCACACGACCTGCGTAGTGCTGCTGCTGCAAGCGCAGATGCCGACCGAAGCCGACGGTTCTCCATCCGAGCCTTCATGGAGTTTGACAAACTGCGGAAAGGCATCGAAGCCGACCGTGCAGCCAAGATCATTTTCGGCAAGCACGCCGACGACATCATGGATGCGATCAAGGTGGAGGCTCTGGCATGACCGCCGGAGCCCCCACCAAACACGCAGCATTTCCCGAGTGGCTGACCAGACAAGACGACGATCCGACAGCATGGAGCGTTGACGAAGGAACTGGCAACCGAGGCGACGCCTGGACCAATCTCCAAGAACACAAAATGCGTGTTCCGATGGGAGACGACGAGATCAGCCGAGCGGTTCGGGCGCACGAAATGGTGCATGCCAAAGTGTCACCCAAACAAATCTCTGCAAAATACGCCGAGTCCCTGGGGGTAACTCTTCAAGACTTGACGGTGGCGGAAGAGTTCCGAGTCAACATGCTTGCATCCGAAGCCGGATTCGACATGGACAACCTCCGAGACGGATCAGAAGTACTTTCAGGTGAGATCGCTGGAAAGAACACGAACTGGAACGGAGCGGTTCAGTCCGTTGCAGCGATGGCAGGCACAAAGGCATGCAACGACTTCATCCGAGGCGTAGGCAAACACAACAAAGAGATGGCTGACTCGCTGCGTGGTGTGCAAGCAGAACTGAAAAAGCTCTGGCGTAAAGACCTGAAAGAAGGCAACACCGTCAAGATCGGAAGCACCAAGCCCATCGAACTTGAGGCTGAGTGGGAGAAAACCGAAGTCACCAAGGGCTTCCATCGGTACACAACGAAGTACGCCAAGTACATCCGTAGTGTTCAGATTCACGAAAGCGAAGATGGCGAACCCGACGACGAAGAGCAGAGAATCCCGAGCAAAAGCGATGTCAAGTCGTCAAGCAAGCGTGGGGAGTTCGCTCGCCTCATTGAGTTGCGCCTACCGAAACCTAAGAAGGTTGACGGTCGCATCGGTCGCAAGCGTGTACCCACCGACATCGGAAGAAACCCCCGGCGCATCAACCGGCTCCTCACCGACCCTGACAAGCGCATCTTTGACAAGCGAGTCAAGGGCAAAGGCGGTGTGGTGCTTATTGACCAGTCGGGCTCAATGTCGCTCAGCGACAGAGACATCTGGAACATGATCGAACATGCCCCCGGATGCGTCATCATTGGGTACAGCCACCGACCGGGATCAAAGGACATGCCGAATGTCTGGGTTATCGCAGATCGTGGTCAAGTTGCCGAAGAAGTGCCTCGCAGCAACAGCGGTAACGGTGTGGATGGTCCTGCCATCCGTTTCGCAGCGAAAAAACTACGCACCGGAGAGCCGTTCATCTGGGTATGTGACGGAACAGTCACCGACGGAGCCTCAGACCATATTTACGCAAATCTGTACAAAGAATGCGCTGAACTGGTAATCAAACATCGCATCCACGTTGTGCCGGATGTAGACGAAGCCGTGCATGCACTCAAAAAGGCATCGCGAGGCGAACGCCTAAACATGCGATGCGACACCCGAGATCACACGTTACGAACGGCAGTCCGCAACATCGCCAGCCAGCGAGACATCTGACAAGTCTGGGGGAAGGGGACTTCCTTCCCTCCTTCCCTCAACAGAAGGAACCTCGAACCGCAAGGTTCGGGGTTCTTTCGCGTTCACCCAGAGTTCTTAGTGTTTGTCCACGCAGTCTTGTCCATGATTCGCCACGCCACATAGCCAAGACCGATCCACATGCACTCCTGCCACGACAGAGAGAGCGAATCCACCCGTCGTGCCACGAACCACAGCACAGCAGCATCGAACGCTGCAACCAGGACCAAGCCGATTACTCCCAGTACGAGCAACCCGATGTTCTTTGCTGGATCGTTGTTCTCCATCTCAGACACTCCTATCTTCCGCAGGTGACTGAAGCAGTTTAGCCATCTGCTCCTGCCGCCAGTCCGGATGGTCGTCAGCGATAACCGCCGCAGCCAACCTGACTGTCTCTGCCATCTCTTGATACAGCAGCCGCTCGAGCTTGTCCGCCGCAGCTAATAGATTTAGAAGAGAAACTCCAGGCTCCTCAATGGGTGATTCAGATTTATCCGTGTCCAAGGTCAGTAGCCCCGTTCTTTCTTTTTCTCTGCGGGACTTCCGAGCTTCTACTTCGTACGGTGGTGGAAGAGCTCGGGTTGGCCCTTTGGTTTGGGTGCCCCCGCCGAGCGAAAGGAGGAAACTCTCGACGGGGGCGGAACCCTGTTGCCGAGTCCGCAACGGTCCGACCCGCACGGCGCAACAAACCCGAGCGTACTACATCGGTGTCATTTGTCGGGGTGAATCATTTTCAGAAAGATTTTTCCGATTAGGGGTTGACATCGCCTGTCACATCATTAGAATAAATCACACCTACTAAAGAAAGGGGCACCCAAATGGGAGCACGAGCCACTATCAGAATCATCCATCCCACTAGCGACACACCCATCCACCTCTACACGCATTGGCGTGGCGACGACATTCTTGAGATCCTCGCCGAGGGAATCAGTCGAGCAGATATGGCGGGCAGACTCAGTGACTACTCGTATGCGACTCGCATCATCTTTGACACACTCACGATGTGTGATGGTGGCGAGACAGGGTTCGGTATCTGTATCGGTGACGAGGGTGAGCCTGGTGACCTGAACTACGACACCCCCACGTTGGCGTGGCTACCTAGTGGAACCGTTGAGGTCTACTACAACTCTCTAGTGGTGGATGCCACAGACTTTGTGGAGATGGTCAAGAAATCCTTGACAGACGCATAACGTCACCACTAAGATGAATCTCACCTACTACAGAAAGAACATCTGATGACAACCCTCATTGACGTTGACATTGACAACTGGGAAGGAACCTTCCCTGCACGACATGACCTCGTTATCCATGAACGGGGAGAAAACCCCGAAGACGGAATGGTTCTGTACGGCTTTGACGAAATCGGTTTGTTTGACCACGAGTTCAGCAAGCCCGCCTACTCATTCGTACCCGACACATTGGAGGACAACTGACATGGAAATAACCCAAACCGAGCAAGACCAGTTTCATTTGTTCAGCGACCACGACGAGACGATGAACATTGACGTCAATCTTCATCTCGATGATGGCGCTGATGGCAACGTCAATGTCGTTCTTTATCAGAAGGTGAAGAGCGGTGACGACTACGGGTTCATATCGGACGACGGGGATGTGATCGGGGTTATCCGTGTTCCGTATTCACTTATCAAGCAAACCATCAACAAGGAGTACAACTGACATGGGAGCAGACTTCATTCTCGCAATCGTCGAGAAACCTCAGGAAGAAGATAAGGAGTTGTGGCGAACTCGTATCGCCGCACTCACCGTGACCGACATGGAGCAACTTGATGCCGACTGCTGTCCTCTTGTTCCGACTGAGTTTGACCTCAGCGAAACCGACAAACCTGAGGCGCTCATACGAGAGTTCGCCGATGACCTCGTTGACACAATCTACGAACTGTCATGGACCCATCCCGGACGAGAAGCCACTTGGCTAAATCTGGGAGATGAGTCCTACATCGCTTCGGGTGGAATGTCGTGGGGAGACTCGCCGACCGACACCTACGACTACATCATTGCATGGGATGTGGTCACCGAACTTCTCATAGACAGACCTTGACAAAGACTTGACAGACGTAAACCAATCCACTAGATTTATTCACACCTACTACAGAAAGGGGGCAGAGATGCCCACTACCAAGACAACCAACCAAATGAAGAAAGAGTGGGGCGAGCGAGCAAGCAAGCACCTGAAGGGGAAGGTCATCGCCGAAGTGCGATACCTCACCGAAGAAGAAGCCAAGAGCCTGCTCTGGTTCCACTCCACACTCGCCATCTTCTTCACCGACGGCTCATACATCTTCCCGAGCCGAGATGACGAAGGCAACGACGCTGGAGCGTTGTTCACCTCATTTGAGGACTTGGACACCATCCCCGTCATTCAGGAAGGGTGGTGAGCGACATGGCTGAGTACGCCACCATCGAAATCGGGAACGCCACCTACATCATGGACGAAAAGAGAGCCATGCGGATGTTCCATGAGTTCTGTCACCACTTTGGATGGGTTGGCACGTTCATCACAGAACACGATGTGCGAGAGTCAATCCAGTCTCGGCGAGAAGCCGACGACTTGGAACCCTTCACCGAAGAGGAGCTCAGCGAGGCTACTCGCAAGGTGACGAGCACGAAGTCGTACCAAGACAATGTTGTCGCATGGATGCAAGAAGAAGGCTGGGAAATCATTCACAGCATCATCCACGACGAAGTTGAGTCCGCTCTCTCTACGAGTTGACATACATAAATCAAACCACTATCATCTTTCACACCTACTACAAGAAAGAGACACGCCATGCCTAACTGGTGCTACAACAACTTGACCATTGACGGAACCCGAGAGAACATCAGCGAGTTCCTCACCGCCATCACCAGCGACCTGCCCGAGGGCGGGTTCGACCTCACCATTCCTTTCCCCTGCCCTGAAGAACTGCAAATCACTGCACGATTCCTCACGCCGGACGACAGCAACGACGACGAAGAGACAAAGGCGCTCCGTCAGCAGTACACAACCAACAAGGAAAAGTACGGCGCTACCAACTGGTACGACTGGCAGATTGAGAACTGGGGAACCAAATGGTCACCCGACATTGACGACCTTGATGTTCAGGATGACGGCAAACGTATCTGGGCACGTTTTGATTCGGCATGGGCACCGCCCTCACAACTCATCCAGAAACTGTCAGGACTGTTCCCCACCCTACAGTTCGTAATCTCCTACGAAGAAGGCGGAATGTGTTTCGCCGGAGCCGAAGGTTTCTACGCCGGAGAGATGGTTTACAACGGTTACTTCCAGTACGACTCCATCCCCATTCTCAACGTCATTCAGGAAAAACTCGACAACCTTCCTGAGGGCACAGAAGAAGACGACGTATGGGACGAATACAACGAAGCCCTCCGTACCATCATTGACCAACGGTGGGATGAAGCGGACTGCGTTGTCGCAGAGAAAGCGAAGGCAACACTATGACCACGGCATACACCACCCGAGTCCACACATCTCCCTGCCCTATCTGTAGGGAGACAAGCATCGTTCACGCCCCCTCAGACGGCGTGGAACGCTACAAGAAAGGGGAATACATCCAAGATGCTTTCCCCACCCTCAGCATCGCTGACCGTGAACTCATCATGACCGGCACTCACCAAGAGTGCTGGGACTTGATGGTTGGAACCGAAGAACAGGAGAACGAAGAGGCAACATCATGAGCAAACTTCTCTACCACACCGGCACAGACACCTACTTCGGTCTAGACGACGACGTAGTAGTCATTGACCTGGACCACTGCTCAGAAGACGACATAGCCGACTTGTACGAGCAAGAGAACCCGAACGGGGTGCTCCGGCATGCCCGACACATCCACGCAATCATTGAGGAACAGGAATGATGCTGTCCAAAACAACGCCTATCGTCTACTGGGTCTCTGACCGTTTCGACAACGAATACCAAGTCAAGGCTCGGGTTACAGAAGACTTACTTATTGCGTACACAATCACCGACAAGACAGGCTCCCCTACGGGGGCCACGTCCATACACGCCGACTTCTACCGGCAACGTCCCAACGTCGCCACGCAAGACTGGCAGGACGACCTGACGTCGCTCCTCCAGAACCTACAGAACGTCACCGTCATATCAGCGGAGACACCGAAGGACTGATTCACCGTGGCACCACGGAAACACCGGCACAGCGACAACCCAGACTGGGAATACACACGAGCAACCATTGAGGCTGCACTCGTGGCGTACGACAACTGGCTACGCAAAACCGGAAGACTCAATGACCACGAGATGGTTGGCGTACTCGGCGAAGCTCTCGCTGACTGCGCTGACCATCTCCGCATATCTGTACTCGTGTACGGAAAGGAACAACCATGAACAACACGCCTCAACCGTTGACGGTGGCGGAAGAGAGCCACCCATGCTGAGCATCATCATCGAATGCGACGACTGCACAGCACGCTCCTCCGGGGAGCACGAATCGTTAACTTCAGCCATTGATCAATGGACACGTGAAGGCGGAGTGATCTCCCCATTCACCAAAGAAGCTCTCTGTCCTCGCTGCTACTCCAAACTTGCCCACCCAGCCATGAGAGGCAGAACCCATCATGAATAAGAACACCATCGAAATCGCCGACGTGTTGGACTTCAGTTACTACACGCCAGGAGCGAACGGCAAAGAAGCATTACTTAAAATGCTTGCGGCAGCTTACTCGCAGCTCGCCGCGCTGCCAATTGACTCGCCTGGAACTGACTGGTTGGCCAACCCGGACGGATCAGAAGGCACCATTGCCGACGTACTCGACGGGGTAGCTCTTGTTGCACGCCGCTACGTAGACGAAGATCTTCTTGACGTTGACGCATCCGACTACGGTTCCGAATCCGCCCGCCCCTCAGGGAGCCTCAACCTTTGACGGTGGTGGAAGACAGCAACAAATGTCAATGTTTACTACCTACAGCAACCCGGCAGTGTGATAAATATGGAGCGTGACCACAGAATTCGAAACTTGGGACTCCGCAGCCGCTCACTTCGTCGGAACAATCTACGACCAGGTCCGATCAAAACCGAAAGTTTCAATACCCGACCTCCGGAAAGAACTCGACACTTTCATTTCGTCCCTGTGGTCATCCCCCGGTGGGAACTCGGCAGCGACGGCACGATGGTCCAATCTTGGCGCGAATGCTTTCGAGCTATCCGAAAAAACGTCTCAACCCTTGACGGTGGCGGAAGTGACTGAAACTTTGTGGCGCAAACAACACGACTACGGTCCAGAGAACGTCGCCCGGTTCGGACGGCAAGGACTGATGGTTCGCATGCACGACAAAGTTGCCCGCCTAGAAAACCTGATCGAAAACGACCGTATGCCCGCAGTCGCAGGCGAAGCAGAACGCGACACCCTGATGGACATCGTCGGATACTCCGCCATCGGCATGATGTGGGAAAGCCACACATTCCTTCTGCCTCTTGAATGGCGTCCCCGGAAAGCATCCTGAAAACTTCCTCAACCTTTGACGGTGGTGGAAGAGAGGGAACCGGCGGGGGCAGAACCAAACATTCGCCCGAGTATTGAGTCACCCGCCCCCGCCAGCTCAACCTTCCTGCGGCTCAGGGGTACAACCCACAGGACAATAAATATACTAACACACAACTTGTCAACAGACCGGAAAAGTTTTTCCACATGTGCGTTGGAAGCCCCGCACTGCTGATATAGTCGCATCAACAAATACCAGCCCTGGGTATCGAGTCATAACTGAGAACAACACCCCAAAAGCGAGGTGCTGTTTGTCATGCCCGGAAAAGAGCCCCGGCGGAGGATTTTGGTTCCCCCTAGAACCCCCTCCAGAATCACTCTTAACTACCTTGGTATGTCAAACTGAACCCAGTGGGGAATACCCTGTCACTTTCTCCTTCGTCGAAAGAGACGATTGAAATGTTCTTACCTACCAGGTAGAGTTGACCGTGGAAATCAAGTAATAACTCTTCTCTCCACGTTGAGTAACTACTACGGTGGTAGAAGTAAGTATCTAGCAAGGGGTGAACTATGTCTTGGGAAGAAGTTCAGTTGTTCGAAACACACGATTCGGTACCAGAACCACAAAACGACTTTAAAACGCCTCAGAGCGTCCCTGAGGGGGTAATCAGCTCGATTTGGGATCACTATGTGACCACGATGTGGGTGAAAGGTCGTAAACCGGTGTTCACCCCCGAACGAGAAGCCCTCATTCGACGCTCCGTTTCCCGACACGGAATCGCAGACGTCAAAGCAGCGATCTCAGGCTGCGCCAACAGCGACTGGCACATGGGCAGCAACCCTCAAGGCAAAAAATACAACTCCATTGAACTCATCCTGCGTAACGCACAAAAAATAGAGTTCTTTCTGGAGTACGCCACAGACAGCACCGACGGAGATCCGTTCTGATGAACAAACACGAAACAGTAGAAGTTGTGGAACGAGTGTACGCCTCCTGGAACCAGCAACTCCCCTCAGTCAAAGCAAAGTGGGACACCGTAATGAACGCATGGCACCAGATCCTCGCAAATCTAAACAAACAGGATGTGGATAACACTGTGAACAAACTCATCCTCGAAGACAACAACTACATGCCCAGACCCGGCACCATCTACAAACAAACAATACGCACCACCCACAACTACAACCCACCCACACCCGCCGAAGCCTGGGACCAACTCCGACAAGCAGCACAAGCAGCCCACAACGGAACCCACACCAACATCACCATCCACCCCACAGTCCGCAAAACCATCGACCAACTCGGCGGAACCAACGCCTACCAACTACACACAAACGGCGACAGAGAACTCTTCACCACCCACTACACCCGCAACATCCAAAACGAAGAAAACGAACTCTTCAACCAACAACCGTTGACACAATAAGTAAACTACCCCACATGCGCGGACGACCCCCCAAACAAGCAACCGGACCAACCACCCTCACCCTCAAACTCCAACCCCACATCAAAAACCACATCACCCAACAAGCACAAGCCTACGACCTCACAATCACCGACTACATACTCACACTCGTCAACCGAGATGCCGAAATCCCCAAACCCTAACCTCAACCCCGACAACAACTACAACCTGAACGTCCGCATACCAGGCTGGATGAAACTCGAAATCATTGAGCTTTGCGAGAAAAACGGATGGTCAATACAGCAGTGGGCTTCTGTCCGTTTGTTGGTGGCGTTGCGTGAGGGGCAGGGTGTGCCTCCTGCGCCGAGGGGTTTGGTGCCTTTGCCGACTACTGCGGATCAGATTCGTGCGTATGCTCAGGGGGAGCGTTTGTTGGGTCCTTGTGGTGGGGTGTGGCCGTGTGGGTTTGTTGAGTCTGATGTGACTGTTGTGTCGGGTGTGGAGTTTTGTGGTTCGTGTGGGGTGCGTGTGTAGTTATTGGTTGTCGTTCCACATTTGGGCGAGTGTGGGTCGTGTGGCTTTGATGCCGAGTTCTTTTTGTTTGGCTGCTAGTTGTCTGCTGGTCATGCCTGCCCATACTCCGTGCATGTCTGCTGGGGGGAATTCGAGTGCGTAGTTGAGGCATTGTTTTTTGACTGGGCAGTTGGAGCATATTTGTCTGGCTTGTGTGATGTAGGTGATGTCTTTGTGGTGTTGGGGGAACATGAGGTGGGTTAAGCCTTTGCAGTTGGCTTTGTTTGTCCAGTGTTGTGGGTTGGGGTTGGGTGTTGTTTGTTTGTCTGTGTGTTTGGGTTTGTCGGGGGTTTTGGTTTTGAGTTTTTTGATTGGGTTCATTTGGTGTTGTTTGGGGGGTTTAGGTGGGTGATTTTGGTGATGCATCCGTTTGGTATGAGGATTCCTCCTCCGATGTGTTGTGTGTTGATTGTGGATGCGAGGGTGTGGTGTGTGGGTGTTTTGTGGATTAGGTAGCCGATTGAGATTGTGGGTTCTGGGGTGGTTTGTTGGGTTTGTTGGGGGGTTTCCCATTCGTTGCCTACGGTGATGGCGTCTTCCCAGGTGATGGCGACTATGGGGGGTGTTTTGGTTTGGGGTTGGTCGGTGTTGATTCCGTATTTTTGGGCTTGTTTGTCGCCTATGTGTGTTCTGATGATTTGGTCTGGTTTGATGGGGGTGTTGTTGTTTGTTTTGGGGGGTTTGTTTGTTCTGGCTGTCATGGTGTTTCCCCCTGTAGGGTTTGTTGTGTCTCTATAGGTGTGTTTGGACACTTTGGGTTTTGTTTACGTGGATTTGTTTGATGCGGGCTTTTGGTTCTGTTGGTGTTGTTTGCCTTGTTCGATGGCTTCTTTGACGGTGAGTTCGGGGTGGTGTGTGTCGATGAGCCAGATGAGTGCGTGTAGGAGTTGTAGTTGGATGTGTTCAGACATTTAGTGCTTCGATTTGTCCGTAGTGTTCTGGGCAGATGTAGCGGACGATGCCTCTGATGAAGATTCCGACGTCGTTGTTGAGGGCGGGGTCGATGTCTTCTGCCATGTACATGGTTTCGATGAGTACTCGGTCGATGCTGGTGCCTGCGTCTAGCCATTCGCAGAGGCTGAGTCCGAGGTTGAGGAGGTTTTCGTCGGTGTAGCTGTAGTACCAGTAGGGGGTGTTGTTTTTGGTGTAGTCAAGGAATGTGTCGGGTTGGTAGCCGTTCATGGCTGGTTCTTGTGGTTCGGGTGGGAGTGTTGGGCGTGTTTCTGGTGGTGCGAGTTGTGTTGTTGTGGTGGGGGTTGCGGTTGTTGTGGGTGTTTGTGTTGTTGGGGTTGGTTCTGCTTCGACGTATACGATTTCTTTGCCGCATGCGGTGAGTGTGAGTGCTGCGAGGGTGGTTGCGATGATGGTTTTCATGGGGTGTTGCTTTCTGTGGGGAGTGTTGCGATTTGTGTGTTCCGGATGTATGTGTTGAGGAAGGTTTGGGCGAAGTGGATTTGGTCGTGTAGTCCGCCGTGTTGGTTGTCGTAACTGTTGTTCCACCATTGTTGTTGGTGTTTGTTTTGGGGTGTGTGTCCGCATTGTGTGCTGATTGGGGTGTATCCGGGGTATTGGAGTTTGGTGAGTGTGTTGTGTGTGGGTTTCCACCAAGTGCTGTGTGTGAATTTGATGTTGTTGTGTTGTGTGTGGTGGTGGAGGTTGTCGAGTGCGGTGAGGTTGGTGTGTGTGGCTAGGGCTGTGTTGATTGGGATGGTTTTGCCGTTGTGTGCGGTGATGCGGGCTTTTTTGCCTCCCCAGTCGGTGTAGTCGTTGCTTTTGTGTTGCCAGTTGAGTTGGTGGTCGTTGTTCGGGTTGAGGTTTTGGTTGGATTTAAATCGGATGCGGCGTAGGTCTGGGGTGAGGAGGTATACCTGTGTGGGGTTGCCGTATTCGGTGACGAACCGTATGTAGTTGCTCCATAGCCAGTTGAGTCCGACTCCTGTTGCTGAGATGACTGCAATGTTTTGCTGCGTGAGGTGTTCAATGATGTTTGGCCATATGTATCCGGATGGCAGGATTTGGGTTGATGTGAAGGAGCAGCCGAGTGCTATCGCATCATGGTTGTGATGTATGAATGCCGATTTGAAGCCGTCATGGATGGTTTCGTCGTCGTGGTCGGTTTCGTCAAACCCGTTGTTGTACTGGGGTGAATACTGTTCCATCGTTTAGATTTACAGAAGAGTGAGATCTGTCCATCCGTCGGCGTCTACCACCATGGTGAGCGTCCCTGCTCTTGTTGAAACCCCATAGGAGTCTTGGAAGTATTCGCCTACTGGAACAATTGATGGCGCGACGATGACGGTACGCCCTTGCTGCTCTTTGATGTTCAAGTGATGGAAGTGCCCTGTCACCAAGATGTTGGCATCAGCAACGCCTTCATGGGCTCTACCCATTGCCTGCTTTTCCCACCAGTTCCAAATCGCTTGACCGGCGTTACCTGTTGGTTTTGCCAGGTGTCCGTGTGTGAACGCGATGATTTGCCCGTGCAGGTTGATCGATACCGACAGTTTCTCTAACGGCAACCGGAACCCAACATGACCAAATGCGTCTGGATTTACCTGAAACACTTCTGCGATCTGCTCAAAGATCGCCACATCGTCATTATCCCCCGTAGTGGTAAACGCTTTACCGTTCAAACCCCTGTTCTCACCGTGGTTTCCACCTACGGCGGTGACTGTCATCTGGTTGCAGTGTGGAGCCGTGGAAACAATGATGTCTCTGATTGCGCGCCGCACAAGCTTTACCTGCTCACGACGGTCAAGTTCAATGCGGTATTGCTGCGCTGGATAATGCCCGCAGGTGCCTTCCACCAGGTCTCCGAGACCGGCGATCAACACGTGATCAATCTTGCGTCCTGCGCGTCGAAGATCGGCAAGTCGTTGAGGGATGCTTTCGGGCAGTTCAGCAATCTTTTGTATTTGCTTTTCTACTCCACCCCCGTCTCTGTTGCCTGTTTGCCAGTCTGACAGAGCAACGACAAAAGTTGAGTCCCCTCCAGAAGCCTTTTTTGCCCCTCTTTTGACCTTCCTGACGGACTGATATAACCCGGCTAAATCGGGCTGATTTTCGGACTTGAGTCGTATCTCCGCACGGTACGAATAACAGATGGTGCTATACGTCTCCCCGGACTCGTCTTTCTTCCATCCGTCAAACGATGTCCACTTGATGGAATCCCCAATGATTTCGTACTTTTCGGGGTCTAAACCACGTTCTCTAAGGAGGTCCGACCAGTCGTTTGGTGCGGTTTCAAGGCTTCCAGTGGTGATGGAGCCGCGTCCGGTGGATCCATCGTAGGTAACTCCAGGTTCCCATCCGGCTGGTGCCTTCTTGGCACGTATATCATCCTCGTGTGCGGCTTGTCCTTCAACCGCTGCAAGACGTTTTGAAAGTTCACTCATTCTGATTTCCCTTCTTCAAAAAAGCATTGGCATCGCTTCTTGCGATGAAGGGTGATTGATGCGCGATCAATCGAGTGGTTCGCACCCCTAAGTGCTTGATGAATGGATCTGGTAGATGCGTTGCTTTGGAGCACTGCTGACAGTGCGTTCCTGTCTTCATCGTCAAGCGAACTGAAAACTCTTACAACTGGACACGCCCCAATTAGGGACGATTGGTCTGTGATATTTGATAGTGTCTCTGACAACTCGCTCATATCATGTCCTCCCTTGGTTGACCACTGGACGCGCTGTGGACGAACATGTGTACGATTGTACATCATTAGTTAAGCCGAGGTAACAGATGCCACTAAGCGAAGATCACCCTATTGCAAATGAACTTGAAACAATTGTTGCTCGGCACATAAGTGACGGTGACAAAGCAGGAAAAATCGCAGACGAAGTATTGAAACTTTTAGACAGAGAGAAGTTGCTGTACTACTCGGATCCAGGACGGGTGCCAGTGATGAACAGTAACGGTCGAGTGCTACTTGCAATACTTGAAGACCCAGGCATCACACAACGAGCACTGGCGGTCTACTTGAGAATGTCAGAGTCCGCTGTCCAGAAATGTGTACGAGCTCTGCTCAAAGACGGTGTGATCGTCAAAAAGATGAAAGGCAAACGGAACCATTACGAGTTCAACAAGCAGAAAGGGATGTCACACCCTGACGTCAGTCGTCTGCTGGGGACTCTTCTTCCGCTGCTGTCTGGGTCATAAGCCAAGCAGAGAACGCCTCGTCAGCGATTGGGATTACCCACACTTGGCACAGATCCGGGTCGTCAGTGTCGCCACTTACCATCCATGCGATCTCCATGTCTGATGAAACTTCAGAGACACCTACGTTGCAGTCCAACCCGTAACGGTCAAGGAACCATTCAACGATGCAGTCAAACTTGCCAACCTGACATTCTCTTCCCTCTTCCCCTCGGCACGTAACTACTTGGATTGAGAGTTCGTTGCGGTTGAGTTGCATGTACATGCGATGACCGTCGCTATGCCACACGCTTTCGGAGGAAATGTCAATCATTTGGATAAATCCTAAAAATAGGGTTCGGCTTCTTTAAATCCCCCGGTATCCATATACATTATCTCACATCACTATTGCGCATGAGGAACCCTCGCCTGTTCTAAGATAGGTTCATGGAAGACCCTGTAGAGAAGGTTGAAACAGACGACAAGCTTGACTTGTACTGCATTGAGTGCGGAATGTTGCTGGCTCGAAGCGACGAGCGATGCCACCAATGTGGAGCGTTTCAGTAAGACGCCTCTAGTTTCTCTCTGTACCGCCAAACATCAAAAAACTTTCCTCAGGTAAAAACATTTTACCTATCTCAAAATACGCATCAAGTGTGTATTTCGTAGCGTAGTGACCAACGAAAACGTAGCGTTCGCCGCTAATCACTGGCTTTATGCCATGTTTGTACATTTCTGACGATGGCCAGCCGTACACCTCGCCTGCTTCTTGATCAATAACTAACGTCGGGTTGCTGTCAGGGGCTCCGTTAGCACAAAAGTAAATCTCGCCACCGTCAAAATCTTCGTTCAGTAGCAGCGAGCAACTTGAATCAAGAAGGAAAAGCGGGAAGGGTCGATTTCTAAAGAAGCCCCCAATATTTTCTAGTTGGTCGTTACTGAACCAACGTGAAACGATAGGTTGATCTGAATGTTGATTCATAAACGAACCAACTGGGTACTTTTTGATTGAGAACGACAAGCAGTGCATTTGATGTCCCCTGCTTTCCGTCATGAACTTTTCAGTTGGCTCAACTAGCTCATCCAGAATGAATTTCGCTGATGGATCGTCAACACCTAAGCCAGCCAGATGTGCCATAGGATCCCCAACTCGCAAACCGGATATGGGAAGCCAAGGCGACAAAACACTCATATTGAGTGTTCCACATTTCTGGTCAAAGGTGCGGTGGAGGGGAGAACTCTCACCAAGATCAGCGTTTTCAAATAGTTCAATAGCGTTTAGACACGTATCTTCAGATATGAGATTTTTTCTGGAAGCGAGTAAAGGAAATTCAGAACCGCTCATTCAGAAATAGTAACTTAACTAGATTGCTTCGGAGGGCGTCCTCGCTTCTTCGGAGCAGGAGCCGCCTGATTCATATGCCACTCAATGTGGTCATCAACACGCTCACTAACCCGCCTGACGTCTGTCTTGACGTCTTCAACATCTCCGTGGATGTCTTTAAGGATGTCTCTCACCATTCCATGGTCGCGGTTGTTGTCTCTGCGTAGTTTCTCAATGAGGACTGTAAGTAATGTCCCAAGTCCGACTGCAACCGCTGCTACTGCTTCGCCCATGGAAATGTCCATGATCTTCCCTCTTCATCTAGAGATCTAGTGAGAGGGAACTTTTCCCTCGGTTACATTTTACAACAACTGCTTACACGTTTTAGTAAACGTTGACAGTTTTCACATTGATTTAGGCAACAAAAGACCTGCATCAACCAAGGAATCATTTAGGCATGAAGTCATCTTTATGTCACTGAAAAGATAGCCGTAGAAAATTTCAGGTTCGCCTGATGACAGAACTGTCCCCACATAAACGACTGTATGTCCAGCAAACCAGTCATAGATGTAGTCGATCGCAGTTTGCCAACCAGGGGCATCGCTCATGGGGCTCGGTTCAGCCGGAGCCTCAACACCATGTAAATGCAAGCGTATCCGAGTAGATACACCAAACCCCAACTCAATAAGAAGATCAATGGTCGTTGAGTCAACAATCTTGACAAGTTTGGCTTCATGGAGTGTCCTCATAACCTTCCCCGATTATTGTTGAATCTCCACAGAGATGTCAATAGCGGAAACTATTTGTCCCACTCTTTAGCAGTAGGTTCAGGCTTGCGCTTGGCAGGCACAGTTTTTGCTCTCAAAACGTTTTTGTCTGAGAACCTTTGGCGGTCTTCTTTTGACCATTTTGATTTAGTAGATGACGACATGATGGGATCCTTAGTTATTGAAAAAACTATTCAGTATTAAACCAGCCATCAAGATACCAGACATGAAAGAAATTATTGTGGCTACCCACAAGATTATCTTCATTAATGACTTCAAAGTTCAGTCGTCATCCTTCTTGGAACCCTTGGCACCGAAGTATCCACCGATGATACCGATGACACCGCCAAGAGCAGTCTGGACAAGCGTCATCACGTCAGAAGAAACTTCAACAGCCTCGCCAGTTGTTCGAGTCTCAATAGCAGCAACGAGATAGTCGCCGACAATGGCAACGAGGATTGCTGCCATGACACCGACGGCAAGCACGTACATGGTTCTTTCTTTCATGTCTTTCATTTCGATGCAGCTTTTCTGCGGATTGAGGAGATCCCGATAGTCAGAATCCCGGCGTTGATCATGATTACTGCAAGTATCAATCTGCTATTGGTTGAGCCACCTGTGACCGGAAGGACGCCGTGATCATGGCTTGAATGATCATGTTCTGTCGTCGTTGTAACAACTTCGGTTGTGGTGGGAGACTCGGTAGTCGCAGGCGCTGGTGCTGGAGCTTCAGTCGTTTCAGGAACTGGCGCTTCAGTAGTGGTTGGCGCTTCAGTAGTGGTTGGCGCTGCGGTCGTGGTAGGCGCTTGAGTCGTAGTCGGTGCTGCAGTAGTAGTTGGCGCTGCGGTCGTCGTAGGAGCCTCAGTGGTCGTAGTCGGAGGATTCCATGAAACAGTCGCGGAAACGGTCTTCTCAACACCATTAACTGTTGCGGTCGCCGTGTAGACAGCAGTACCTTCGCTCTCAGTTCTCACCGTGATTGTGGCAACACCACTAGCGTCGGTGGTAGCCGTGAGCACTTCGCCAGCATCTGGACCAGAACTAACCGTCACGGTAACTTCCACACCTTCCTGCGGCGTGCCATCAAGTGTTTGGGCTACCGCAGTGATAATGAGATCTTCCCCGGCATTCGGGTTCTCTGGGGAAATCGTCAAAGTGAAAGAACTTGGCAGTGAAACTTCGCCACCGCCGATGGACACTGCCACGATGCTTGATGATCCAGTTGGGTATTCCCATTCTGCAAGTGTCCTCAAACCACCAAGATCTCCGGTGAAGTATCCGTGCCAACAGGCGACAACGTCAGCGTTAGTCAAACCGAAATCAGTAGTGCCATCAGCGGTAGCGTCTGGACCACCATTACACCCACCATCGTTGAATACAGCGTCAGGCAACAGGGCGGTAAGCCACCCGAAGGTGTTGTAGTTAGCAAACAAACCACCACCAGAGTTCACATAGTCAGCAATCTTCTCGGCGTTATCAGTGAACTTGCCGCTGATAGCCCCACTACGTCCCCAGTCGTCAGGAATCCAGATAACACGCGGCGGATCAGAAACAATGTTCGTCCCAAAGAATGTGTCAATTTCTGCTTCCGTATTGAAGAACTCGACTTCAGGGGCAGTATCAAAAGATGAAAGGAAGATAGGAATCTGGGTGTCCCAGTCGCTACCGCACCCACCGACCGACGAACCAACACCCAGAATCGCAATTTTTCCGTTGTTGCCCGGCATCAAAGACTGCGAGTAAACACTGTCCAACACCTTGGCAATATAGTTTTCTGTTCCCTCTCCATACACGGCGTGACACGCAGGGTCCATGCCGTCCAAAACCATAGGTCCGCCACCGCTACCGGAGGCAAAAGCAGGCGTGCTAAACGATGGTGTCGGAACGACACTTAGGCATCCAATAGCAATTAGAGCAACGCCAATGACATTCGCAACATTTCTCCGAACGAAACCCATTTTTTAAGCCCCCTATTGGCTTTGCTGATTTTTTCAGCCAAACATTGCTTTCCAAGTGCGAGGACCGACAACACCATCAGCCGGACCACACTGAGCACGGTTTTGACGCTGGAAACGACGAACTGCTTCCAATGTGCGAGGACCAAACTTTCCGTCGGTCGCAACACCCACACGATTCTGGATTTGCTCAACAACGGGTCCTGAAGAAAGACGCTTGACTGGCGAACCAGGATAAGGCAACAACTTTGCCTCGGAACCGTCATCGCCACCATCATCCGGCACAACAACCTTGGCGGCAGGCTTTTTCGCTGGAGCCTTGGGAGCAGGGGCTGAACCGCCATCATGATCGCAACCCTCAGCGGCGTGACCGGCAGACCCTGGTCCCCAAATGCCATCAACATGGAGATCATGCGTTGACTGCCAAGCACGCACAGCCTCTTCGGTCTTTGAACCAAAGTCACCGTCAGCCGTAGCGCCAACAATCTCTTGCATTTCCTTGACTTCGTCACCTTTTGAACCCTTGGTCAGCCACGGCTTTTTGCCTCGTGGAGCCTTCGGCGCAGGAGCAGAAGCAGACGCTTTCACCTCAACGGGGGCGTCACCAAGGAGTTCTTTGAATGCGTCAATGTAGAACTGGGCGTCATCGGCTTTTTCATTCGATATCTCGACGTGTACCCAATCTCCGTTAGGTGCGCCGCTGAACGCCTTTTTGTCATAGACCTGCCAAGCATCTCGGTCGCATTTGTATCCGCGACCCCAAGGCTTTGGGTAGTAGTCAAAGACTGCTTCAATGTGAAGTGCGTCGGCGTTCTCCACGAGGAAGTCCATCATTTTGCAAGCGTCTTCGTAGTTACCAGTTCCACGGTATGGCTTACCTCGCCAAGAAAGGTCCGCCCCTCGACCCGTCGCATGGACGCTGTACGAGGATTTTCCTCTTTTCTTACGAACGCCAAAGCTTCCGTTATTCCAAAGCCCAAAATGTGCTTCAAGAAGGTCAATGAGTGCTTCCATTCCAGCACGCTTGCCTGAAGCGATTTCGTCAAATCCGGTGTACGGGCGCTTAGCCATTACAAACTCCTTGGTTGTGGATGCTTCTATTTTAGCATTGTGAAGTTATGTGCTGTGGCTGAATGCCTTTATTCACTTAGTCATGACTGGAGCTGCGGAAAAAACCTCGTTGATCTCTTCCTGATCAAGTTGACCGTCACCGACATAAGCGCGAGCCAAGCCTTCAACGACTTTTGCGACACCCGTAACGCCTGCCATCACAGCAGCCTGCCAAACTTCTATGCCGACAAGAGTTCCTGTGCCGATCATTCCGAGGGCAGTCATTACGAAATATGCAAATATCCTTTTTGCAATTCCCCACCACATGTCCATATCATTCATCTCCTGAACTTGAAATAATTACCAGTAAATGGATCACCAAAGCAGAGATAGACATGTAAAGACCCCATTTGAGTGTGTCTCCACTCAAAGTGATCAAAACTAGACCCGTCCCAGCGAGTGTCCATGCAAGATCGCCCAACTCAAACCAAAGTTGAACAATCTTCTTTTTTATTAGAGATAGTGCTTTCTTCATTTTTATTTCCTCCCCCCTCGGGATGAAGATTTTGATTTGCTCACACCTCCAGCGGAACCACCGCCAGAAGTAGGGATAACGACGGCAATTGTTGTTACCGCAGTGATGACGCGACGTGTTCCCACGTCAACTAGAGAGTCCTGAGGCACATAGTCGTCAAATCCGCCTTCGAAGATGTTGACTTCTTCCTCAAATGTCTCTTTGATCTCTTTAGATTCATCTGAAAGCTCTTTGGCGATAGCTTGTTTCACGCCGTCGTCAAGCGTTTCAAAGTTTTCAGATTGAACGATCTCGGTGATTTCTTCAACAGAGACTTCGCCGTCCAGAACGTGGGCTACGTCTTCGGCGAGTTCTTGATCTTCAATCTTTGAAATCAGGAGAACTTCGTCAGGCTCAACGTTCTTCAGATCCTCAATATCCAGAACCCCTTCTTCTGGTTCTGTCTGAATTACAACGTCATCAGGTAGCAGAGCCAGGTTTTCTGGAACGGTAGTAGGCGTCGGCGCTACGGTGGTCGTCGGGCTCGTCGTTGCAGGCAGGACAGTTGAGGTGGTCGTAGACGACGACGTCGTTGTCGGTGGCAACGATGTAGTGGTGGTTGTAGTTGGAGCGGTAGTGGTAGGTGCGACTGTCGTTGTTGTTGGCGGCGCTGTTGATGTGGTGGTTGTCGTGGAAGTGCTCGTAGTTGGGGGAACCGTAGTCGTCGAAGTAGTTGTTGATGGCGGCACCTCCGTTGTAGTCGTCGTTGTAGACGTTGTGGTGGGTATGGTTGTTGTAGATGTTGTGGAAGTCGTTGTTGTTGGCGGCAGCGTTGTCGTTGTTGTCGTCGTTGATGTTGTGGTGGTTGTTGTCGTTGTCGTTGTGGTTGTTGTGGTTGTCGTTGGTGGCGGTGGTGCTGAAACCTCAATTTCCATCGTTTCACCGATGTGGCAGTCCCCTTCAGAACCACACGCCAGAATATTAAAATATTTAACACCACTACCAATATCTTCGTATGCAACTGTGTAAGAAGTTTGAGAAAAAGTCCCAGTGCTGGAGATAGCACCTTCGTCTTCTAGTTCCCACATGTTCCCGGTGTCGTTCCAAGCGATTTGGTAATGAGATGGATCCACAAATCCGTCGGAAGAAGCGTCCCAACTAAACGTCAGATCCCCGGTCGCTCTGTCCACCACGTACGTTTGGTTGTCAACAACGTCGGGCATGTTCATGATTGTCGTTGACTGGACAGGCGTCCAGGAGGAGTACCTGGCTTCCGTGTCATTATCTGATCTGATAGCTACGTTAAATAGCCCGTGAGCCTCGTTGAAAAGAGTTTCTATATATGAGGCGTCAAATGTGTATGCGGTGTTCAATGCGTTTTCGTCACCGACATTTCCCGTCGCCACTCCGTATGGACCGGCGTTGCCGTCATCGTTGAGACCAAATCCGATTGCGTATCGTTCAGGATCGAGTGTGCCACTGGTTGGTGCATCCCAGTCGGCGGTAACGGTTCCGTTGAAGTAGTCAACGGTCAGGGTGAGGTTTGTTGGTGCTCCGATTGTTTGCGGAACAGTTGTGGTCGTCGTCGTGGTCGTCGTGGTCGGTGTTCCACCAGTCAACTGAACATCTGTAATGACAAGTTCATAATCACTTGTCCCCCACTCGGGCGTGTTCCCAAGCCCTAACTGCTCAGGGTAATATCCTGCGCGTAGGCGGTAGTCGCCAGCGTCCAGCGTCGTGTAAATCTTCGACGACACGCACTGGTCTTGATCGTTGAAGTTGCCGTCGTCGTCGTATGCGATCAGTGTGTCTTTGTCGTCATACAACCATAGGTGTGGGTCAACTGTTGCCTCTTCGCACGACTGGTTACTGTTGCCGTAGATGACGACATCAGTGCCGTCCTGCTCAACTTCAAAGTACCAGTCGGATTCCTCGGTGACCGTGTAGGACGAGGCGTTGGCGGTAGGGGTGCCAGAAATAAACGCCAATATTGCTACAGGCGCAAATATTCCCCAAATCCCACGACGCCTATTACGAGACAAAAGCCCACCTCCACATAAATAATAGCAGGGAGTCAAATAGTGCTATGTCCATAAAAGAGAAAACCCCCCGGCTCCGAAGAGCCGAGGGGCAATCTCTACTGAGTGTTTATGTTCAGCTGGTGGGGGCTGCGTCAAACGAAACCTTGACGAATGCCTCCGGACGCTTCACCGCGAGGGCGAGGCGCTGCTCAGCAAGGACGACGATCGCGTTGCGAACGAAGAAGTCCGAGTGCTGCTCGCTGATACGGATGCTGGCCTGCTCACGGTCATACAACTGTGCGCCGGTTCCGAACGCTCCGACGAGAGCGGTGCCCTCGGCGATAGCAGGAGTCTCAATGACGGGGATCCGCCAGATGCGAGGCTCGCCACCCATGGCGACGGAGACAGCAACGAGGTACTGACCGTTGGCGTCCTTCGACAACTCAATCTCTTCCCAGTCGTTCGGGTGCATCACGACGCCGGTTGGCTCGTAGTACGAAAGGAACGAGAGGGTAGCGGCACGACGGATCGCATCAACCTTCTTATCGGTGAGGGCTGCGTTTGAAGCGTCGTAGTTGCCGTCAGACCAGTTGTAGGTCTGGATGTCGCTGGTCTGGAGGATACCGGTGAGGTTCTCACCAGTTCCGTCACCGTTGAGGAGCTGATCGTCCTCTTCAAGACGGAGACCGTACATGAGCTCGTTGTCGATGATCGAGCGGAGTTGCGGCTCGTCAGCGAGAACGTTGCGGTGTGCGGCTTCCCAGTGAGCCAACGTGCGGACAGGAGCCTGCTCGCCGATGAACTGCATCGAGGACTGCGGCTTCAAGTGGAAGTCCGAGCCGTTACGCTCAGCAACCGACGAAGCAGCGTTGACCGCAGAAGTGCCGGGGGTGGTGAACCCGATCATGCGGAAGTACTCGATGACCGCAGCGGTGGTGGTGCGAGCCGGGAACAGGTCGCGAACGCGACGGGTCCGGGTCGGCTGGTCCACAATCGGATCGCGCTGGATAGCGCCGAATGAACCAGGGGTACCGCTGGGGAGCGCCGAGTAGACGTCCTTGACGTTGTAACCGGTGAAGTCAGAGGTCTTGAGCTGCCAAGGCGACGGCATGTTCGCACCGTTACGACCCTGATTGAGGCTCTTGAACTCCTCCGAGGCAATGAAGAGCTCGCCGAGAGACTTGGCGCTTGCACCCTTGCGGACGGCGTCGGCAACCTCGGTGGCGAACGCCTGGGCGTCAGCCTTCATGGCAACCGAGTCGGCGGCAGGAGCTTCGCTCCAACGCTCAACTTCGCGCATTCCCTCAATGCCCTCAATGAGGCTCTTGATTTCCTTGATGTCGGTCATGTTCTTGTCGAACGCCGACTTCTGCTCAGCAGTTACCTGCATGACGCCGTCTTCCATCTTGAAAGAATCGGCGATTTCCTTGTTGTCAGCCATCTTCTGGCGGAGTGCGCCTTGAAGTTCGCTGAGACGTGATTCGTCTACTGACATTGTTCCTACTCCTCGTAGAGTTGTGGTTGGGTTTTCTGGATGTTGTTTAGGACATCTAGGCTCAGGTAAGCACCCAGCCACTTGCTGTCTTGATTTACATGATAAACGATTGACATTTGCATCTAGTGGAACTAGATACTTTTAGTTAAAAATCCGCCTCGTTGATATGACGCAAACTTTTTGATCCACCCTTGCGAGGATGACCCTTTGGAAGCAGATCGTTATCAGTCGTGTAGCGAGAATTACGTGGTTTACCTTTATCTAACAGGTACAAAAATGCGTTCACCCGAGCAAATGCCCAACGGGAACGAGTCATTCCCGGTCGATGGGAAGAAGAAAACGCTCCTGCTCCACGACGCCAAACCGACTTCAAGCGACCAAGACTCGCCATCGTGTGCTGCGGTTTGTTCTTCTTACGCATCTTCTCGTTATGTTCTTTGACCTTATTACGCAATGCGTTGATGGTTTCATCGCTCAGAGTAATTTTGGAAGCAGACGACGCCGAACTAGCACTCCCCTTCGGATTCCGAGACGAACCACTGATTCTTTCACTAGGCAAAGCCGGAGTTGCTGCGGCACGGTCAGAGCGAGCCTTTCGGACTTTCTTAACCTGAGTCAAAGAAGAATCATTTAGATCCTTCTGAAGAGATTCTAGTTCTCCCAGCAAACTGTTATCCGTTGTTTCTTTGCGAGACAAACGACGCAATCGGCGGAGCAAGCGACGTTCGGCACGTTCGCGATCACGCCGAGCCTGCGGTCCGACACCTGTCCGACGCCGATAATCAGACATATTCGTGCAAGGAGTCCATACAACATCACCATCTGGGGTTTGGCGACGCGCAATACCAACGCACCCCAACTGCCGAGACCGTAAACGGGCACCATCCGGAGAGGTAAAAACATCAGGGTCACCTAAGCGAGGCTTTGCTCGACCGTATAGAAATCCCTTCACGGCTTTACCGCCAACACCAGTGCCAGAAACAAGACCGCCACCAGGAAGGGTGTCAATGCTTCCGACACCTCCTTCGCCTAGCTCTTCCCAGTCTTTTCCACGCTTTTTGCGGCGACGACGTTTCTTCTCAGGCTCAACAATCATTGACTTTTTCTGTGGTTCTGCCCGTTCCGACAGTCGCATTAGTTCTTCAGGCGACTTGCAAGGCATCCAGACGCCGTCGTCGTTCTGATGAACACCGGAACAGCCCATGTAGCGAGCCATCCGGTAAGCCATTTTCTTTGGATCCTCTTGCTTAGCCATCTTTTTTCCTCTTCGCGTTATCAAAGTTGCGTGAGGACAACTTGTTAAACATGTCGTCCGCCATTTCTTTGCCTTCGCCTTCATAGTCAACGACAAAGGATTGTGCGGTGTAGCCAGGAGCGGCTGGTGTGTACTCGTCAAAAATCATGCGAGCAGCATCTTCGGACTCTTTAGCAGTCAAAGCCGCGAAAGTGTTCCTGAGTGAAGTTGCCTGCATTGAACCACCCATCGTTAGTTCATTGCCGACGATTTTGACTTCACCGTCATTATAAATGAAAACTGTTTGCGGAATTTGTTCACCGTTCTTGACGAGGTCAAAATACAGAAGAGCTTTCTTCACTTAAATCACTCTTCCTCGTCGTCAGGGGTACGAATAAAATCAACATAGGCTTTAACCGACTTGCGGTGTTTAGCAGGAACCGGCAAAGACGCAAGATCTGATCGATCAAACTTCCGGACATGAATCAAGCCGTGGTACAAGGTGGGCACAGCGATGCGCTTATCGTCCATGTACACGGTGCCATCCAAAATGATCGGATGAACACGAGAGCCATCCGACACCGACATCATCTTGTCGTCACCCATATTAATGAAAGAAACCATCATTGGAGTTTCGTAGTCAGACAGCCACTTACGATTATCTGAAGTAGTTCCAGATAAAACGACAGGTCCAGCGATGACAACACCGGCTGACTTCATTTCATCGGTCAGGTACTTGTCCATGACGTCAAAATCCTTGAAGGTTTCTTCGCCAACCTTTACCCAAACCGGGATTTGGCGCATCATGCGATGATCCCTTCTGCTTTCAAACGACTAAGCAACTTCTGGTAAGCTGCATCCGCTTCCGCCGGAGTGACAACTATGTCAGAAACTGGGACGCCGTCAATTTCGGTAATACCAATCGCCTGCAAATTTTGAATCACAGAACTAGCAGTACTTGTGACATAGATTGACGACGACGCTGGGACGCTATCCCGAACCATCATCTGGTTACCGCCAGCAGTGGCTTGGAACGCTTTATCGTGACCCCATCGAGCATTCAACTCGCCCCAAGCATCATTTTGCTGGGTGTACATGTCGGCATACGCCATCATCAACTCTGGTGGCGTATAAACCTTTCCATTACTGTACGAACCAGCAGAAGTCTCAGAGGTAGTACCCAAAAACACATAGTCAGCGCTACCTTTGTTCTTAGCGTCTGCCGCTGATGAGCCACCCGCTTTGCCAATGCCTCCGTTGAAGCGAGTCGTTGTTGAACCCAAAGACCCAGTTGCCAAAATTGACAAGAATTTTTCGTCAACTGATGAGTCAGACTTGTACATCACATCGTGATACAACGGACCAAGTTTGTACTTCTCTTTCAGTTTCTTTGCATCCTCCGGAGAAAACATAACTTTCAACTCGCCAGTAGTTGTCGGTCGCATTGAGATACCCTCTGGGTCAATACCGGCTTTAGTCAAGGCATCAAGCATGTCGTCAATGTCCTCATTGCCAGTCAGATTTGATGCACCCAACACTGCGCGACCGGCAGTCATAACGCCATAATTGCGAACATCCTCCGGTGTTGGATTGCCATGGTTCTTGACACCCAAGTTTGAAAGAGCCGACGTCACGTTTGCATCATTGAGTACGTCATCCGACTTTCCGGGCAAAATGACCGAATACGTCGCATGGTACGAAGATTTAGTATTAGACGTTTTTGTCGCCAAAATGACAGTGCCATCAGGCATCACTTTCCGATACGTCATTACATCTTCATCACCAGGGGAGGTCTTCGGGTTGTTGAAGTTGAAACTCTTGGATTCGCCTGCCTTGGCTCCAAGTTGGGTTGAGTACCGAGCAGTTGCTTTGCCCTGAACCAAGTACGTCCAGCCATTTGCTTCAGGATTTTCAAGTTCTGACTGCATCTTGGCGTGAGCGTCACCACGGAGTTTCAAGTTGAGCATCGTTGCGATCTTGCCAGAACCACCAACATTTCCATCCGCATCAGGCATCCCAGTGGTCTTGATGTCTTGGGCTCGAACAGCGAAACCTTCAATATCTTCGCCGTCCCACAACATGACGTGCCCAAAGTTACGTGTACCAGACTTGGCTTTCATTTTCTCAACCGCTGTAGCAGCAGGGCTATCACCCTGATTCACTGCAAATTTCTTGACTGCTGGTCCACCAGTGAGAATGTCAGAAATCTCTTCTTGGCTGTAGCCAGCCTTCGCCAAAGCAGATGTGGTCATGGCATCCCAGTCAAGGTTTGACTGTTTCGTCTTCAAGTACGCGATGTGCTTGTCTAGGCGCTGCACATCCTCGTTACCGACGACGTTCCCGGACGTCAACTTGGCTTTCAAAGCGGAATCCATGTCCAACTTTGCAACCTTCCGTGACGCCTTGTTGAGAGCGTTTGCCCATTTCTCTTTCTCTTCAGGAGACAACTTGGCAACAAGACCCATGAGGTCAACGTTGTCGCCCTTCGTGACCTTCGTGAAGCCAGCGCCTTGTTCTGCACCTGAACCACCCCAGTCACGGAAAGCATTACCGTGGTCAATCGGATGCAGATTCCACTTACCGTCAGACCCTTTAACTACAAACATGTTGCCGGGCGTGCGATCAAAGTAGTTCATTGTCCTGTCAAGAACCATCATCCGAGCAATTGATTCTCCGGTCAACTGCGCATCCGCAGGGATCTGATGGAGAGACTTGACCTCATTATTGGGGAACTGGTTCTCAAGGTGTTCAATGACCATTGTTCGACCGCGACCCTGGGTGACACCTTCCGCAGATTGCTGTGGACCAGGGAGGTTCGTGTCTTTTACTGCTGAACCAAATCGGATACCAGCAGTTGGGAACCCGAGTTCGTTCGCCAAGTGCGCCCCAAGAGCTTCTTGGATGTGACCCATGTGGTTGCGATCTTCGGTTTTGATGATGTACTTCTTGCCTGTCACTGAATCAACAACAGCGAAGTTGTCGGGGTTGAATCCTTGAGTGATCGCAAATGGCTGGAACCTCTTGTTCTCGCCGAGGTTGGCAACAATTGAGTCCTTCAAGAAATCGTCTGGGACTTGAGACAAAGCGCCACCCGTGGAAACATGCGTTGCAGCGTCTTCAACGTCAAAGAGTCCGGCGTTGCCAACTGGGATTGTTTGTGCGACAGCGTCACCAGTGTCAGATGTTGAACCGAGAAGAACAGGATCAAAATCTGGAGTGGAAAGCATTCCAGAGCCGGTGTTTTTGTCGGATGGTTTTGACTGCACATCTTTGATGTTCAGCATTCCCTGCTTGAAGGCTAAGCGCTTGTCCTCTGGGACAAAGTCGGCGTACTTCTTAAGTTCTTGATAGACAAGTTTCTTCTCGCTGTCAGGAAGTGAAGGATCTGACATTCGAGCAGACAGCGCAGCGATGTACTTGTTACGAGCAGTGCTTACATCACGCATAGCGCGCAACTTCAAGATCTCGTCGTTAGCAGCACCAAGTTTGTCAGTTGCTGCGTCAAGATCGGATGCGGCGACATCAATAGCGTCCTGCAACGAGTTTGTTCCAGTTGCTTGCAGGATCTGAGTTACAAGGTTTTGATCGCTTGGGTTGTCAATGCCTGTTTGGAGTATCTGAAGACTTTCCTTGTCTCCGTTGGCACGGAGAATGTAGGTCTTGTAAATCTCACCCAATGCAGAGTTCGGGTTGTTTTTACCAGTCAGGTTTTGGAGGACGTCAATCTGTTCCTGAGCGGAAAGATCGTAGAAGTCAACCGGAAGGGAGTCAAGCAAGTCGGTGCCATAGTCAGCGTTTGAGATCTGACCCTGCATTGTCTTGCCCTTGGCTTCTTGCTTTTCTTTCTGCGTGTCATATTTGAAGTCAGGAGCAGAAGCCTTCAAGTGAGAGAGAATGTGGCCAGCCGCGTCACCTGGTGAATCAGGATTTATCGTCTTCGGCTTGTCAGGCGCATCAGTGTTCTCAGAGTCAGCAAGCGACTCTATGGCGCTGATACGAGATACTTTGACCCACTTCTCCAACGCCTTTTTGTGCTTGTGAACAGCGAGAGCATGGTTGAACTCTTCTTCACTTCCGAAATGAGCGTTCAGCGCCTCATAGTTCGGCTCATCAGCAACAGCAACAATTTCAAACGGTGCCGACAAGCCAGCAATTCGTGCTTCTAAGTAATCGTAGTAAGCGTTGACGTCATCTTCCGTCTTGAGGTCGTTGAACTCTGCGTCTGAAATCAGTTTTGATTTAGCGGAGGCAATAGTTGCTTTGGTCGGAGTGAAGTTATCAATCGAGTCCTTGATCGCAGACTCCATGTTGTCAACTTCAGGGAGACCGTCGGTTAGATCATCTGGAAGATCAGCATCCGGCATCAAATCTGGAGTTGTCAGGCTGTCATCTTCGTTTTTCTTCTTCAACTCAGCGTTAATTGCGTAAGACCGAGTGAGAGCATGTTTAGTTTTCTCAATCTCGGCCATAGCCAGATACTTCAACTCAAGATCGTTAGGGCTTAACTCTCCAGAACCCATCTTTTGCAGGTTCGCCGCATTTATCCCGTCATACGCCTTGCCGAGCTCGCCTAACTTGTCAAGAATTGCTTTCTCGTCAACAGTTCCATCTTCTTTACCGAACCTCGCAACGATGCTTCCGTCTTTTTCACCCGCCGAGTGAGCGTTCGCATCTTTAATCTTTGCATCAACAAATAGTTGGTCAAGTTTCTTCTGATACGCAGAACGATCCGCAAACGTGTCAAAAGGAGTGGTGTCACCTTCATAGGTGTCAAAGTCTGCACGGAACGGGTTGAACTCTGCGCTGTCGCCGTCATCACTGTCTGACGGGAACAACGTGCCAGCCGCCGACTTCTTCTTCAGGGCTTCCACGACCTCAGCCAACTTCTGGACTTCAGCATGCTTAGCGAGAGCCGACTGAATGTCGTCCTCCGTAGCAGTTCCCTCAGACACCTTCACGTGCATCTCAGCCAATCCTGCGTTGACTTCAAATTTCTTTGAACTCAAGTCGTCATCAAGTGCAGCAATGTATGCGTCTGGGTCAGCCTTCAATTCGTCAACGTCGTCAACATTTGACAGAAGTTTCTCGTTGTCTAACTCAAAAGAAGCACCTAGTTGAGCAGCCTCTGTGAAATTTTTCTGCTGAGTGAGTTGAACGTTGGTCTTGTCTGCATCAATCTTGGCTTGCAAAGCAGCCACTTGGGCTTCTTGTGCCTTAACGCTCGCCTCATATACTTCGTTATCTTGATCCACCGCTGTCTGGTAGTAGCGAACTTTATTCTCTGCTCGGATCAACTTGATGACATCGTTTTCAGTGACCGTCTCACCATTCGTTATCTTCTTTGACAACTCCCCACGAAGTTCAGACAAATTCTCCTGTTCAGACTCCAAATTCAAAACGTGCAACTCAGGAGCTTGAGCATTCAGTTTCGCTGCTGCATCAATTTCGTCATTGCTCTTATAGAGAATGTCATTTTTATTCTTCTTATCTTCAGGCAAGTTCTCAATAGTTGAACGCAACCCCTGCTTATACGACATGACATACTTGCCAGGGTTTTCACCAAGGTTCAAAACCTTGTCAGGCTCCACGTCTTTACCTGGCACTGAAAGTTGCTTAGGCGCATCCGGAGGTTTTGGTGCTTCAGGCGCATCAGCCTCAGGGACAACAGATTTATCCGGATTGATAGGCGCATCAACATTCGGCGTCTTCGGCTTATCAGCCTTCTTCTTCTTGCCAACCAGCATTTCGCCAACATTTGCTTGCTGAATAATCGCCTGACGCCGCTTCGGATTCACATAGTTAAAGCGCTCATAGAAATTGACTTCGTCCATTCCATCATCAGGAACCCACATAGCCAAAAAGTTTTTACGCTCAGCACGCAACATGCCAAGCAGCGCCTCGTCAATAGGCTCAGTTTTTGAAACCTTCTCGTAGTGAGCGTCAATGAGAGCCAACGCTCCCTTAGCGTCAGTGACATCTTCAAACTTGTCGTCACCGACTTGATTTTTCCAGAACGACCAGTTCTTCAACCGTTGCTCGTGGAACGCCTTACGGAAATCGGCGTCAGCACCCTTCCGATGGTTTTCCAACATGATTGAGTTCAAAGCATCAGGCAAGAAAGAACCTGTCTTTGACTTCTTCAACTCAAGGTCAAGATCTTCAACCGGAACAGGTTTCAGTTCCTCAATGATGTCTTTTTCTTCAAGATCAATTGCAGCCTTGACAACCTTCATGTTGTCGTCGAACGACAGGTCGTTGTCCCATTCAACAAAGCCACCCTCAGGAGTAACAGCAAACATCGCCATCAAGGAGTCGTCGTCATTCAAACGGTCAGCGTCCACGATTCGGAACTTGTCGTCATCGCCACGAACCACAACAAGCGACTGGCCAGTCTCCATGGAACGCTCAACGGCTTTAGCCTTAGCGTTGTCGCCGTTCTTGAAGGCACCACCGTACTGCTTACCGGCTTTTGCTTTTGAAGGTGCAGCAGGCTTAACCTTCTTAGGCTTATCAGGACTTGGAATATCCTGAGGCATCGGATCGGCGGACTCAAGTTTCGCTCTCTCAACGAGCAGAGCTGAGCGTTCCTTCTCAATCTCTTTTAGTCGCGCATTCTCTTTCTGGGTGAAAGCGCCTTCCTTAGATTCAATTGACATCCGCTCTTGGCTAAGTTTTTTCAGTTCGTCATTGATCTCAGCGACGCGATCCTTTTTCTTTGGCTTCTGGGCGCGAGGCTTCTTCGCTGGGGTCTTCTTCGCCGGGGTCTTCTTACCAGAAGGCTTCTTAGCGGGAGTCGGAACTTTCTTCGCAACCTCACGGCGACGACGATCACGACGAGGAGAGATTCCCTCCAACGGCTCATAGTCGCCGATCAACCGAGAAACGAAACGCTCAATAGCATCTTGAATCCGCTGAATTACCGTTCTCTGATCACCGTCAGACCGACGAGACCGTCGCGGACGACCTTCAATTCCTTCAAGTGGTTCGTAGTCGCCAACGAGACGTTGAGCAAGACTTTCAGTCAACTTACGAACCCGAGGAGTCAACTCTGTCGGCTTAGCCTCAGCGCCACGCTTTTTTCGACCTGAAGGCTTCTTCTTCAAATCATCAGCAACAACTGTCCGCTTTGGCTTAGAAGGAACTAACTTCCGACGGCGCGCACGAGGCACGTCTGTATCTGGAAGATCCCCATCAACAACACCAGCGCCACGACGACGCTTACGTCTAGGAGTAATACCTTCCAACGGCTGATAATCACCAACCAGTGCCTGAGCCAAAGACTCAAGAGAGTCGCTGACACGCTGGATCTTTTTCGCTGCACGCTCACGTCGATCTGCTTGACGCTCAACCCGAGCCGCTCGACGAACAGCACGACGCTGATCCATCGTTTCGCCAAGATCGTCAAGACGACGACCAGCATTCATGATTGCGCGACCGATACGGCGAGTTAGACCCCCACCACATCCACGACCAAAACGGTCAGTGATGCGACCGCCGTAAAGTGATCCGTCAGGACAACGCCATCCACCACCTGGACCAATGTTCGGGTCAAAAACAGCCCGGTTTTTCTTTACCTGAATATTCAGCGTTGAATACTTCTGTTGAGTCTCAGCAAATACTGCTTTGTATTCCATCGCAGCCTTACGGTCAGCGAGGGAGAACGAACTCAATGGTCGTGAAGCAACACCTTGGTAAGGATGTTTATGCTGGCTCACAGACTTACTGATAAACCTGGCACCCATCGTCTTGTGACGAGTCCCACGAATAATCATTGCCTCATCATCAGCGTTATCAACAATCTGATCAAACAAGTTACGTGGGAGACGAGACTTGAGAACCTCAAGACGCTTAGTGTTCAAGTCAAAGGACTCAGACTTTTGCAACGTCACATCAAGTGACTTGGTCATCTGGTCAGACAACATCTTTGAGTGATTTGCCCAACTAGCCCAAGTTTTAGCGTGTGGCGTAGCGCCGATAGCGGTAGCGCGATCTCCGTCACGGATAATGAAACCGTACAGATCCCCAGTCTCAACATCTTTAACAAAACTGATTTGTTTCATCACTGAATACCCAAGATCGCTAGCAGTGCTTCACGAGAGTTCTCTAACTTATTCAGACGATCATTGAAAAGAGTTTCAACAATCTCCAAGTGTTGCTCTTCGCCTTCACTTAGTTTACCGTCAACAGCTAATTTCTCGCGGTACTCCGTCCAATCAAATTCACGTGCTCTATCAATAAGAGCATTGAGAACCTGGATCAGAATGTCACGTTGCTGATCTGTCGCCTCAGAGAAATCTTGACCGTAAGAGGTTTTCGTTGACTCAAAGAAAGCCGGGATATCCAAAGATCGACGCTCTTCCAACTCTTCAGCACTCAACCCAATCAGGGCAGAAGCAGGACCAATACCTGCAACGAGATCAAACTCATCCTCATTTTCCTCTTGGCGAACGCCGATGATTGAGGCAGGAGAACGGTCACGGGTGTCGGACAGCCAGTCCGCAATCTGAACGCCAATAATTCGCTCAGGAGGAAGATCACCAGGGCTCAAGTTTCTGTCAATAAACGTGCCTTCAATCACCCCGTCAGGAGAACGGTAAGCAAATGGCTTGTCGTCACCTTCGCCAGCGAACTTGACTGCTGGAGCCTGCACACCAAGCGACCGCAATACCTCTGATGAGAAGTGTGCGCTCAGATGTTCAAAATCAGTGTTGTTGGTTTTGACAATAATCTTTGCGCCTTCTTCAGGTTCAAACAAAGTGATGTCTTCACGAAGTTCGCGCTCCTTGTACCGGTCGCTTCTCTTCAATGCTTCAAACACGACAGAAGGATCTAACTGAGACAGAAGACCACCGTTATTCAAATGCTCTACAGCGCCTTTAACCGTGGCAATCCGCTCCTCAGTATCCGGAGCAACTGCATCACCATCCGCAGTTGGTACAGCAGCAGTGACCTCTCCATCATCATCAACAGCATCTTCAACTCGTTCATCCGGCTGCTCTACAAACGCACCAACAGCCCAACGAGGCATGCCCTTGTTTTTACCTGACGAGATAGTTTCATCCCCGTCTTTGACGTCACCGATATCTTGACTGAATTCAAATGACCCGTCAGTTTTCTCAGCAATAAACTTCAGTCGAGCCGTAGGATCTGTAGAGACATCCTGCTTCTTCGCATCAGCCACGTCCTTACCCAACTGACGACGCTCACCCGTGGACAGATCACGTTTCTTATCCAAACGCAACTGCACCCCGTTAGGAGTCACGTACACCAGAGATGTGACACCCGTGTTTGACAAGAACTTCAGCTCGTCGCCACCAAGTTGTTCGGCAGAGCGTGCCGACATCACGTACGCCGCTTCTTCCATGTTCCTGTTATCAGGAACATCACGCAGTTCCTGAGCAGAAACCACAGGAACCATCAAAAATCCGTCACGACGTACCAACACGCCCGATTCGGCATCTTGATTCGCAACAGCATCAACAGCCTGTTTGATACCTTCAGAACGAGCCTTGTTATCCTCGTTCCCAACACGAGGAACATTTGCGGCACGTTGAACCATCAACTGTGCTGTAGCGTCATCCGCTCCACCTTCAATAACCTCAGCGTCAGTAGACGTAGAGGGAGCACCAGATCCAACGGAACGAGTGCCACGGGTACGGTAAATCGCCTGAGCGAGAGTTTCCCGTAATGAAGGAATGTCAAACAACTGCTTACCGCAAGTTGTGAAGTTCTCATCAGTGAAACGTCCACCAAACTGGAAACCTTCTGGGCAACGGTAGCCGCGCTCAGGTTTCTGTGGGACAGATCCACGTCCACGACCACCACCAGGGGTCAAAGCTCGAGAAATTCCAGACCTAATAGGCGAACGAGCAGGACTCACGTTCCCTGGAGCAAGCATTGAGCCAGCGGCTTGAGCAGCCTGCGATGCCCGCCCACCTCCGAGTGCCCCAACACGCTTAACGCTTTGGTTGCGGTACAAGCGACCCTTATGCTCAGCCAACACCTTAGAACCGAGCAAAGGGAAATAAAACAACCCCGTTGCTGGCTTCCGCTCGTCGTCAAGAACGAAATGACGAATGAAAGAAAGCGGGCGAGGCAGACGATCAGCCATCGCCGCACCCGCAGCCACAGCCGTCAGAGTCGGCTTTCATCCATTCATGCTCTACTTCGTTGCCGTTTTCGTCTTCACCAATATGGATCCAGTTTTTGTCATCTCGCAGATAGTCAACAAAACCTTTCTCCATCTCCATGAACTCGCTCAGGACTTTCATGGCGTAGGTGTAGTCACCTTCAGTGACAACATAATTCTCTTGAGGGGTCAACGCCCCTTTTTTGCCCCGACGGAAACGGCGAGCCAAACGACGCTCCCACTCTTTGTCCGTCCACAAAGAACCACGACGACCCTTGCGAGGCTTGCCTCGACAGTTCTTCATGCCAGGATGATGGCATCCCTCATTTGGCCACAAGCCAGTTGTTTCGTGGTGGAGCCAAGCGCAGATCCGCTCCAACGGGTACAACTCGGGGTGATTTGCAAGAATTCGGCGACAGCGACGGAAACCGCCAGGTTTACGCATAATCGGACGCCAGTAGCGGAGAAGACGCTCCAAGTTTCCACGACGAGGTCCATAGCCACGAAGAATGTCACCAGAGATCCGCTCTTGGGGCAGATCTAAAACCGACTGCAACGCCGGAGGGGTAGGAGCTTTTTCTTCCATCGGTTACCTCAACTCTCGCATCCGCAATCGTCATCGCTCGCAAATTGAGAACGCAAACGTTCGTAAATATCTGCACGAGAAGCGGCAATAGCATTTCTTACCTTGTTAGCCAGTTCACGCTCGGGATCAGCAATGACCCTTTTTACGTGAGTGCCGCGAAACTCGTAAGGCGTGTAGACGTACTCTGGCTCCCTATGCCGGTCAAGAAGTGGGTGTGCCTTCGCTGATGCGCTTAGATCTTTGGCACGACGAATAGCAATATTCACTTTTTGACTAGCAGTAACAGGGTCCATGTCCCCATACCTCTTTTAAATTGTAGAGGTCAGACTTCGCCGATTTCGTCCTCAACGGAAAGCATTTCAAACTCCATGATCTTTGCCATGAAGTCGTCTTCTGCGCTCTTCTCGTCGGACTCGGCAGCCTCAGCCTCTTCAGCGATCTTCTTTGGCACCCAGTTCTCTGGGATGAGGTCAGCAGAGTCAAGATCCATCGCACGCTTGATGATGTGTGCTTTAGCCTTGTCTTTGTCCTTGGCTCGACCATACGCTTGAATAGCGTTCTTCAAGTCCTCAACGTCCTTGATTGGGAACGAACCGTCTTCCATCGCCATGCCGCTCTCAGCGAGTTTCTCACGCTCGTCGTCTGAATACATCCGCTTCAGCGCAAGTTCAGCCGCTTCGGCTTCAATATCAACAACTTCAGAGGCGTCGTACTCGTCGTAGCCGAAACGCTCACCGCCGAGACCAACGAAAGCGTCGTACGACTTGCCGTTCTCGCCGTCAATCTCAAAGACGTACGAGTCATACCCCTCAAAGAGGTCGGAGTCGGCTTCAAGAACTTTGCCTTCAATTCCCAGTTCGTCTTTCAGCATCTCCAAAGCAATACGCTCGGCGCTCTTGATATCAACCAAGGCGCTCTCTGCGTCTTCAAGAGACTTCTGACCCATGGCGCTCTCAAGATCAGACGTTGTCAGGCGATGGAAGTTAACAACTTCACCAGTCTGACCGTCAGCGAGGATCTCAAATGCTCGCCCGTCCTTGCCCATCACGTCAACGATGAACAGATCCGCTTCGTCTGCATAGCCAGAAGAAAGAACTTTGCCGCCGAACATGTCAAGAGCGACACCTTCAATATCAAGGATTCCGGGCATGCCCTCTTCGGGGGCGCAACCGCCAGGGCAGTTGGCGCAGACGTCGTCTTTGGCTGAGTAAACCTTACGTTCCATTTGGCAGAGGAACACGTCCTCTTCCTCGGCAACGCCAAGTGACTTCATCGCCATGCGACGTGAACGCTTGCCGGGCTTCATCATCCCGTAACCCTTGCCGTCCTCGTCGTCTTCGTCTTCCATCTCTGCGTCAGGAGCAGCCTCTTCAGCTTCGTCCTCTTCCTCGTCCTCGTCCTCGTCGCCGCGAACAGGAGCGGGCGCACCGAATGCCTTCTCCTCAACGTCAGCAGCGTCAACGATTTCAATTTCAATGCTGTCAGCGCTTTTCTCCTCGGCATCAGCCTCGGTTGCCTCTTCGGCATCAGCGTCGTCTTCTTCAGCAGGAGCATCTTCGGATTTTGCTTCGATGATCTCTTCTGCGTCCTTCTCAGAAATCTCTAGCTCGGCGACCTCTGTCGCATCTTCAGCCAGATCTTGAGAATCGTCTTTAGCCTCAACAGCCATGGCTCCACAAGCGCCACATACTTTGCCGCCCTTGTAACCACACTCTTTGATGTCCATGCCTTTGGCACATTTCATAACATCGCCATCTGCACTGATCTTGACGACGGCTTTTTCTTCGGTGCTTTCCATTTCCTCTGTCTCCTTGTACTGCATTGCTCGTGACAAGCAGCCTTTGGGATTAGAGCACCCAGAACATGGTTCCATTCGTTTCTGACCTGAAACCATGCAAAGGTACTTGTTGGTGATTTTCACTAAAGACTTTTCTCTGTCCATGTGTTGCTCATTTAGTTTAGTCTACGCAACCAGTGTTCTGAAGTAACGACTTCATTTCGCTGTGACGTAAAATCCGACTTTACTGATATTCCCTAAGAACTTGCTTGTCAACTATTCTTGGAGATGTACGACTCGGTTGCTGTCTTGAGCGCATTCTTGAAGTTCGCCACGTCACCGTCAATAGATTTGATAGCGATTCCGTCTTCGTGAACCTCAGTAATTGCCGAGTAATGCTGCAAAACGGGATCAATGTGAGACTTGATTGCAAACAACTTCTCTGCTGGCGCTCGAAGTTTCATTTCAATCTCTGCACGACCACCAGCGGCGATCACTTCTTGCAACAGATTCATTGCCGTCTGGAGTTTCTCAAGATTGCCCGCGCTGATGACACGTCCGACCTTTTCCTCCAATTCATCGGACACGTCAGACTTGATGAGGTCAAGCATTTGACGCACACGAGACATGGTGTCTCCTGAGCCACTGCCCCCACATCCGCAGCCACAATCTTTTTCAGTGGGAGAACTTCCGTAAGTATCAGGAGTTGGGGTTTCGCCCTCTTCTGTCGGGTTCCCGCCTTCGTCGTCGCCGTCTTCGGCAGTCACATAAATCGTTCGGACAACAACTTTTTCAGGCTCTCCGAACATCCACTCCCCATCAACGTAACGGAATCCGACACGCATTGTCATTGGTTCGCCATCATGCATGTGATCAAACGTGACTTTCCCGCCACGGATTTCACGAACACGGATGGGGCCACCAAAACGCTTGGCGAGCTCTACTTTCAGCGAGTGATACTCCATCCCGCCATGACCTTTTTCTTCAGCCATCACGGTTTCAAGTTCATCTAGATCGTCAAGAGCATCTTTCTTTTTGCGCTCATCAACTTTCTTCATCGCTTCCCGGACTACGTTCTTCATGTAGTCCTCGCCCCTGCCCCCTATCGCTAACCACTTGATCTGAGCGATCACGCCTGGAAGGCGAAAGTCTCCCTCGTGGCGGGCCACCCACGCCTCGCGCAATTCGAGAGCGTTGATCTGATCTTGAGTCTTTGCGACCCCGCCCTCTTCTGCGATTTTTGTCAGAATCGCATATTGAGCGTTGCCTTTGATGTTCCCGCCTTTTTTCCAAATCTCTGGGTAGTCCTCTTTGATCCGAGCGGCAAATTCCCTATCAAACATCTTCCATTTGCTTTTACCAAACGAAGATACTTCATCGTCAGTTTTATCTGACTTGATAGAAATGGTACCAGTTAGCTGGTTCGCTCCGTGAAGGACTGGGGAAACTTCATAAAGTTCAACTTCCCGCAACAAATTCGCTTTGCGCTCGTTGTCGTACGTGGCTTCAAGCGTCTTGTAGCCGATTGACCACTCCTGCTCTTCTCCGTAGAAAGACACGTTGGTGAAAGCCTCTCGCCCCTTTTCGGACTTGAGGTTGAATTGGACGCGAGCGTAGAGACCGCCAATTCCTGCTTGCTTCATTTTTGATGGCAAACGCCTGTCGGCTGGTCCAACTTCGTAAATCTCAAGAACTTTCCCAATTGGGTGGTTCCAGTCGTGTCCCCACACCACGCGAGGCTTGCGACGCTTCAAACTTTCAGTAAAAGCGCCAGGAAGGACAATGTCGCCGACGCTGTCCTTGTTGCCAACTCCGGAAACGAAGCACTCAACGATTCCCTGTGCTTCGTCTACATTGATTTGTCCAGAGATCGCCTTGAATTCTGTGGCATGTGCGGATGCATTTGAGATCTGCATTTCAACTCCTCTTGTCGTAACGCTCTTAAATAATAGTTCACAAAGAGCACCAACAAGTGGACATATTTTACTGAAAAACTACTTTCAGTAAATCAGGAGTCAAAATTCAACTTGCAACGGCAGTTGATCGTCAAATGAGGCGGAGCCAAAGGATCTCCAGGGAAACGAAGAACCGTATCCCCGGCAGCAAACCCATCAGCGATGCCAACGGTCTTGTTATCTAGCAGCGAGTGCGCCTGCCGAACTCGAGCATCCTTACGGGTCTTCCACGTCTTTGTAGGAGCACCAATCATTCTGCTACCGAAATAAGTACCGGCATTCATAGCCGTCTGAGTCTCATGCTCCGCAGCAATACGCTTTCTTTTACCAAGCAAGTTGGCGAAGATTGCAGTAATAGCCGCACGCAACAAACTTGACCGATCCTCATCAGAATCAGCGGTCAAAGCCATCGCCACAATGAGAGCCGCTGCAACCTCTTCACGGGTTGACTCGTTCACCTTCTGGGAGCGAGCGACCTGATTGTCAAGGTATTCCTTAACCTCATCAGCATCAGGCGTAGCGTCCATGCCTGACTCCTCAGAGATCAACCCCACAGACTCCTCTAGCACCGCACGGAAAAGCGGCTCAAGATCATCTTTCAACTGGCGATCCCAAACATCAAGATCAAAAATCTGATCCACAGTCAAAGACCCATCAGCCATAGCACGACGTGCCTTCACTCCCATGGCTTTCTCAATCACCACACGTTGCTGACGCTCAAATAGACGCTCAAACGCCCGATCAATAATGTCCGTCCAACGCTCAGTTGCCTTATCCGACTTTGAATCCCAATCGGAAAGCGCTTGGGTGTTCATTTTCGTGGCGTACGATCCATGTCCAGAAGCAGAAAGTTGTCCCTCCGGAACGGGCTCAACGGCAGCGACTACGCCCTCTTCGGGTGCGGCGGGTTGTTGCTCGCCAGGGGCACCAGCAGGAGCGCTCTCCGCTGGAGCACCCTGCTCAGGAGCTGCACCTTCAGGTCCAGCAGGAACAGCGCCACCAGCAGCAACAGGTTGCTGTTCCTCCACAGCAAAAGGCTTCTCGGTGTTAGCAATCGGAACCAAGTTCGGATTCGACAACAACTGATCGGCAATCTCGGACTCAACCTTATTGCGACCAGTCTGCTCACGGAACTCGTTGACGCTAATCAGACCTTGCTGGAACTCATCCATCAAATAACGCTGACGTTCCTGCTTGGAGATAATCAGGATTGGAACCGTTGACGTATCAAAGTCCAAGTAGTACTGCGGATCAAGCTCATCCAAACCTCGAGCAATTGGCTCTAAGTGGGGAAGCATTGTCTCCATCCAGAAGACACGCAGTTCTTCAGCGGCATTTGAGAAAGTTCGCCCAGCAGCATTGCCAATCACTGACTCGGGGACACCGAAAGAGGCAAGGATTTCCTCTTTGGTCAACTGACGCATCTGAGCGTAAGCAGCATCACGAGGGTTGCTTCCGGTATCTACGAAATCAACACCGTCATCGGCAGCAATGACACTAACAGCGCCTGCTTTGTTTAGATTTCCACGGAAACGACTACGGAGTTCGTCTTTGTCGTCGTCGTCAATCTCTCCTCGAACGACGAGCAATCCACCTGGGCGACCATCATTTAGAAGGAAATTGCGGTTGTAGACCCGAGCAAGGTTCTCAATTTCAATTGCAATACCAGCAGACTCCATCGGGGTCATTGACAAGTAAGGATCCAGAGGGTGGGGGCGTCGCAACCAGATCACGTCTTCTGGCTTCAGCCGAACAGTTTTCCCTTGGGAAAGAGAAACCTCAAAACCTGAAACAAACGTCTTTGGGTCTGGGATTGGAGCCGTGCTTTGTGGTGGAAGCAGTTGAAGGGCGATGATTCGTCCGTCCCTGCCGCGAACTTTCTCAATGAAAACACCACGGCTCGACATCAAAAGTTGGCTGGATAGACGATACCTAAACACAAAAGAGTTTTCCGCAGGGTTGCTCTTTGTATTCAGAATGTCAAGAATGCTGTTGTCCTTGTCAATAACTTGACCAACAGGACTGTTGTTGTCGCGGAGAATCATCGGGAGGCGCGCTTGGTTGCCCGAAATGGCGTCAATGCAACGGGAAACCCAAACAACACGCTGCATTCCTTCTCGGTATGCACGCTCAATATCCCATGAATCACGATATGGCTTACCGGCAACTGCCGTGTTGTAGGCGACTGGAGCCCCCGGACTCAGGGATGCGGCTTTCATATCAGGAGAACCTGATGCCAAATCCTTGGTCTGTCTAGAATTCCATGCCATCTTTAATCAGACCCCAGTAGGTAGCCGAAAACACCACAGGCGACACCTGCGGTTATAAAACCAGCAGCAGGCAACAACAAAGCAGCACCTACCGATGTCAATAGTATAAATGACAGCATCATGATATTGGCGGTTGCTGCACGTAAATCTCGTGATTTCAGCCAGCTGAACAGTTTCTTCACATTGACCTCTATTCCAACAACCTATACTACTTCATAGATCAAGTAGTGGAGCACCGCATGAGTGACTGGAAAAAAGTCTTAGAATACTTAGAACCAAAAATGTCGGAGTTCTGCCCAGAAGACGCCTCTGTCACTCAAAAAGTTTTCCTTCGAACCTACGCCCTTGAAGCACTTTTCGGCGGAGCCGCAGGTGGTGGCAAGTCATCCGCCCTTCTGATGGCAGCACTTCAGTACGTTGACGTACCCAACTACTCTGCGATCCTGTTCAGGCGCACCTACGCCGACCTGGCTCTCCCCGGAGCAATCATGGACCGTTTTGTATCGTGGATGGCCCCCTACTCTGACGTTCGCTGGAACAGCAACAACTACACCGCTGTTTTCCCATCTGGTGCTCGCATATCTTTTGGATACCTCAACAACAGCCAAGACTACTTGCGCTACAAAGGTGCCGAGTTCCAATTCATCGGGATGGACGAGGTTACCGAAATCAGAGAGTCCGATTACCGCTACCTATTCTCTCGTCTCCGTCGCCCAGCGTCTGGTCCACTGTCTCAGGTTCCTCTCCGCATGCGAGCCGCATCAAACCCAGCCCCCAACTGGGTTAGGCAACGATTCATTGTTGAGGGAAGAGAACACGGTCGCATTTTTGTGCCGTCCAAGTTGACCGACAACCCAGGCATCGACGCCAGTTCATACCGTCAGTCGCTACAAGCACTGGATCCAGTTGAACGCCGCCGTCTTGAAGAAGGTGACTGGTGGACAACCAGTCTCGGAAGTCTCTTTGAAAGAGAATCATTCATCATCATTGACCCGCTAGATGTACCTGAAGTCACCAACGCTGCCCGAGTCGTACGTTTCTGGGACTTAGCAGCCACGGAGCCATCTCAATCAAACCCTGACCCTGACTGGACAGTCGGAACACTAATGCTTTTTGACCAAGGCGTTGCATACATCTTGGATGTCAAAAAGGCGCGAGTTAACGGTCACCAAGTGGAGCACCTCATCTCTCAAACAGCCTACGAAGACGGACATGCGGTTGCCATCAGGATGGAGCAAGAGCCAGGTTCATCAGGCAAAGCCCTACTTGATCAATATGCCCGCTACGTACTTCCAGGATACGACTTCGCTGGCATCCGATCAACTGGCGACAAAGTCACACGCTCTCGCCCATTCGCCGCAGCGGTAGCAAATGGGAACGTCAGAGTTGTACGTGGATCATGGCTAACAGAATGGTTGGACGAGTTTGCGTCATTCCCAGAGGCAGCAAACCACGACGACCAAGTTGACTCCGCCGTAGGAGCATTCACACACCTCACCGGACTAGGATTGCCTCAACGGAAAAGAGCCGCTATCATCATCTGACATACATGTCCACCAATTATTAAGGTGATGAGTTGACTACTGAAAATATCCCTAACTGGCTACAAGAACACAAACGTCACGTGATGGCTCTCTACGATCACGTCAAGGAAGTGAACTCCGAAGACTTTGACCTTGCACAGATGTGCGAGATCTTGGTGTCGTTGAGCATTGTCCGATCAGACATGGGCATCATCTTTGAAGAGATGTCCAAGAAAACTCAAGCAGCGATGGCCGAACAGGAGATCGTTGACCTTGATAACGGCTACACCGTTGAACGGCGATGGTCGAAGCCGAGAAAAGCATGGCAACATGACGAACTAGCAAACGTCGTAGCGTCACGCATTAGCAGATCCGCCATTGACCTAGACACTGGCGAAGTAACCATGTCAAACGAAGACATGATGAAAGAGATGCTCAAATATGTTCAACCTTCCTACTGGAGGGTCGGCGCTTTGTCTTCTCTTGGAATCCTTGCAGATGAATACTGTGAAACCGGCGAGCCGGTAGAGAAAATCAACATCCGTAATAACAAGTAGAAAGCAAGAAAATGACTGATTCCAGTAAGCATATCTACGAGAAACTGTCTGAACCTTTTCCCGAGGAAATGGAAAAGACACTCAGCAAGGGCGGAGCACGCCTCACCTACATTCCTGTATCCGAAGTCATCACACGCTTGAATCGCGTGTTGGGTGTGGAGAACTGGAACAGCACAATTGTTTCCTGCTACCGCGATCAACTAGATCCCGACTACATCGTCGCCCACGTCCGGGTTGATGCCGTCATCGGTGGCCGAGTCGTGGAGAAGGACGGCATCGGTGGTCAAAAGATCAAGCGAACCAAAAGCGGTGACATCGTAGATCTCGGCGACGAAATGAAAGGTGCCGTATCTGATGCTTTGAAGAAAGCAGTTCAACAGTTCGGCGTCGGCTTGTATTTGGCTCGCGACATTGACGCCATTGAGCTTGAGTACGCTCAAGATGAAGCAGAACAACAGCCCGCCGTCAACCCCAAGTACGAAGAGTTCCTGAAGTATCGCAACGAGTTTGATGACGACCAGGTCAGTCAGATCCGAGAATTCTGGAACGACTACAGCGGGGGCAAGCCTGTACCTAAGGCGCATGAGTTCACCGAAGAGCAACTTGACGCTCTTCTCGTTGAGTGCATCCGCATAGCGTTTGATGCAAAAATCATCATTCGAGGTGAGGAAGAGTCAGAGGCGTGACATTCACCCCTCCCCCTCATCTCTCCCCTTCTTCAATAGGTACTTGGAAGCAGTGTCCACTGAAATTCAAGTATCAAAAGATTGACGGTCTCAGAGAACCTCCGACAGAAGCAACCCTGATGGGAAACTTCGTCCACGAGGTCTTTGAAGAACTGTATGCAACTGACCCCGATGACAGGACGCTTGACACAGCGCGCATGCTGTCACGGAAGTTATGGAACGAAAAGTACGAAGAAGAAGTTGCGTTCATCCTCAGTAAGGACAAGCACAACACCTTCCGGTGGAATTCTTGGTTTTGCATTGAAAATCTCTGGGGCATTGAAGAACCCACCGAGACGACAGTTGATGAGATCGAACTTGAACTCAACGGAAAACTAGGAGGAGTTCAACTTAAAGGTTTCATTGACCGGCTGTGCTTTGACGATGATGGTTCAATCATTATCGGCGACTACAAGACAGGAAAAGTTCCTGCACCGAAATGGGAAGACGACAAATTCTCACAGTTGTTTATTTATGCTGCGCTTTGCCGTGAGTTAGAAATAGGTGAAGCAAAACGTCTAGACCTTATCTATCTGAAAGCACCGAAAGTAATCAGTAGAAAAGTAACAGACGACAAAATTGAAGCAATCACGGCTGATGTCGTGCAAGTAAAGAAAGAAATAGATGAGTCCTGTAACAACGAACAATTTGAAGCACGAAAAGCGTTCCTATGCAACTGGTGTTACTTCAAGAAGCAGTGCCCTGCGTGGAGGTGAAATGAAAACCCTCACTGACGACGCATTCGCTAAGTTTGTTGCTGAAGAGGTCAAGAACCGAGTAAGCGCAGACGTACGGGAAACTCTTTTCCAGCAGGAAAACTGGGATCGCTGGGAGCGCGCTCTCATTGCCCTAGTCCAGAACCTTGAGAGTCAACTTGAACGCATTCAGGCGGACATTGACTCGGATACCGAAAGGTACTCAGCGATTGACGGCGGCGAAGCTTTGCTTAGCGAAGCGCTTGCGTATTACGAGAAGCAAACAAAGAAGATTGAGCGCTTCAAGTTCCACGTCAACTCGCGCCTAACCCAAGTCAGCAAAATGATCGTGACAGGCGCACGATTTGAAGATGACATGGCAAAGCAAATCATCATGCTAAAAAATGGCATTAAGCGACACCGAGAAATGCTTGAAGAGCACGACTTGGAAGACACAGCAATTGACCGGGCTCTCTGGGATCTCCTGGATGGCAAATGGACATTCGACTCAATTAAAGAAAGTGACATCTGAAATGACTGAACCAACTAAGCACAGCCGAACCGGCTACGTACGAGGATGCCGTTGCGAAATCTGCGTTGACGCAAATAACCAGTATCAGAAGGAATACATGCGTCAGTGGCGTATTCGGAAACGGACACAACGTCGAGCATTAGCCGAGACTCCTGCTACTCAATGAAAAGGCGCAAACCGCTTCAGCAGAAAACTCCCCTGAAACGGTCTGGCAAACTGAATCAACGCTCCGCAAAAACAAAAAAAGTTTACGAGGAGCGACGACCTCTAGTACAACGACTGTTGCAAGAGCGTCCGGTTTGTGAAGCGTGCAGAGTTTTCGCTGTCCACGACGGCAAAGTCACGTACGTCTCAAACGCCAGCGTAGACATACACGAAATAGTACGAAGGAGCCAAGGTGGTTCGATTCTTGAAGAAGACAATCTTATGGCTGTGTGCCGCCCTTGCCATCGGCGTATTGGGGATTATCCTGCGCTGGCTTTCTCGCTAGGTTTAGCGAAACGGAGTTGGGAAAATGAGCAGTAAGCCAATTGCTGGTGTTGATCTGTCGTTGACTTCCACGGGTCTGTCCTGCGGAGACGACCGCACAGTAATTAACTCCAAACTCAAAGAAACGGCAAGATTATTTGAGATACAGTCATATTTCAGAACATGGATAAGCAGCAACGACTTTCCATTTTGTGTGATTGAGGGCTACTCGTTTGCAAGCAAAAATTCGCAGGCACACAAAATTGGTGAACTGGGCGGAGTTATTCGTTTGCAATTACATATGTTAGGAGTTGGGTATGTCGAAGTACCACCAACAGTTCGGGCAAAGTTTGCAACAGGGAAAGGTAACGCCAGCAAAAACGAAGTTGTTTCAGCAGTATCGGCAAGAACAGGAATCGTTTGGAGCGGAGCAGGAGCAGACGACCTTTGCGACGCATTCATCCTTGAGGAGATGGGGCGTACCGTCGTCGGTGATAACCGATACGACTGGCCATCCGAAAACAAGAAAGCCCTTGACAAAATCAACTGGTCAGAATTGGAGAAATACTATGGCTAGAAATGCGCCAATTAGTCAAGTGGAGATTGAGCAGGAAATAATCCGGCTCACATCAATGCTTGAAGACGAAACGGAAACCTTTGAAGCTCTTGCAGTTGACGCAGCGGAAAAAGAAGCCAATTATAAAAACCTATGGGCAAGAGAGTACCTGTCGGCTAAAGGTTCAATCAAAGAACGCGAAGCCTGGTCTGACTACAAGTTGGAAGCAGAAATACATCAGCACAAGATCGCAGAAGCCCTAGTGAAGGCTAAACGTGAACGGCTGTCCTCTTTGCGAACCTCGATTGACGCTTTGCGTACACTGGCAGCAAATGTGAGGGCGCAAACCTGACAATGATTCAGGTCAAAGAAGTTAACCTCATCAACCTCAACGCCTACTGGAGCGTCTACCACGCCCGCCCTACTCTTGAAATTGACTGACATGAACCATGATATTGTCACTGACGTGAACCGTCGTGAGATCAAATGGCTTCAAGTATTGCCTGAGATTGCGGCGACGTTCTCGACTTGCGCTAAAAGGCAATATGGTGCGGTGATCCTGAACGAAGAAGGCAGGGTTCTTGGATTCGGTTACAACGGTTCCCCACCCGGAATGAAGCATTGCAATGAAGGGCACTGCCCCCGACTTCATGAACAGTCACCGAATGGAGCGGTCTACGACAACTGCATTGCTCAACATGCGGAAGCGAACGCATTACTGTGGAGTGACCCTGCTCAAAGAAAAGACGCGACACTGATCGTGAATGGTCCCCCCTGTTTCGGATGCGCAAAGCAAATTGCGTCAAGTGGGATAAAAAGGGTGGTCTGCTTTTCGGACGACAGTTATGAGGACTGGTTTACCGTTAGGCAATTTTTACTTTCCGCAGGCATAAAAGTAATTGAAGTAAATAAAGAAGTGGTATTGAACAATGGAAAAAATTGACAAGTCTCTAAAAAACCTTTTGGTCAACCTTGATGACCTGGTTCCACTTGATGGCAATCCACGTAAAGGCAACGTAGACGCCATCATGGCTTCCTACGAACAGTTCGGACAGGTCAAGCCCGTTGTCGTTCGTCCCAATGACGACTCCACATACACCGTCATTGCTGGAAACCATCAAGTCGAAGCAGCACGACGCTTAGGATGGAGCAAAATCGCAGCAGTACAAATGAAAGTTGATGAATCAACTGCTGTCGCATTCGCTCTTGCCGACAACCGCACCACAGAGATGGGTCATACGGATCCTGAACTTCTGAACGAACTGTTGAGCGAAGTTGTTTCTGATTTCTCCGACTTGTGGGACGGTTTGGGTTGGGACGAATTTGAACTAGCGGCTCTTGACGAACAGGCGGCACGTCTGACAGCAATTTCTGAAGAGGAATCTGGCTACATCGCTCCTGTCATCATTAATCCCGAACTTGAGGAACCAGAACGCGACAAGCAAGCAAACCTCACCCCAACTGTTGACAATAGTTCTGGGGAGAGTAGACTTGTCCCATCTGGGGAAGTTGACCAGAAAGAAGCAGTAGTAAGCGGCAGCACTGCAATTGGGCAATCAGGCTCAAGCAAAGCAGTCGTTCAATACACGCTTGTTTTTGATGACCCAGATCAACAAAGAAAATGGTACTCGTTTATTAGATGGCTGAGGATGGATCCAGGTTATGACGGATCCACAACGGCTGAAAGGCTCATGAGCTTCATTGATGCTCACTCAAACTTTTAACTATGGCTAACACAAGACCCAAATCACCACATGGAACTCACAGCAGATACTCAGGTGGTTGTAGATGCGACGAATGTAGAGAAGGTCACCGGATCTACATTCGTGAACGTAAGCGGAAAATCAGCAGAGCGAAGCAAGGAACCGGACCTCCCGTAGAACCTCGTTTAATTTCAGCGGAAGGTTCCCGTAGACACATCAACTACCTGAGAGAACATGGAATTGGGTATCGAGCAATTGAACAAAAGATGGGTTTCTCTCGGGCGAACCTATCGAAGATCGCAAACGGACAACAGAAAAAAGTTCTCCCCAGCACGGAGCAAAAACTTCTAGCGATCACAGCCGACTCGTACTCCAAGGATCACACTGTTCCTTCTGACTACGCCAAAGAAGTTGCCCAGGAAATATTTGACGCCGGTTACACACTCAGGCAGATAAACGAAATTCTCGGCAACAAAATGCCACACCAAAAACTGGTAAACGGAAAACGAATCCGCCTCAAGCAAGAACGTAAGATTGAGGCGCTCCACTTCTATTTGCTCCGTAGGCCAATCAAAGCAGAGAAGCCGAAGGGTTCACGCAGGAAGGGATACTACGCAATATGACACGCCAACGAATGTTTCTTGACATGACATGTGTTGACGCTGCACGCGAGCGTATCCGACACGTCTACGACACCTTTGACACAGTATGCGTCCAGTTTTCAGGAGGCAAAGATTCAACTGCCGTCCTGTACCTAGCGAAAGAAATCCACGAAGAACGAAACCTCGGACCAGTCAAAGTCATCTTCAGAGATGAAGAAATGGTCTCACCCGTGGTGGTTAAATATCTTGAAGAAGTAAGAAATTACGACTGGGTGGACATGGAGTGGTACTGCTTGCCACAGGGTCAAGAGATCTGGGTTCTAGGTCGAAGAGAGTACTGCTTGCTTTGGTCAGAAAAACGCGCAAAAGAAGGTCGCCTGTACCGGGAGATGCCGGATTGGGCTATCCGCGCAGAACACTTCGGTCTGGATCCGAGTAAAACCATCACTCAATCAATTGACTACTACACGATGCAGGGGAAGAAGGGAAGAACCGCATTCCTCACTGGTGTTCGTGCGAATGAGTCCATGATTAGGTACAGGTCATGTGTTCAGAAACTCCACGAAAACTACATCAACATCCCTTACAGGATGAAAAAATCAATACCGCTTCGGTTCGCCAAAATCATTTATGACTGGACTACAGATGATGTGTTGAAATTCATCAGTGAAGAACACAATGCTTCCTACTGCGAATACTACGACCTTGCTGCGATCACCAAATCAAATACTCGTGTTGGTATCCCTCTGCATGCAGTAGCAATCCGGCGGATAGGCGATGTGGTCGCCACCGAGCCCGAATTCTACGACCGGCTATACGAATGCTTCCCGCAAATTGACACGCAACGTCGCTGGTGGCCAGAGTTTGACATTGAGAACATGATAAAAACGTATGCAACTCTCGGGTGGGAGGGCGTCAAGTTATGCATTGACGACAACATGCTCACGCCAGGCATCAGGAAACGAGCTTTAGCGTTTTCTGCCGAATTTAGAAAGAAGCACACAAAGGATCCGTACTCGTATCCGATCTCTTGGCTGATTCGCAACCTGCTTCTCAACGAGTTCAACATCTCATCAGTGAGCCCTGTTGGACCAAAAACTCGAGCCCATACCGTACGAATCGCAGAAGAGGAAGCCAACGAACTCGCAGCCTTGGATGCACTTGACTATCAGGATGACAGCCGATGAATATGTTAGAAATTCAATGGGTTAACGGACAAGACCTTAACGCCGCAGAGTGGCGAGCAAACTACGTTTTGCAACCAGATCTTCGCGTGCTCTACCAAAGCATGAAAGATTACGGCTGGATCCAACCAATCATTGTCCAAAAGAAAACCAACGTGATCATTGACGGTCACTACAGGTGGGAAATTGCTGGCTCCCTGAAACCGTTTGAAAAGAAATACAAGTCCCTTGTACCCGTGGTCTACGAAGACTGTAGTGACACAGAGGCAATGATGATGCACCTGCGACTCAACAGGGGTCGGGGGTCTGTTGCAGGCAAACAGATGGCACGAATCATCAGAAAAGTAAAAATGTCACGCAAGTACGATGAAAAAGATTTCAAGCGTTTACTTGCAATGCACTATGACGAAATTGACATTATGGTTGATGGAACCCTTCTGAAGAGTAGGAATATCGCTGATCACAAGTATTCAAACGCTTGGATACCAGTTGAAGCGCCCGCAGATGCAACCGAAACGGCATCAATTATTGAACGCCCACCAAATGCGGATAGATGATAAAATTTAGAAGTTATGCCAACTCCATCCTTTTTACCTGACGAAGAAGTAAGCCCAGGAGATCGACGTCGTCGTCCTTCTTGGTGGCGTCGTGCCCTTGCAGCACTTCTGCGTTCACTTGGCAGAACAAGTCGCCCAGGTCAGTTCCGAGATCTCGCCCCCCGCAGATTCGGCGGTGCAGGTCGCGGTGGCGACGAAATCTGATGCTAAGGTGATTTGATACTCGCACCTGAAAGCATTGGTTAATGAAAATTGGGATTGCATCCAACGACTGGTCGCGAACAGTCTTCAATCAGTACGGAAACGTTCCAGGCGGAGCTAACTACATCCGCCTACAGCAATGGCAACGCCACTCTGAACACAAGTATGTCTCTGGACTTTTAGCAACTCACCCGAACAAAGGTTTCGGAATTGTTGACCATCGAGGAACTCAGCACTACGACATTGATGTAGTGATCATGCAGCGAATCATGCATCGTCAATTGACAGAAGATCTAATGAGCCCCAAAAACAGAAATAAATTAGTTATCAATGATTTAGATGACTGGTACTGGGGTTTGCATCGCGACAATCTTGCTTATCAAAGACTGCAAGAAAATGCTGACAGCGACGAAACACTTGACTACTACAAAAGCAATATAAAACTCTCAGATGTAGTGGTTGTCTCAACACCTTTCCTGTTTTCAAAGATGGCACACGAATTCAGTATTGGATCAGACAAAGTCCACATGATTGAAAACAGAGTTGATACCGACAAGTACAAGAGAAAACCAATTTCATCAAAGAAGCCAATCCTTGGATGGGTCGGGTCAACGCTACACCGTTCCATGGATCTGGAGATATTGCAGGATTCACTATCCGACGGGGAATACCGCATGCACCACACCGGCTACGCTGGTGGACCAACAATGGCAAGCAAAATAGGCATTGATCCAGGAAGAGTCACAACATCACCGATGTTCGATCCGTATCAGTATGGTCAGAAAGCCTTCACATCCTTTGATGTCGGGCTTGCACCTCTTAACGATGTTCCGTTCAATCACGCCAAGTCATGGATCAAAGCGATCGAATATGCCGCCGCAGGAATCCCATTCGTATGTTCGGACATCAGCGAATACCGGCGTCTGCAAACCACATACGGAATAGGTCGTCTAGCTTCAACATCAGACGAGTGGAAACAACACCTCGCGGAACTAAAGAACCACTCAGTCAGGAAAGAAGAATCAGAAAAGGTCTACAAAACGGTACGTGAGCATCTTGACGTTCGTGAAATGGCCAAAGATTGGGATGCTTTAATTAGCAACTACACGTAGGTCACAAGAAATACAAAGCCCCCGACCCGCCGTGGCGAGCATATCTATCCTTCATCGTTTCACTCTCCATCTCTGACTTCCTCACCTCGTAAGGAGGTAAAGGTCCGCGATGAAATTCGTGAGAATAAGTCCCACAGTAATGACCGATCAAAGTTGGCCGATGTGGGTTTGATCTAACTCGAGATCCACGGTGGTAGGTCTGGGAGTGCCAACCTACGACATCACCCTTGCTGCCTTCAAAACGATAAATCTTTGGCTTCTTCTCCGCAATTTCAACCAAGATTCTTTGATTGACAATCTCGTCCTCAGCGTCTTTGTGATTTTCTCCGTCAAAAGAAATATGTTCCCACTTGTGAGAACCAACGATCAACTCAAAAGGTCCAGACTGGTCGTCAAGTTCACCCAAAGCGACAATCACGCCAACATAAGTTGAGTTGGCATGAGGATCAGGCAGCAAAGCGTCCTTGTGCCAGCCGCACTGGGTGGATCTCTGCATGGTCATTTCTACGTGCAGAGCTGCCGCCATCTCAATTTCTTCAAAGGCACTTTCAATGGCTTGATGGCAAAGCACGTCAAGAATTTCCGGGTGCTCCAAGTATTTCGTGCTACGTCCCCATCCGTCAAGAGATTCACCATGGTTATGTTGGTACATCTCCAAATATGAATCAATAACCTCCCCAGGGATAGCGCTTTGCAACACAAAAAATCCGTCTTGCTCGTACTGCTCCGCAACGCTTCTTTTGTCGTTCATCATTCTCCCGAGTTATGCATGTTGGCTCGATACCAGCCGGAACCGTGCCACCGCATATCTGGATCGCGTTCCATTGATTCGACTACTTCACTAAGTTGTGGTCGTTCTGTTGACTCTGACCAAGTCCAATGATTGGAAAAATGCCCAATCAATGCTGGTCTCGGAATGTTCCTACGTGGCGGAGAACCGCGATGAATTACCCTGCTGTTCCAGAACAGTGCATCGCCCTTCTTCGGCATGAAAGTTGTGACCTCATGTTCGTTATTATCCATCGCCATTTGACACATGTGGAGCATCCCCAAGCGATTGTCTTTGCCGAACGATATGTCAAGATCCCAGCGATGAGAACCCTTCAGGTATTGGAATGGACCTGAACCCTCATCAATGTCAGCCAAAGCGATCCACACTCCAAGATATTGATCTGCACCGTTGGGATTGTCGTTGAGTTCATCAACGTGCCATCCGGTGTTTGACGATCTCCAGTAGGTCAGATCGGAGTGCAAGGCAAGGCACATGTCAAGTTTTGTGAAGGTGTCCGAAATTGACTGATGAAGAAGCAGATCTCGAATCTCCGGATACTCCAAGTACATCTGGTCAATGCCGGTGAAGCGCTGATGGTTATCGTCAAAGGTGAAGGTTTTGTGCCAAAAGTTGTTGACGTAGTCATCAATGACCGCATGCGGCACCAAACCAGGGCATTCAACTACCCCGTTTTTTTGAAATGTTTGGAGAAGTGTTTCAGTTTTGCCTGTCAAGGTGGACGATTGCGACAATTTTTTCTCCATCGGTGCATGCGAGAGATTCGTACACGAGACTACCATCAATCAACATTGCATCCCCAGAGCAGGGCTTATCTAAAATTGTTGTGCCTTCTTTTTCGCGTATCACAATGTTTCCATTTTTGTAATCGTCGTTCAAGAAGAAAATCAGTGTCGTCGTTCCCGCCATCTCAACGTTATATGTTTCACCTTCTGGCGCACCAGCACCAGATCCTTCAACGAACTTCATGTGCGACAAGGAATTACCCAGGTCGTAAGCAAGATGCCTACATCCAAAGAATTCATCTGCATGTTTGATTACTTGAGCTATTGAATCGCCGATGTTTTCATACAAAACATTTGAGTAATGCGCTTCGTTTACGAGGTGTAGATGTGTTGACTCGGGAGGTGAGTCCGGACGCAGATTTTGCCATTCTGCTGATTTTAGGTTTGGGTAAATCTCTGAAGAGTCAAAGCATTCCTCAATGATGAGTACGCCTTCAACTTCAGGTGTCTTTAAACGCATTGTTTTGTCTTTCTTCACAAGAGATGAATCAACAAGTCGTCTTTCCATCGGATCCGCCTGTGTGCCAACAGCGAAACACCAGTTTCCACGGAAGCGTCGTTGCCCCTCCTGCATTCCACCCCTGACTCCGTGAGCCATTCGGAACAGGTCAGGCAACGCAAAATCACCTTCATCCCATTTATGCCACATCTGGATGTCGTTGTTGTAAGTAATTTCTTCAGTGATCTTCACCATCAGGCGATCGAAAAATTCAATTTCTTCTTTTGTGGGTTGCCTGCCGTCAAAGAGAACTAGATGATCTTGGATGCCCCAAGGCGCACTACATGGGCAAACGCGCAGCGTGTCTCTGCCTGATGCGGGGTGAGGGTCTACGGCTTGCCTGGAGTAAGAATTGATGTAAGAGTCGCCATCAATCATGGTGACTTTGTCGCGTTTTGCCTGCACAAAAAGATCTGCCATGGACAGGTTTTCGTCATAGGGGGCTTCATAAATTGCCTCTATGAATTTTCGACTCAGTTTGTAGGGGTCGCCTTGTTGCCAGTTGGGAACGTGAATGATCCTGGACTTTTTTAGGAATTCTTTTTCCGGCTCAGCAAGATCGTCGTACATCTTGCACATATCAACGAGCCCGGTTTTCCCGAATTCGCTACTGCACGCAAAAAGCTCCATGTTCCACCCGGCGGCATACTGTGGCCACCGCATAGCAACGCCTTCTACATGCCATTGGATTAGATCTTTTTCAGGTGAGTTGACGCCATCCTCTTCGTCCTGCCTGATCGCCTTATCGTGATCCTGCATGTATGGCCAACTAAGAGTGTCTTCGCGAGGTCCGTTGTCATCAGTTGCGAAAGCAGTGAAGTTCAACTCGGGGCCAAGCGCTCTAAAGATTTTCACTACTTCAGCGTCAGAGAAGTACGCTTTTTTGAAAACGATCATTCCATGCTGCTTGTAAGCAGCGGCGTACAAAGATGGGTTTTCAACTACTTGCTCAACTGTGTGTTGATCAAATTCAACAATCATTTTTCGTCGTCGTATTCCTCAGCCAAGAAGTACTCAATCGCTGCTCGAATACGTTTCAACCCTTCTTTTGGACCGTATTCGTCGTAGCCGGTCTCAAAGTTTGCTGGCAGCAGGCACCCGTTAGTGAATCGTGCTCGCCGCTTGCCGTCACGGGAAACAATAAACTTCTCAAAGTTGCCCAAAATCAACGAACCTGGATCAATACCAAGCCTCTTATAGATGGGGTGTGGCTCAAATGAGCGGTCGTCGTCTTCTCGGCTGTAACGAGATTTAACCAACTCGGTGAACGGTAGACGGACTCGGTAGTTGTAAAAGGCGTAGTTGTAAGCCTCTTCAGCCGTGCTCGTCGAGTTGTTTGCAAAGTCGCCATACGCGAACTCGCAATAGTCGTTAGTTGGCACGCAAACAATTTGAAAACCCTGATCTTCATAGTCGTATTGCAGAACCTGAAGCATCGGATACTGCATTGAGTTTCCGCACTCTCCTGTCACGTTGACAATCATGGTGACGTTACCGCGTTGATTAGTGATCAGATCGCCTTCTTCGCTGTCAAAAGGCAAAAGCGGAATGTCGTAAACGCTTTCCCCGTCAGCAGTTGGGCCAAGATCATGTTCGGAGACGAGTAGATCCATCATTTCTTGTGAAATTGACTCAATTTTCGCCATGCAGGGATAATACCATTCCCTTGCTCCTCGGCGATAAAACCCCAAAATATGCTACAATCGGTGTTGCACCAGTGTTCTGTAGGAGACGAAGATGGTAGCTCTCAACAATATCAACAATGACCAAAAACTCTATCATTTGAATCTTATCAAAGAGTCTGCTGAAGAGTTGATTATCGTTGCAGCGCTTCACGCTGGAGTAAACCCAGAAACCATTGACACTGGCACGCACCCACTGCCCGACAGTTTTGACACAGAGGCAGAAGACTTCAACCAACTGGACGTCAACCTGGCGGAACGGGTCAAGCAGTACAACGATCTCGTCACGCGAATCAACTCACTCTGAGGTCAAAATGATTTTCTCAATCTCCAACGAAAAGAAAAGAAGCGCCGCACTCAATGGTGTTGCCGCATGCGAAGAAGACGTATTCATGGCTTGCATGTCACTCAACATCGATCCAGTATCAGTTGCTGACGACTATTCCAGCGATGACCCCTCCTACGAAGTATTGTCAGATGCAATGCAAAAACTCCGAGACGCAAAGGCGTACTTGGCAGCACTCTGACGCTAGGAGCACAAAATGGCATTGTCAGCAGCTCAAATCGCTCAAGCGAGAAGCGAAGCCCAAGACTTCTTGGAGTACTCAATCTTCGTGCTTTGCACGTTTCTGGAAGTTGACCCAGAAACAGCAACGTCCGCAATGGAAATCCCCGTTTCCGAAGCAGATCTAAACTATTACAACTACGTCTCGCTGAAGCGACAATTGTCGGCATTTGAGGCTCTAACGGCATGAAGTTTTCGTCACCTCACCTTCGAGCCGTTCTGGATGGGGATGATCGACATCCAAGCGAAATCGCTACATCAACTGGACGCTTCGTGCCTGAGGAAGAAACACCCGAATCGGAAAGCGTCAACAACAACATGGGAGCCGCAATCACCTTCAACCCTTCCGTTGGAGCGCTTGAACTTGCCGAAGAAGGTGCAGTCATCATCTGCGAAAAAGTTAGAAAAGACACCTAATGGCCATCAGGACCTCAACTCCAACATCAGGCAAGGTTTATAGCCCTCAGGCGGAACTTGACTGGACAAGCACACACTTGCTGTCATGCTTCTACATCTTGGGTCTCACAGAAGATGATATGGATACATACACCATTGACGACCTGGTTGATCGTTGCACTTGGATGTTTGAGCCACACACCCTTGAGGCTTACCTGACTGTCTTAGGTAAAGAAAGATCATACGACCCCGGATTTTCTTTCGGCAGAAAACAGCGCAGTTGGATGGTTCTCCTAGTCAGAAGGTTCTGGCGTCGTCGCCATATTTCGCAGTACGAGGTGAACAGCGGTGTCTAGCAGCATTTTCCATAAAGGCGTCGTTGCTCGAAGCCTTTCCACTAACCAAACTGGAACCACTTGGGAAGACGAGTTGAGCGTTGTGCGCGACTACTCCCGCCTCGCCGATGCGGCAATTACTGCCGCCAACGCTGACATGCGACAAGCTGCCGTTGGTCGAGACTGGTACTTCTGGAAATATTCCACGTGGCTAGGTGAACAAGACAACACATGGCTTGAATACGCTTGGCGCAACTACGTAGCAGTTAAATCTCTATATGGCGTTCTGAAGCCAAGAGACTTGGAAACAACTGAGAAAATTCTCATCTCTGGATCTTTCCCCATCCAGATGCACACGGCACACATGCAGGCAGGGACAAAAGATTATTACTGGTTGAACTCACTTGAAACCAGAATCATGGAAGACACGCTGAACGAGAACGGAACCATCCCCAATCAACCAGAGTGCTCCTACAAAATCATTGACTTTGAAGACTTTGAGCAAGGCACAGTAACGGAATTTTTTGATTCAGCCCGCCTGCACACCCATGACTTCCTGACCCCGAACCTAAATCTGGTTGACAACATGCTTGACTCAATCAGGGTAGGCGGAATCATGATGATTTACGATCTTGCTGAATTCGGCGCTTTGTACGAAGACGGCATGCGCGCCCACGAAGAGCGAATGCACCGGATCAACCGCCGTATTGCCCAACGTGAAGACTACGAGGTGTATCACTTGGCACACGACGAGATCGGTACAGTTCTTGCCTACCGCATCGGCTAATATAAATACATGCCCGCAAGATTCGGACCTCCAACTCGAGACAAGTACGCCTATTACAGTCTTGACGAAAACGACTGCAAAACTGTCAACGAGATTGAGTACACAAATTACAAAGGTGGAGTAATCCACTTCCACAACGTTTTCAACGTTGACCGAGACGTAATTTTGCCATACATTGACGAAATGGCATACGTGCCATCATGTGGTCTTGAAATCATCAAAGACGACGAAGGCAACATGCTCCACGGCGAAACTTTTGACGGCAAAATCGTGGACATGAAAGATCTACTCGCACTACCAATGCGGGTCGGCGGTATGGGGATGCCTGAACCAGTCAACCCAAGCACGCCACACGACGTCAGAAACTTTTTTGAGGGTGTTGAGGAAAGTTTGTATCACTGCCTAATCAGGTACTGTGATATTTACCCACTTATCGTCAACTCAATTTGGTGGCGAATGAGAGGACACTGTCTCAAGTACATGCCAGGAGCGAATCTGGGTCTCCACAACGACAACGACACCAACACCTTCACCATTGATGGGCAGAGGTACTACAGCGAACGAGAGATCGCTATGTACCAAGTCGTGAACGGTCTGGCTTATTTCAACGATGACTATGAAGGTGGAGAAATGCACTTCCCCTACTTAGACATCACGGTAAAACCAAAAACCGGAGACATCATTCTTTTCCCTGCCAACTATGTTGGAACTCATGGAGTGGCGCAAGTTGGAGAAGGAGCACCTCGATACACCTACCTGACGCAGTTCGGTCATGGCGGAGAGCACAAATACGAAGTACTGGAGCCTCAGGAAAGCGACATGTGGCTAGCTCCGGTGTATGTGCCTTACCTGTACCAAGATCACGTCAAGTTCTCCCATTCGGGCTACTCGCACCTGGACACGTCAAAAGACTCAGCGTTAGGTTTCCACGCCTCAACTATTGAGACGCAGCAACGCTCAAAAGAGGGCGCTCCAGTCGGAACTAAGATTCCGTACGAAGAGGAGTGAAAGGAATAGTTCCTATCAGAGTTCCATGACCAAAGAACTCCAGATAGGAAATACGTTCCCCTGACGTTACTGGCACAACTTCGTGAGTGCCTAAGAAACCGGCAGGATAAACAAATGCTGTTCCCGCTTCGGGGGCGAAATGCTTGTCGATGTATTTGAATCCAAGATCGCCACCGACGCAATCATCTTTCAGAATCAGAGATCCGGTCAGGACGCTGTAGATCGCTTTTTCGCTTTCCGAACCAGCACCAACTAAGTTGTCGTTGTGATATCCCATGTATCCACCCGGTTTGTAGGTAGCGACATGAGGCACGGCTCTCCACCAAATGTTTTCTTTTGCGTCAGGGAAGAAATTGAAATATTTGGTGACACATTCACCCATTGATTTTTCAAGAAGTTCTGCAAACTTCAGATCGTCGTCAGTGGTGTTCACTTTAAGTTGCAGAAGACGACCTGGGGAAGCATTGACCTGCTCCTCTGTGAAGATGTAGCCACCCCTATTCATGTACGTGCCATCATCCTGCAAGGTGTAGTCGCTTGGTTCTTGTTCGCGACGGCGTTCAAGCCATCCTTCAAAAAACGAAGCATCAATGTCTAGGACATTTCGATACTCAACGATCCCAAAGCCGTGATGGATTGCTTCCATTACTTCTCGTCAGGGAATTCGGTTCCACGCTCGCGGTCATTGCGGAGACGCTTCACCTCTTTGGCTGAGGTTTCATGAACCTCGGGTGTCCAGTACCCGTCAGTGAAAAGATCAGCAACCTCCTGAGCCCTATCTCCTGACAGGTACAGGGTGTGCTCATTTGTGTAGCCTTCACGACCGGGATATGGCCATCCATAAAGTCCGGCTTCAACATAATCAATGCCTGCTCCGGTGATGATGGATGCAATTTCCTGTTCGGACTCTTCGCCCCAGAGACCGTTGGCGTCAACGTAAAGTCCGTTGTAGCCACGAGATGCAACATAGTTCGCAATCTCAAGTGGAGCGCCACCAAAAGCAATGCAGAAAATGATGTCGCATTTTGCGAGCATCGCATCAAGGGTCACGAGATCAGTGAGATCAAACTCTGCTGCACGTTCGTGTGTTGCCTCAGAGCGATCAGCCGATGCCCAGACAACCCTGTGCCCGCTCTTACACAAAGCATAGGCAAGGGTGCCGCCCATCTTTCCTGGGTGGGCAATTCCAATTGTTTTATCCGACTGGGGGGAGTATTGAGTATCCATCTTCCATGTACACATTCGTTGAGATTCGGGCAAGGGTAGGGTGTTCTTGTGGGTCAACCACATTTTCGCAAACATCAGGGTTTGGCGTACCTTGACAATACCACCCCAAGTAAGAGTAGCGCCACCCGCCAGTCACGGGCTGCACTTCATGCGCTGCAACATAATTAGACGGGAAGAAAAGCATGTCGCCTTTCTTTATGTCTTCGTGTTTGATATCTAGGTATTCGAAGTTATGAGCACCACCAGTGAAGTTCGTTCCGTCAAGCTCATCCTCCGACTTGACGTTGTCGTTCAGGTAAGCCACAACCGAAACGCTGTTGCGAGTGGCCAACTGATCACGAGGATGAGGCTTGCCGTACTCGTAGTCAGTACTCACATCTGCGTGCATTCCTAAAAACCCGCCAACCGGATAAGCAACAATGTGGCTTTTGATCTTCCACCAAATGCACTTACCGGCAATTGGGAACATTTCTAGATACGAGAGAAGACACGCATCTCGGCGCTCCTCAATGTAGTCAAGGACATCAATTACTTCAGAGCGGCTGTCCTGATGAACGAAACTCCCACGCCACGGCATCTCATCCAACGAATCTTTCTTAAAGAAATATCCGCTCCGATTGATGTAGCCGTCCTCACCAGTAATCGGGTCAACACCTGGCGTGTACATGGTCTCGCGCTCTGCCTGCAAAACGTCCTTGCAGTATTCACGCATCCAATCCCAGTCAAGGTTGAACACGTTCTCAAAGAGGACGACACCACCACCGAGGTGTGTACCAACAGGATTATCGCTCATATTCATGTTCCCCCAGTTCAAGCATGTATCCAACATAGTCGTGGATGCGCTCAATGATCCGCTTCCGGTCATCGTTATCTCGAAGATGATTGAAACAACCGTAGATGGTGTCAATAGCAAACTGAACCAAGAAATCCTCGGGAGGATCGTGACCCCTGAAGCCTTCGTATGTCATGAAAGACAAATTATGGAAGTCCCATGGGCGAAACTGCAAAGGCTGGTGTGGGAACCAATCGGGATAATGCCATGCATGTCCGGCGTGCCGCATGTCTGGATGCCAACGCAGATACGCACGAACCTTCTCAATGACTGTCAACGTGTCGTCGTCATTTGGTGCTTGCTTCATGAAGTCTTGATGCGGAGGGAACCCGCCATGCATGTCCCCGTTGCGAGAAAACAGGAACGACTGACCCTCAAGATCAAACCCTTCCATGTGGGCTTTGCTGTAACGCATCAAGTTAGCGAAAATTCGATCCTCCGGATCCATCTTCACTGGGTAGACATGGAAGTCCTCGCCAAACGGTTCATTGTCAAAAAACTCTTTCAACTTGACGCCACGCTCAGGAATGTTCCCATCCTTGGTGAAGATGAAAAGCGTTACCTTCTGAAATAGACACTCAAGTCCCTCAAGGGCATAGATTCCCTTTGTGAAGACAAGAGGAATGTGGTCAGGGTTCGGACCTTTTGACTTGTCCTTATCAACGCCAGGGTATGACTGTACGTCACCAAAGTTCTCGTTACCATCAACCTTGTACTCGGGATCGTAGAAAGGCTTCTCCTTCCCTACCTCTACCCGCTGGAAGACCCTATCCTCTCGCTCCCAGCCATTGTAAAAACCGTGCATTACGGCACGATTGTCCCAGATGACTACGTCGCCTTCTTGCCACGTCCACTTGTAACGATTAGCTTCTGTTCGGCAATACTCCTCAACCCAGTCGTAGAGTTCTTCAAACCATGGGGTGCTCCCCCCGTCAAGTTGGGTGCCTGGTCCGGTCCAGTAAAGAAGAGTTTCTCCAGTATCCGGATGTGTTCGCAAGGCGGGATGGCTGACAACGTCACGTCCTGCGGCTCCAGTCTCCGCCACGAAACGAGCCGTCGGCAGGTGTTCCTTAATGTGCTCAGGACACTCTTCGTACAGATTTACAAGACTCACCCAGAATGTGTGACCGAAATCTTTATCAACACGGTAGGTCGTCATATGGATGGAAGTAACCGCAGGAGGAGCTTCCAAGAACGGGTTATCTACATGCCAGTTCTCTTTCAGAAACTGTTCAGGATCCGTTTTATCTTCAACATTCTTGACCGTTGGGTGATTTACGCCCGCAAGAAGACCACCGTTGAAATCTTCATCAACTTCGCCTGTGTAGATAGCGTTGACCAGTTTCATGTGCTCCTGGTCGGTTGGGTTCATGCCGATGAAACCAACCATCTTGTTCTTGTTGAAAATCAACTTGAAATACTCTGGGTCATCAAGAACTTGCCGGGCAGTGATGCCTCTCATCTTGAAACCGAGGTTGCCTAGTTTCAGTCCTAAGGCGATTCCGCCAAAACCTTTCATGAAGGCTCCTTCAGTTGTGGGTGACCCTCAAATGCGGGGCCAATACGATTACCGTTTTCGTCTAGCCCAGTTCGGATGCCACCCATCCAAGTCCAAGGCTGTTCTTGCAACTTCTTCATCTTTGCATCACCGTACGACTGTCGAGCAGCAGACAAATCTGGCTTGTCCCAGTAGTTCTCAACTGTGAACTCAACGCTTGGCATCAGAGAGTTGTCGTAAAACTGGAAAAACATAAAAGGTGAACCAGCAGGAAAAATAACTGGCTGACCAATTTTTGTGATCTTCCAGTTCATGTTGAACTCGTCTGGCCACCAGTCAGATGGAATGTGCGCCGTTAAAGGAACAGCCCCATCAACAAAATAGTTAGGTGACCCGCTTATCCACGTGGACACTCCTGGAGGCGTTGAGAACGTCCACCCAACAGTGAACGACATAATCCCAACAATGCTGGGCATAACAATGTCACGTTCGTAAGTCTGACCATTTGTCTCAAACGTCATCTTCTCGCCGGACAGGACACGAGGAACAGTCAGCCCCCCGTCCCATTGAATAACAACATCTTGTTGGAGAAGAACCTCCCAACCGTTGACGTTTGCTTCAGTCAGGGGAAGACACTTGTATGCATGCTTCTTGTAGGTGTCATCCATCCAGTCGCGTCGAACTGACGCTTGCTTTATCTCAGGTGGATTTTGATGTGTTCTAGTGAGAGTTACATCCATCACTGAATAGCCATCGTCTGACCGCTGGCAACAGGAATTCCCATTGTCGTATCTTGCTGCGCCGAGTACCCACCTCCGCCGTGGCTCTGGTGGTTACGGTCGTTGTAGTCATACATGGTGACGGCAGAATACTTGATTCCACTCTTTACAGGCTGAGAAGCATGAGCGTAAATGAAATCACTTGGATGGACAATGACATCACCTGCTTCGGGGACAAACTGAAGGTTTTTGTACGGCATGATGTACTCGCCGCCTTCGTAGTCGTCATTCAAATACCCAATAGCAGACACGGCGCAAGAATAAGAAAACCCAGAGTCAGGATGAACTGAGAAATGCTGCCCCTCGCCATAGCGAACGAAGTTGGTGGCTTCTTCATAGTCAAGTTGCAAGTTGTACATTGACGAGTAGTGCTGCACGCACTGGCGTACACCAGAAATAACTTCCTCGTACACCCGTCCAAGATCTGCGAACTCTTCAGGAACAGGGATGTCTGCTTGACGCAACTTGAAGTCAACGCAATCTCTGTAATCCTTCATCACCTCGTAGTCTCCAACTGTCGCCTGCTTCCATGAGAAGTATTCGTGGGTGCTCTCAGCGAGACCGGTTTCAAGTCGAGCGATGAAGTTTGAGTCAGGTGCCCAAACGTCTTTGTACAGCATGATGCCGTCGGTCGGGTTGCCCAAGTATCCGCCAATTCTCATTATTTACCTCAGTTCAGTGATTGTGTAGAAAGAAGGGGTAGTCCATCTTTCTCCACGGGTAATTTGTTTTACACCATGAAGATAGTGGACATCACCTGGATGTGCTACCGCTAAGCCTGGTTTTATCGGAATTTCAATATCGAACTCAGGGTAATAAAACTCGCCACCATCAAAATCTTCGTTCCAGTAAATGATTGAGTTCAGGTCATACAGAGGGAAAGGATTTGGCTTTCCGTCATTCAACTGTTTATCCGCGTGTGGTTGCTGCTCATTGCCTGGAAGCCATCTGATAAGTACTGGCGGGCGCTTGTATAGAGCAACGTTGAATTTGTCCTCCAACACTTTTTGCATCTTGTCAATATATTTATCAATCAGATTAAATATATCTGGGGAGATGCGTTTGAGGATTTCGCCACTACACATTCGATCCCACCAATAGGAGGCGTCGTAAATACACGTGCCATCTTCATCAAATTCGTCACCCATAGGATTTTCCCACTCTTCAATAGTCGGGAAAAACTTTTGCAGGGTTTTCAGATCATCTAGATCTACGAAGTTTTCAATGACTGTGATGTTCTCTGCTGTTGTTCCGAAGTGACCTGGTTCAACTAGCGATTTTTCTTCAACTTGTTCCATCAGGTAAGCGAACTTACCATAAACATAGATCCCTCGTCCACCACGTTGGCAGTCAAGGGATCTATGTCACTCCTCTTGTTTTTCCTACTTAAAGCTCGGCGGGAAGAAAGGCGGGAAGTGTGGTGGGAAGTGAGGCGGGAACCACGGTGGGAAGTGTGGTGGGAAGAACGGTGGGAAATGTGGTGGGAAGTGTGGAGGGAAGAACGGCGGGAAATGTGGCGGGAAGTGAGGTGGGAAGTGTGGAGGGAAGTGAGGTGGGAAAAACGGTGGGAAGTGCGGAGGGAAGTGAGGAGGGAAAAATGGTGGAAAATGCGGAGGGAAATGGGGAGGGAAAAACGGCGGGAAGTGGGGTGGAAAGTGCGGAGGGAAGAATGGCGGAAAGTGTGGCGGAAAGTGAGGCGGGAAAAACGGTCCGATTGCGCGAACAGAAATAGTTGTTCCCAAAGGAATTTCAGTGAAAGTGGTTGTGAGGTTGTATTCCTGACCGTCAACAATGATGTCATGCGCTTTACCGACATCACCTAAAACACTCGTGTTTAGCGTATCGACAGCTTCAGAAACGGCGGAAAACCCGAGATTCTGCAACGACACCACGAAATTGCCAGCGTCTGTGAGATCGGTATACGTGAACGTACCTAAAGGTAGTCCGCTTCCGCCTTTGTTACCTGCCATCAGTCATCACGCCTTTGCATCACCAGTTACGAGCCATGTGTCAGTGCCTCGCTTATGCAACGTTATCATAGACCATTGTTCGCGGGTTTTAAGACCAACCGCAGCGTTAATTGTTACCCCTGAGAGTGCGTTAACTGTTGCGGTGCCTGTGCCTGTCTGCACAATATTGATAACTGTTCCGATAGGGAATGCGACACTGGCGTTTGTTGGAACATTAATGGTTCCCGTCGATGAAAATTCCAAGGTGTGACCTTCGTGGGCGGCATTTAGAGTCATGTTTGAACTGTAAGTGTCATAATCGTGGAGAACACTTGTACCAGCAGGCAATGTAACCGTGCCGGTAAATGTCGGCGAAGCCAACGGAGCTTTCAACGCCAACGAGTTCGTGACCGTCGTCGAGAAGTTAGCGTCATCACCCAGAGCCGCAGCCAACTCATTCAACGTATCCAAAGTTGCCGGAGCAGAATCAACCAAAGCGGACAATTCCTGCTGAACAAACGCAGTCGTCGCCAACTGTGTGGTGTTCGTTGTTGTAGCCGCCGTAGGTGCGGTAGGTGTGCCAGTCAAAGCAGGGCTAGCCAACGGGTCATAGTTAACCCAGTTCGCTCCGTCATACCTGATTGCTTCACCGCTGGAAAGAGAAGTAAATGAAACGTCGCCAATATCTTCAAGAGCGGAAATAATCGGAACGTTCGCGTTCACCCAGTTAGTTCCGTTGTACTTCAAGAACTCGCCATCAGCCTCAGATGTCAGCGTTACATTGGTGATGTTTGCCAGAGTGTGCGCCGTGTTGACGTAGTTCGTTCCGTTGTAGAGAAGAATGTCGCCGGACGTTTCACTTGATGTTGAAACACCACCAGAGTTCTGGATTGTAAGCGGATAGGGAACCCAATTAGTTCCATCAAAGTAGGCAACGTCACCCTCTGAAGGAGCGAGAGTTGTCATATCAACATCGCTCAATCCACCAATACTGTGATTAGACACGTCCGAAACCGTGCCTGTCACATCACCGGTTACATCACCGGTCACATTGCCAGTCAAAGATGCCGTGATGGTTCCCGCAGAGAAGTTGCCCGTTCCATCACGAGCAACAATCGTCCCTGCGGTATTCAGGTTCGTGGCATTAGAAGTGACCGTGACCGCAGCGCCCTCACCTGTTCCAACGACAGTCAGACCAGTTCCAGAAACACCGACAGATGCGACATAGTCGCCCGTGGTATGCGTTCCCAGATCAACACTGTCGTTAGCCATTGCCGTCGTCAGAGTGATGTTCCCGGAACCATCAAACGAAACACCAGCAGCAGTCACATCGCCACTCAAAGCGATGGTGCGGGCATTTTGCAGAGTCGTAGCCGTTGTTGCATTTCCTGACAAAGCAGCAGTGACCGTCACGAACGTTGGTGAATCCGTCGTGGCAAGACCCTGAATAAGATCAGAGGTTTCAACGCTGGTGACACGACCGTACGAATCAGTCGTAACACTTGACACGAATGTTGAGGTAGCGGAACCGGATGTGGAACCAACTGAAACAGTAGCCAAGTCAATATCGTCGGCATTGACGACAATTCGAGAAACATCGGCTGTTCCAACATTCAGTGTGTTGCCTGTCTGGGCAAGACCCGTACCGGCAGTGAATGCTTGGGTTCCAGTGAACTGGGTGAACGAAAGTGCATCCGACCCAATTGAATGCGGCGACGATGTTGACGTAACAACGAAGCCCTGTCGGACATTCGTGCTACCGGCAAGAACGAAAACGGCTTCACCAGGGTTAACGTCGGCGTCGCTACCGTCAAAATCATCTGCCCTTGTAAGAATCCAGTACGCAGTGCCTGATGCCCCTTGATTCGTTACGACATAGATGCCGTTATGAGAACTTGTTGCTTGATCTTTAACAAGAACACGGTCCCCAGTGTTTGCGTTAGCTCCGTCAATGACCAGACGGACCTGGCTTGTTGCGGTAAGCGTCGCCCCCACACCACTTGATCCGTTGTCGTAAGATGGCGTGTCGGGAAGGGTTGTTGCAGTAGCCAAACGAACCGCTTCATGCCAGTCAATGCCAGCAGCAATGTTGTCCACGTAAGATTTAGTTACCGCATGACCTGCTTGAGTTGGTGCCGTGCCAAGGCTGACCGTGTTGAACGTAACGTCATCTGACGTTCCCACCGCCTGACCAATAGCAACGGATGGGGTATTGCCTTCGCCAGTTCCGCCAGTAACTGTGACACCTGTACCCCCAGAAACACTGACGGTGTAATTACCTGTCGTGTCGGTTCCAAGAGCCACACTGTCGGCTTGAACTGTTGCGCTGATGTTGATATCGCCAGTTCCGTCAAATGAGGCAGAACCAGCAACGTCGCCAGAAATCTGAATGGTGCGAGCAGTCGCAAGAGCAGTAGCGGTGTCAGCGTTCCCAGTGACATTGCCGGTTAGGTTTCCTGTGACGTTACCGGTAAGAGCAGCCGTGACGGTGTTGAAAGTGACGTCATCTGTGGTGCCAACAGCCTGCCCGATTGCGATAGTGGCAGTTTGACCTTCTCCCGTAGGATTGGTGATTGTTACACCGGTGCTTTCAGCCAACTCGGCAACATAGTTACCTGTCGTGTCAGTTCCAAGTGCGACCGAATCTGCTTGGATAGTCGTTGAAATTGAGACATCACCAGAACCGTTGAAACTGACAGAACCAGCCACGTCGCCAGTAAGCGAAATTGTCCGAGGAGTCTGCAATGTTGAAGCAGTAGTAGCATTACCACTTAAAGCTCCGTAGAAGGTGCTTGCTTGAACATCTGCTAATTCAAACGATGCGTCGCTAGTGTTAACGTTCCCTGAGAGTTCTGGGTCGTAAGCATTGAAGAACTTCCATCGAGCGTCATCGGTGTCGCGGAAAAGACCAGTGTGGTTGTAGCCGCTGTCGTTGTAGTTGCCAGCGAAACCAATATCAACGTTTACCGGTGAAGCGGTACCCGACCATGTGTCCCCACTTGTGTGACCAGTCGCGGCAATAAATGTGATTGAAATGCCGTTATCAAGCGTTACACCGTCAGTGTCAATATCAACGCCAGTGGCTTCTGTTGTTGAGAAGTTGTCCTTTGACCATTCAAAGGTGTCCACCCCGCCGGTTCCAGCACCAACCCCGTCAATCCTGACGTAATAGGTTGTGCTACCAGTTCCAGAGTAGTGACCGGTCAACGTTCCGTCATTAAGACCCGTACCCGAGAATGACGTTGTGGCGATGGTGTCGCCGCCATTCAGATAGATCCACGAGTCATCAACACTCAGGTTGTTGACAGAAACTTCTGACTGTGTTCCAAGGATTGTCAGGTTGCCAGCAACAGTAAGATCTCCGCTGATACGCGCATCGTTACGAACACGAATATCATCAAATACCTCTGAAACAACTTTGACCCGGAAACAACCTGGATCCTGAGCGAGAAGCACCTCAGCAATCCCAATTGCATAGTTCGGGTAGGTCGGAACAGCCGTGGTTAAAGCACCTGGTGTTGTTGCTGATAGGTGAAGCCTGTCCCCGACGGAGAAACCGCTGAGGTCAACACCGAGCAAAACACCAGATTCAATAATGAATCCGTAAGCGCCATCAGCGATAGTGCTTTTGGCGACACCACCAACGTTGACTTTATCTCCATCGCTAGCATCAGCCAGAGCGATGGTTGGGATAGCCGCCGTTTCACCAGTGAAATAGACAGCCGAACCTGCCGGAATACTTACACCTGAATCGTTATGAACGTACAACGCCTGCTCTTGACCGAGAGCAATATCAACACCAGTCGTGCTCGTAAATGCACGTAGCGCTTTGTTAGCCGAGTCGTACCAGATTCGACCTTCTTCATATGTTGGCGTTGAATCAGGAGTGTAGGTTGAAGCCGCAACGTCGTAATACGACGCATAAACCCGAACGGCTTCAATATCGTTCGGCGTGTCGTTTGCGCGTCCTGCACCGAGGATAAGAATTTCGCCAGTAGATGCATCCTTACGGATGACTCGACCGATGGCTTGAACTTTTGACCCGATAGCCGTCGGACGGGTACGTGTCAGTCCGCCACCTTCATCAACATACAGAACATCGTTGACGTCGTACGACGACGTATTCATGTGTTTGATAACGCCGAGGATGACGGCGTGACCTTCTGCGTTTGCTGTCAGTTCAGCGGTCGTGATTCCCAGTGCGGGCATTGTTGAAGATGTTGCCGCATCCGAAGGCGACACTTCTGTTTTGCCACTCGCACCAACCGAACCTGTCGCATAAACAGGCGTACCTTTAGCAATGGTGGAACCCGATGTGTTCTTAACATGAACATATACAGGTCCAGCAAGTTCACCGTGAATATGGCCAGCGTCAAGAAGACCGTTTACCGTCACATCTTCAAAAGTTACGCTTGCCGTACTGTCAAGAGTGATGGTTGGAGTTGCGCCTTCTCCAGAGTTATTGGTGAGCGTGACCCCGTTGCCTGCAACCAGGTTCTGAACATAGTCGCCGGTCGTATCAGTACCAAGAGTGACAGAATCAGGCTGAATTGTCGCCGCAATATTTATATTTGCTGTGCCATCAAATGATGCAGAACCAACCACATCACCAGAAACTTGGATCGTTCGAGCCGTTTCCAACGCTGTTGCCGTATCAGCATTACCAACCAAATCGCCTGTAACAGTGTTGAAAGTTACGTCATCAGTTGTTCCAACCGACTGGCCGATTTCAATAGTGGGAGTTGCTTTTTCTCCTGAATTATTGCTGAGCGTGATACCAGTGCCAGCAACGAGATTCTGCACAAACGACCCAACAGTGTGATCACCAAGAGTGATCGCAGCATTGATCCACTCCGCTCCGTTGTAGCGAAGAAAGTCGTTAGATGCTGGAGTTGCGACCGTGGTATCTGTCAGACCAGCGACAGTTGGTGCAATGTTGCGCCACTCTCCCGCCGTTGAATCCCACGCAATAATGTCATCGTTAGAAACAGAAACAATGTTTACGCCAGGAATGTCATCAATTTCTGTCGGCAGCGGGTAGTACGTGACCCCGTCGTTGGTGAACTCCCAAACATCTTGCGTTTCATCCCAACGAACAGAAACGTTGTTAGAGGTTCCACGTGTGACCTCAATGCCAGCATTCAGCGATGGGGCGCCAGTAACACCGCTGTTAAGGTTGATGATGTTGTCTTCAACGTACAGGTTTGCGGTGTTCAGAGTTGTTGTTGTTCCGTTGACCGTGAGGTTACCGCCGACAGTTAGATCAGCAGTTGTCGCAACAGAGTTGAAAGTCACGTTTGACGTTGTTGAAACGTCTTGACCAATAGCGATAGAAGGCGTGTTTCCTTCTCCGGAACCACCAGTAACAGTTACACCTGTTCCGCCGCTAACACCTTCGGTGTAATCCCCAGTTGTGTCCGTCCCAAGAGCAACACTGTCAGGTTGCACCGTGGTCGTGATCGTGACATCGGCAGATCCATCAAAAGAAACCGAACCAGCAACGTCTCCGTCAACAGTGAAAACTCGAGGTGTCTGCAAGGCGGAAGCCGTTCCAGCGTTGCCAGACACATCACCCGTAACATTGCCTGTCAGAGAAGCAGTGACAGAATTGAAAGTGACATCATCGCCAGTCCCAACCGACTGACCAATAGCAATCGTCGGGGTTGAACCCTCACCAGAATTGTCTGCCAGGTTTACACCGGTACCAGCAACCAAATTCTGGACATAGTCACCAGTTGTGTCAGCACCCAAAGCCACCGAGTCAGGCTGAACTGTCGCCGCGATATTGACATCCGTGGACCCGTCAAAACTTACAGATCCCGCCACATCTCCAGAGAGTTGAATGATTCGAGCGGTTTCAAGGATGCTTGCCGAATCAGCATTACCGACAATGTCTGCCGTCACAGTGTTGAACGTGACATCTGACGTGGTTTCAACTTCCTGACCGATTGAAACTGACGCTGCTGCGCCTTCACCGGTTCCACCCAAAATGGTGACTCCGGTACCTGCGGTAACGCTCTCAACGTAGTCACCAACCGAGTCGGTGCCAAGATTTACAGCGTCATTGATCCACGCAACACCATTCCAACGCAAGAAATCGCCATCAGCAGCAGATGTGATGGTTACATCAGAAATTTCGTCAAGTGTTGCCGTTGTGTAGTAATAGTCAAGCGAAGTCCATGCAGTAAGACCATCACCAAGTTTGAGTTTCCCAGTGTCCGTCTCGTACCCAAGTTCGCCTTGAGCAAGAGTTGGATCTTCACTTGTCCAATTCGCCGCTGTATCTCGGCGTAGCTGAATTCTTGTTGCCATTAGCCTGCTGCTCCTCCACCGCTAATGGCTACAATTCCTCCATACACGGAGTCTGCCAAGCCACCATCAATGTTATGTGGAATTTCGTACTCGTTGTACCATTCACTGGCACTTGAGTCATATTTTAGTATTTGACCGTCCTGTAAAGATGTAAGGTTCACATCTTCCAAACCTGACAAAACTGCTGTCAGTGTGCGCCAAGTGCTTCCCGATCTGAAGTAAAACGAATCATTAGTTGTGTCAACAGCCAAAGCGCCGTCTGCCAGCACATCGGTCGGAATACCATTAGTGGTAAGAGTTACAAGACCGGAAGCAGCCTCAAAAATGTCATCGGTCTTCAGAGAGTCAGAACCAGAACGGTAAAGATTTGTATCAGTTGAAGTTGATCCAGAACCCCAAGAGATTCGACCGCCTGCTTCAACCTTGATACGAACGTCAGAATCACCATCAACGGCTACGCTGATGCCATCAGAACCGGCAGATGATAACTGCCGTACTGAAATTGGTACGGTGAATTTCTGAGCCACGACTCGTTCCTTGTTGTTACCCCTCGGGGTTTTTGTTTACCTAGCCAGTAACTACGATTCTGTAGTCCCCGGATGAAATACTGGCACCGTTTATCGTGACGGTGACAACGTCAATTGAGGTGCGAACCACATCCGCCACAACGGTTGCGTTTGTTGCTGCCTCAAAAACTTGCACGATCACATCAGAGCTACCCATATTGTGAGTGACCGTTGTCGTGCTGGTGCTACCCGCAGATGCCGCGCAGTCCTGCGCAGCGACACGGGCAAGAGTTGGCGTGCTGGTCGTTAGACCACTTGAACTTGTTTCAGCCAGATTGTCACGAGCATTTGCCGCTGTGCTGGCTCCAGTACCGCCGTAAGCAACGGGAAGGTCAACGGTGTCACTAAGGACTTCAGTTCCGTTGACGTAGTAGGCGCTGAAATCAACGTCGCCCAGCGTCCCCGAGAAAACTTCGGATGTGTTCGTGGAATCCGGAATAAACGTGAAACGTCCGGTTGAGTCGTCGTACCCGAAGAAACCGACTTTCGCGCTGGCTCCGTCATGCCACTTGAACTCAATACCGCGATCTTTGTCGTCATCAGACGACGGAGTTGAGTCGCCGCCCAGCGTGAAGATCGGGTCATCAATCGTGACGGTAGTCGAGTTGACGGTCGTTGTCGTCCCATTGACCGTAAGATCGCCACCGATAGTGACATTTCCAGTTGTTTCAACTTCTGCAAACGTGACACTCGCGGAAGTTCCAACGTCTTGCCCGATATAGATCTCAATGTCATTATCGGAAGCAACAGTCGTTACCCCTACGCCACCAGTAAAGTTCAGTGTGTCGCTAAGGAGGCTGACGCCATCTGTTCCCGTGTCAGCAGAGATGTTGAGGATCGTGGCAACGCTTACTTCGCTTGCCGCTGTCAGGCGACCCTGCTGATCAACAGTGAAACTTGGGATCGCAGTAGCGGAACCGTATGAGCCAGGTGTTACCGAAGTATCAGCAAGATCAATAGTGACGTCGCCATCATTACCGCCACCGTCTAAACCTGTTCCAGCAATGATTGACTGAATGTCACCACTTAAATCTGTCCACGAAGTTCCGTTGTACAGGAAAAGCGTGTCATTTGAAGTGTTGTAATAGATTTGACCCGTTGTTGGGCTGACAGGGGCAGAAGCCAGGTTCTGGATAGCAGCATTTTGGAGTTCATTCTGATTGAGATCCAAATTTGTCACAAATTTAGTTGCCATTTAGATCCCTCGATCAGGTAAGATACGCTTTCCCGGAAAAAGCCCCAGAAAACTCGACTACTACGTTTTCGTCGTCAATATATGTTACATCACCAATAACCACAGAGTTCGCACTATCCACAATGGTTACAGAGGGAAAACCGCCTAATGGATGGGTAATTTCCCAGGACGCGCTAGGCGAAACTTGATTAAACACGTAACGTCTACTGGTCGTGAGCGTGAAGAACGGGCTTTCTGGCCAATCAGCGTCACCTTTAGGTCCCCAGAAACGTGCTGGAGCCTCGGTATCAATGTAAATATCGCCAGCGTTACCTAGCAACGAAGTGGGATCTCCAGTGCCGGAAATAATTGTTCCACCGGCAGAACCCTGAGCACCCAGTAGAGAAACGACAACACTAAGTTGATCTTCTGAGATACTTACTTTGTTTCGAAGTTCATCTACCTCAAGAGTTACTTTGTCTGGTTCAGTTACCTTGACGTAAACCTCATCGCTCACCGGGTCACCTCAAGATCTAATGTCACCGCACCCTTCAAGAGCCGATCTACACGCCCCCCGTTGTTGATGATTTCCAAGTCATAGACACCATCAGTTGACATTGATGCGGTATCGGCGGATGAAATAGTCAGAGTGACAGTCCCATCAGTTCCACCCAGCTCAATCATTCCGTTTTCGGTTGTTAATTCAACCATTGTTTCAGTGCTGTCAATTTCGGCTCGAATGTGCATTCTTGCCGTGTAATTAGTGAAATCAAAAAGATCGTTATCTGAATCCCGGACAGTGATTTCCCTACTGAACGTAGCGCCCTGATAAATTGTGAAGTTATAGACGCCTGCGATCACGATTCCGCCTCCGAACAACAAGAACTACCACGATTTTAGCGCATATCTTGCCGCTGTCGGGGTCTGGAATGCAAAGTGGGGCGGCTCAACACCGCCCCACTTCACTCCTTGTCGGGAGGAACTAAAGAATCAGTCCTCGCTATCGGTGTCGAAGAAAGAGGCAATCGTCGGATCGCCAATCTTCTGTGAAGCAACGGCTAGAACAGCACCGATCATCGGCAGCAGGATTGCCACCAAGCCCGGATCCATGTTCCACTTGTTTGCTGCGTAGACGAAAAGACCCATGATGCCGCCTTTGGCAACTTGATCACTCGTCTGCTTCTTGTTGACCTTCTTCATCTGTTTCTCCCTGATAGGTCGAATAACTGTTAGTGAGAATAATATCTCCTGCACAGTTTATCATTCCTTGAGCCAGCCACGAGCTCATACCCGGACTCGACACCACATGCAGGTCCTGGCCAGACGAATCAGCAGACTCAGCAACAATGATCCAATTGGTGATTAGACGCTGCGGAAGAGCCTCTTCCACCATCTTCGCGAAGTCAAACTCGTCGTCTTTATCCACGTCTATACCGTGTAGTGAATATAAATACGCCAAGGGTCAGTATCATAGGTGGTATCCCCCGGAGGAGCCGTCTGCCGATATGTAGAACCACCCGCACAAGAAGTAGATTGCAGGCTGCTGTTCGGGTAAATAAGCAACCCAAAACCAGAATTAGTTCCCACAGCAGAACGCGCCCCAGAACTGAAAGCAACAGTTTCGTGACCGCCAAAATTGATAATTCCGCTAGAAAAACCATTAGGAGTAGCAAGATCAGGTGTCGTTGGTCGAGTGCCATAGTTATGGGTGGCAAAAGTAAGGACACCACCACAACCACTTGAAGACGACTTACTGACACTCACAGTCGCAGAATCCGGCGCATACCCGCGAGAAGACCCAGACGCACCCCCAATAGTGTTGTTGCCATAAAACACGTACCCGTACTGGTAGCTAGAAGAACTGCCAATCCACCCCGAGATAACATCTGAAATGCCTGTACGCCAAGGGGTGTTAAATCCTGTAGCCCACGTACCCCAACCGACGTTCAAAGAAGTGCTGATCGGATCAGCGGAAAAAGATCCCCAAGGTTTCGTCGTATACGCCTGAGGCGTCGTGTAACTCGGGTTACCTAAACTGTCAATGTACATAGTTCGATACCAAGCAGTGCTGTAATTCTGTCTATCGCTCGTGCTTACGGTGTGAGGGGCGGTTCCTCCAGAAATTGAGATATCTGCAACGTCTGTAAAAGCCCAAGGATAATAAGGTGAGTACTGTAGTTTTGCGACCGCAATTCCGCTCGGGTCAGACGCAGCATTGTAAGAAACGTTGAACCCTCGAACAGAGTCACTCCAAGTGGCAGCGTAAACTGATCCACCTGTCGGACCGCTAACATCGTTCACCCAAGCGGTCTGCCAGCCACCTGAATAATATTTCACTCGTTGAGGCACAACCCAACTAGAACCGTTGTAGTACTTGATTTTCTGTTGACCATCAAGAATGGTCACCCAGCCAGAACCATTATGGTACTTAATAGCAGCCATGATCAGCCGTCCGTATCAATCCAAAGAGCGTTCGTATCGCTGGGAGCGCTCGTTGAAATATGGATACGCCTCAACCCCAGATCGTTAATTTCGGTCTCTGTATAGTATCTGCCGTCATGAGTGTGACTATCGTCTTTCACGGTCAGGGTGACGGTTTTGTTGGCACTACCATCAAAAGTGAAACTCCCACTAACATCACCCGAGGTCGGGAACGTGATCGTTCTGGCAGTTTCCAACTTGGTTGCCGTAGACGCATTGCCAGTCACAGCACCAGTCAAAGGGCCAGCAAACGCTGTAGCGGTGACCGTTCCAGAAACATCCAATGCCGTTGACGGATTGCTTTTATTGATGCCCACGCGATCCGCAGAAACATCAACAAACAACGTGTCAGAATCAACAGCCAAATCACCAGCAACAGACATCGTGCCACTAGCCGTAACATTCCCAGTAAGAGTGGAAGGGCCAGCAATCGTAAGTGAACCAGTACCAGTCGTGGACAAGTTTCCGGCAACAGACAACTGGGTCAAACTCAACTTGTCGTACGTGATTGTACTAGATGCAATGTTTGCACCCTTGACCTGATCCCACTTCAAACCCGTAGAAGTTGAACTGTCAGCGACCAACACATAGTTGTTTGAGCCAACAGACAAGTTCCCTGGCGTGGAAGCTCCAGTAGCAGCATAAATTGAACCCTTCCCAGTGAGCGTGCTCTTAGCGGCAACGCCACTCAAGTCAGGTGCGGGAAGTTCATGCTGGTGGTCAATGCGAGCAAACTCGTCACGGGTACCAGCAGAATTAGTTTGACGCAAAGTTCCAGACAGATATCCAACAATGGAACCCGAAGTCGTAGACATTTGGGCGGCGGTGCCGTAAAGGTTTAAGGGTTTCCAAGAACCGTTCTCATCTTCGGCGGTATAAAAATAAACAACATTGGTTGTTTGATCTAGCCAAAAAGATCGAGCCCATTCGTTAGCAACAGCGACCGGCTGACTATCCGAACGCACATACCGAGCAACACGATCCTCAAGGTTCTCGTGAGACTCGTCCATCTGGAGACGAGTAAACGCATCGGTGTCCTGAGTCCACCGATAAATTTGTAAGCGTTCTGTTTGAGATACCGTCATGACAACTCCAAAGTCAGGTCAACACTAATTGTACTACGTCACCATCACAGCGATGCTCTACAAAAATGTGTAACAACATAGCCAGCAGGTTTACTAAGGTCAATCAAATCTGTCACAACTTCAGCAGCGGTATCGTCCAAACCATTAGGTGTTTCCGCAGTCAAAGTCTCAACAAGTATCGCCCACTCGTCGCCACCATAATGCTGAGTGATCTCAACAGTCTTCGTGTCACGCAAAAACTGCTTCACCGCCTGCGTCAAAGAATCTAAAGACCCGCCCTTAAAACCACCATATGCATACTTGATTTGATCTCTATGGAACTCCACCAACGACGAAGTAGCCAAGTCATACAACTCAAGATCAAGCCAAGATGAATCAACCTGAGTGATCGAACCAGTCGCCGCTTCAGAAACCACGTATGAGCCATACCCAGTTGAATCACTAGCAGCAGACGTCTGCCCGTCATTCCACTCAATCGTGTTAGCAGAATCGTTCACAGCGGTAATAGTGAACGTTCCATTGAATGATGTATCCGCGACGCCAGAAATCGTGATTAACGTTCCCACCTGAGCCCAATTCGGAGGATACCCAAGATACTTAGTCGCCCCATCAGACTTTATGTAGCCGACAACGTCACCTGAAGCATCTCGTGTCAAGGATCCCCACTCAACACCATCGTTAAACACAACCTCGTAGGTGCCAGCAGAAACAGAATTTATTTCATACTGGCCATCAAAACTTGTCGTGCCAGCAATAATCACCGTGTCACCAACTTCAGGAGCAGGACTTGGCCAATCACCAGATGCAACGGTCGCCGTAACATCACCACCAGCAACACGATCAATATCAGTCAGATCAATTGAATCAAAACCATCAGTATCTGCTTCCGCCATCAAATCAGCCCAAGTGGTCAACGCCGTATCACTTGTACCAACCAAGTTGTCCCATGGCGTAGTACCAGACTTTGCGCCAGTCAAATTCACTCCAACAAACTGAGACAACCAAGGCAAATAATCACCATCAGAAACATCAACATCAACGAGACCACTCAACGTCTCCTGATCATTCACATTCTTCCCAGAAGCCAAATCACGATAGCGAAAATGTAAAAACTGCTCAAAAGCTAATCCTGAATACGTTGCACCTACATCAGCAAGTCGTGACATTGGAAAAGAAGGGAACGTCTGTTCGGAATCCTTTACAACCAGAACTTCAGGCAACAACGGAATGGACTCCCGAACAAACAAATTGTCCATAAACGCAAAATCAGGCATAACGGTCGGATATGCCAAATAGATAGGAGTGGAAGAAGAATGATCCGAAAAAGTCAAACTGAATGACAAATCAAAGTTCTGACCTTCAGTATCAGGAATGTCAATACCTAAACTTCGGACAGTAACCCAACGACCCGCAGGGACGCTTACTGTCCGAGAAACATCAGTCAAACCAGAACTAGAAATATCTATTTGCACCCGAAACGGAGAATTTGATTTAAACAAAGCGTGAAACATGATGTCATCACGCCTATCGTCCAAATCAGTTGTCACATCGTCAAAGACAACGGTGAAATCTGAAGTATTTGCTGGAACGATACGTAAAGAGTTCTGACCACCAGAATACGGAATCTCCTCGGCATCAACAGAAATCGTTGCGCTACCAGCAGACACAGCCCAAGACCCAGGCGAAGACGCAAACATGTAGTCCGCATCCGGCAACTTGTTTACAGCAAAGTAAGCAAGATTCCTGAGTTCTTCACCATGAGCCATCAGATGGCTCCTACCGTCACAGTTGCCTCAGGCAGAATCCCCCGATAGTTGAAAACAATGTCACCAGTTCCGCCGTCCACCACAGCAAGAAGTTCACCACTCTCAAGAGCCAACGTAACGCTGTCAACATATTCAACGCCAGCAACCTGTGATGCCCGGCTCAAAACAGAGTTTGCTCGAATTCTGCTACCCCAATCCCAAACATCTGGACTCAGCATGCTCGTCACCGCAGTATCAACAGCGGCTCGGACACTAACTTCTTCAAAATCTGCAAGAACGGAAATATCAATCGTTGCCTCAACAGGAACAATCAAAGCATCCGTGGTGTCAAAAATTAGACCCGCAACAACTTTCCCGCTGACGTCCAACTCAATTGCAACACGGTCAGTGCCATCAACAGCCGCCCCTTCTTCGCCAGCCACAACACAAGTGACATAACCACCGGTCGCAGAAGCAGACGTAGCCAAACTGTCCAAAAATTCAACAGTGAAAGAGTCCCCAGTCACGCTAGCTCCACCGGTGACACTTGTAGGAGTGCCTACAACCACCGTGGATGACGTAGTAGACGTCACGTTGTAGTTCGTGTTGAATTGTGTTTCCGAACAACCATACACACGGATGATGTCACCAGACTGTGGTGCAGGGACGAGTGCAGTTGGGTCAAAATCAAGATCAAACGTTATAGACCCGCTGCTTTCCGTTGCAGCGTTCGCCAAACCAGACAACAAGAACGTGGTATCTAGCGTTTTCGCTCTGAACACATCCGGATAATTCACCAAAACGTAGTTAGTGATCTGAGAAGCCGTAGCAAGCGACGAGTTGAGAGTTGCCAAATATGCTCGACCACGGGTGAAATAGTCGGCATCAGACTCGCTTGCTCCACCTTGGGTGAGCGTGCCGCTGAACTGGGCTGACAGCAAACGGTTGCTGGCGGTGGCAATCAGTAGCGTGTCACCATTAGATATGGTCGGTTTCTGGCCTGACAACGCTGCCGTCATTGCTACAGCCGCTGACTGCGTGTTGCCAGAAGTGATAGTTATCGCAGTGTCGGTTGAAAACACGTGGTTAATCGTTCCAGTGTCAACAACCTCGCGGTACACGACCTGTGTTCCGGCAGGAATAGTGACACCAGCATCGTCAATGGCTGTGAAAATTACTGCACCAGTAGCAAAAGTGGCTTCTGTTCGTTCAAATTCAAGTAGACGGAGGATACCCTCCATCAGACCGTCGGGCAAACGGTTAATAGCACCACTCATCACCCCGCCGACATATGAAAACGCCTGCAACAGAGCATCTTCAACCGTTCCGGTTCGAGGAGAAAACTCAGGCAACGCCGTACGGGCATATGTCACCGCTCCCTGATAAATATCGTCAGGTTGAACGTCATTAATCGTCAAATCAACGAAGTCGCTGAAATCTGGAGATGCCATCTTAGTTCCTCACTCCGAATTGGATGTCAACTTGGGTTTCCCCGTTTTCAGACACCCTAACTTCAGACGTTCTGATAAAGATCTCTGGGATCTGAGTCGCGGCGTTCAAAGCCAGTTGTCGAGTCAAACTTTCCGAAAATGTTGCGTCAGTCACCCCATAAGTTGGCGTCAGCGGCAACTCACCAGGCTGAATCTGTGCTGTCAACGCCAAAATTTGGGCATAGTACTCATCACTACCGTCAACAAGCTTGCTGATTTCACCGTTTTTCTCAAACCGGATAGGGAAACGCAATGAGTCCATTGTTATATTTTGCCACGCTTACAGGCGCATCAGAGGATGGCACCAAGAACAACAACCTCATCTAAAGAATTGTTAATAAAGGCGCATAGGACATTTCTTCCTACTGCTGGAACCTGATCAATGTCAGTCACTACGGGAGAAGAATCTCCAGTTAGGGCGGTCGTTGAACTGTAGGAAGCAACCCCGGCGAGAACCGATGAAGGTCCGAAAGCGAAACCTGGAGAAACCGCAGGGATCTCCACCCAAACCTGCTTGCCATCAACTTTTCGGACAATGCCCACATAAAAGCCGTTTGTCGTAAGAGACGTTGACGCAGTCCTATTTCTGGAGGTGTAAGAATTAGCCATAGTTTATCAAATCGGGGTAGAAGGAAAATACTGACCGTCGAACACGGCGAGTGATGACGGAATGATACGCGACCTGAAATAGGTGAGAACCCGGTACTCAATGCTGCTTGAACCATAATCAGCAAGAGCCTTATCCATCGCCTTATTTTTGGCTGACGTATTGTTCAGATTGTAAACCGCTAAAGCAGTCTCATAAATCTTATTCAAACTGCTGTCAACGCCAACAATGCTAACTCCAAGTAATTGAATGTAATAATTCCGCATGTCGGTCTTGAGTTTTGACGGCAACGACAAACCTCTAATCAACCCCTGCTTTGCTTTCAAATCAGCCCTCACGTGACCTAACGCCCTGCCAGGAATGTACTTGTACCCCTTGTTGGTCGAATTGCTAACTACAGCAGCGATCATTTCGTCAACCTGCTGCTCAGTTGTTGCTGTCTGCCAAATACTGTCCGCCTGACGCAGGGTGTAATCAATAACGTTCTTTGTCTCTTTCATCTGATACTCGGCTCGCGAAACGTTGGCAGCAGAAGGCGGAGGGGCAGACGGAGAGTAATATTTCTTGACGTAGTCAGAAATCTTGTTCTTGATTGAATCAGGCAAACCAAGATTGTTGTTGTAATCGGAAGGACTACTATTGCCACCAACCCCAGAACCAGACTGAGGAGGATCAGGATCATCAGGGCTTCTAAATTGAACCCGTACAGGATCAGGTACACCCTCATCAAACTCAACAGCAGTGATCAAATACAAAGCTTCAAAATCAGGTATACCCAGCAAAGAAATAGTCATACCTGGTCGCAACTTCACACCGTTGACACGCTCAATTTCAAAAGAGCCCTCTCCAAGTTTCCAATCATCATCAGACTTGGACACCGAAGGCATACCAATCAACCGGTAACGAGAAGATGCACCAGGAAATTTTGATTCTGGAGGTGATGGCCACTGAATCGGTATGAACTGGTTATCACCATAAACGTACGACGGATCACCCCACTTGCCAAGCAAATGTTCCTGCGACGTGAAAAATAAAATGTTTTGTGTCTCAAAGACGGTGAACTGGTTTTCTCCAGCGACACGGTTCAACACGTCCCAAACCGACTCGTCAACCCTGCTACTTGAGCCTTTAACAATGTTTTTCGCCTCGTTCGTTTCCTGACCAAAAAATTCCATGTTGAAACGAGCAGCAATCGTGCTTGCAAACTCGGTAGGTGACAATCCAGAAAAAGCCTCCGGATCTTTGTCACGCTTCATCAACTGGATATTCTTAGAACGAGCAGCAATCGTGTAAACCGGATACGAGCTCTGATCTTGAGAAACCTCAACTCGAGAAATCTCAAACATGAGATCGCGGTAGTAAACGTTCCTACGCAACTGGAAATAGTTGTTAGCACCAAAACCGAAATCTTTGTCAATGACAGTGAACTGAATTTCACTTGACGCATCCATCGTCAAAGAAACAGACATCTGAGTAATGAACGGCGAGATGTCACCAGCGTTCTGCGTGGAGGTCTCACCAATTGAAATGATGTCGGAATCAATAAGGTCAAACGTCGCCATTACTGATCACCGATCAAAGGACCACCCTGTTCCGCCCACGCATCAGTCCACTTAATGAAATCTTCTTCCTTGCTACCGCCACTGCCGTCAGGATTCTGAGGCTTAGGATCATCCGTGTATTCAATCGGAGGGAGTTCAACAATTGAAATGTCAGGGTTGATGTTCTCAACCAAACTCATACTTACCTGAGCAGAAACAATCTTTCCAGCAGCATTGCGGCGCATAGATTCAAACGATAGATCAGTGATTGACCAGAACGGCGCAGACTCAGAAACAGTCTCAGCGAACTCGCTACCCAAAAACTGATCGGCGTACACAAACGTTACAGGTCGCCCACTCTGAGAAATACGACGCACCAAATCCAAATCGCCTTCAACATCCAAAAACATTCCATCAAACGGAACAGCAATCAAAAACTCAATAGACACCTGACGAGAACGGTACGCAGAGAAAGCAACCAAAGGCTTCCTGCCAGGACGACGAATCTGAGTGATCTCCGGAGACATCTCCGAATACGAAATCTGTTGAGGCGGAAACGCAAACTTGAACTCAAGCGGCTGATCAGTCAACGAACCAAACGCCGCAATCATCTCCAAATATCGAACATCATCACTACGAGTAACTGTTGAGCCACTAGGAGTAATAGCCGCACCAGCCGCAGACGAATTACGCGCAGCAGGAGTCAAACGTAACGAACGAGTATCAGACCTAGCCATCAGGAACGCTCCCTCATCATCTGCGCCTGACGCTCAATCCGTCGAGCAACAGCCATCGCAACCGCTTCCTCATTCATGCCCGGTGCAGCATTCACAGTCACGTTGATAGTTGACGCACCACCACCCATGCCGGAAGAAACATTTGCAGGTGAATACGTATCGCCGTGAGGTGGCACGACGTGAAGATGACGGTTAGTTGTTCCACCGTGGAACTCTGCGTATCCGCCAGCGTTCTTCATCGCCTGCTGATACAAACCAAGGTTATTACCCACCATGTCAATGGCATTACCTGTTGCATGATCGGATGACATGGAGCCAAGGTTGAATGAACGCAAACCAGAAGTGATCGTTCTCTTGCCTGCAATCCCACCGGAGAGACGATTGTGAGTGCTTAGTGTTTGATCGTAACGCGATGTAGCGGTGTCACCCCAGTTGAATGGGTTTGCCCAGCCAAGCCAGTTGCCGTCGTCAAACCACGTATCGCCATCAAATGGGTTCAGGAAACTACCGATTTTCCCTAGACCATTACCGAAAGATGACCAGAAACCGCCGTTACTTCCAAACTCCTGCTGGATAGTGGTGCGGAACTCGTTGATTGAATCGTTGAAGTTCTGAACTGCTTGATCAAACGGTTCAATCATGTCCTTGCCGAGCAGTTCAGCCATGTTGTCCAGAAATATTTGTTCCTGCTCTTTTTGGGTTTCAAGCAACTCCAGATTGTCTACGTTCAATCCAGCACTTTCAAGCACATTGCTAACTGCGAATTGTGGACTAGCGACACCCAAAGCCCTCTCCGTCGCAAAATTCTCCTGAATTTGTTGTTCCCTGAGGATATTCCCGGCTTGAACCAACTCACTTACACTCATGGCTTCCAACTGGGATCGAATAGACCCGGCATCAACAGCAACACCGATAGCCGTAGCTTCGGTAATAACATTTGCCAGCAACTGATCAATAACAGCGCCGGACGTTCCACCGATCACATCTTGGATTGCTTGACCACCTACACCAGCGAGCAAATCTCCTTGCATTCCGGCAAGAGCGCCACCTTGTCCAAACTGGACACCACCTTCACCGATGTTGGCAGCAAAGTACTGGAGTGCCCGCAACGGATCACCTTCACCGACCAAAGAAGCCTGCACACCAGCAGCCTCAATAACAGCCAGGCGATCTGCGTCAGTAACAGCACCAGCAGCAACCTTTTCAGCAAATGTGCGAGTTACCTCATCAATTGCCGCTTCGCTCTCAATGAGCGCGCTACGTTGACGCACACTTGATAAAGAACTTGCGAAAGCGTTTGAAATTGAAGCATTAAACTCGTCACCCCACTTGCCAACAACCAAGCCGGTTTCAATCATGATTTCTTGCAACGAAATGAACTTGTCACTCAGATCAACGTCGGCTGCTCGAGCAACTGCCTGTATCTCGCCTTCTGTCATGCCGAGCATTTTTGCGAGATCTCTTGATCGGCGACGACCCAAATCAATTGACTCATTCAACTTGCCGCTCTCTTCAAGCCACGCCCTGGCACCCTCCTGAGTAAACAACTCACTTTCAGAAAGCCCATTAGCAACTTCATAAGCGATCTGACTGAACTCGCCCATCCGATCTTCGGCGGCATCAAAATAGTTACGAGAAACAAAAACATCCTGAACTTGTTCCCCATACCCCTTAGCAAAATTAGACGCAGCGTCCTTAATATCATTCTTGAAACTTTGACCGCCAAAATATCCAGCGATTCCACCAACTATCGCACCACCAATAGCACCAACAGCAGTACCCAAACCAGGGATAACCGAACCAAGAGCAGCACCAGTCAAAGCACCGCCACCTGCGCCACCCAAAACTGCGCCAGTTGTTCCGCCACCAGATCGCATAAAGAAATTACCGATAGCCGAACCAGCCATATACGAACCGGCACCAACAGCCAAAGCACCAGTGGCTCTTCCCGCTGCGCCAGTCCTCATCGCCTGACCCAGACGTCCACTACCAGAAGCCGCTCTACCTACAAACGGAAGAGCAAAACCAGCGGCAGCACCAGCCGGACCAAGAGCACCTAAAGTGCCAATTAAGTTAGACAAACCGGCAACAAGCGAAGAGATGACATCAACAATCTGAGTGAGAATAGGAAGAACTTTGAAGAACGCTTCACGAATAGCACGGAATAACTCAAAGATGTTGTCAATAAGGCCACCTAGAGCAGAACCGAACTCCAGCAACTGCTCTTTATTGTCCACCACCAGATCAGCGAAGTTTTCAAAGCCTTGAGACAACCCGCCACCAATAGCGCGAAGGATCTCGCCGAAGAATTCATTGATGACACTTGACGCTTCACTGAACTCGTTCAAAAACTTGCTGAAACGCTCAGATGTGTCAGAGAAAAAACCAGTGAATCTGCGCCAGCCGTTAACGAAGTTAGTCATAACTTCTTCAGTTTTAGGTAGATACTCGTTGAACAACTTGGCGGTGAACAAACCAAGTTTGTCAATCGCTCCCACAAGTGTCTCAACAAACGGACCAGACGCAAACGCCTGCAAATTGCCAGTGATTGAAACAACTGTCCGGAAAATTATCCGGCGAATATCCTCAAACGCCTCCTGCACCTGAGGCAAAAAGTTATTACCAATGTCACCAAACAGCACTTGTATCTCAGTGCCGAAAGACTTCAACTGTCCAATCAGCGTGCCTGAAACAGTGCCCGCAGCACCCTCAATACCAGCCTGACGAGCCAACTCGCCAGAAGAAATAGCAGCAATGATTTCCTCGTTGGACTTCTTGCCGCCCTCAATCATCGCCTTATAAGACTTTTCAAACTCTGGCCCCAACTCTCGAGCAGCAGTCAACATCTGCTCGCCACCAGAAGCCTTACCAGCCTGCAACAAAGAAATAACCTGAGCAGCCGCTTGCAAACCCTTCTCCATGTCACCTGACGTAGCAGCAAAGTCAGCCAAACCACGCAAACCAGTAACCGTCTGACCCGTAACTCGAGCATTCTTGGAAGCAGCAGCAAAAGCACCTGTCAAAGCCTGGACACCAAAAACAGCCAACTGAGCGTCACCCTGCATCGCCCGCAAACCACGGCTAGCAGACGCAAACTGACCGCCATACGAACCGACACTCTGAGCGGCAGCGAACTGACGCATAGCCGCAGCAAACGTTGCAGCCAAAGCAGCAACCCCAGCGGCAGCGTTAGCAGCAGCAACACCGACACCACGAACAGACGCCTGATAGCCCCTTGACAAGAGCTGACCTGTCTTCAACAGCAAGTTCACCGAAGACAAAGCCGCAGCATAAGCAAGAGTTTCAATACCAGCAGCCTTGAACGCGAACGTCAACAACTTCATCATGCCTTGTAAGCCCTTGGCTCCCTTTTTACCGGCACCAAAAGTTCGGTTCAGGCGATTGTGAGAACGGTTATACCTATCCGTGTCGCGCTCGGCATCTTTAGTTGTCTTATTGTATTTACGTAACTCTTTGTCGTTATCGCTAATGGATTTATTCAGACTTCGCTGACGCTTCTCCATAGCGTCAAACCGGTCATTCAAATCGCTAAACGTTTTCTCACACGCCTCAGCCTGAGCGCACATCGCAGCAAGTTTGCGTTGAACCCGATCAATAGCAGAAGTATCAGCCCTGACATTGATCTTAATTGTTACACGTTCTTGGTCCGCCATGAACGGGCTCCATCAGGGCTACAGGTGTCGATTACTAAGACCGATTTTGAGCACGTTTGCGCTCAATTTCCTCACGATCTTCCTGTATAACTTTAGCACACGCATACCTGAGCAACCATTCCTCATCGCTACTATCTAAAATGCGAATTGGGTCTGTGCCAAACAACTCCCCTAAACGTGCCGCGCTTTTAATGCGCGGATCATCGACCAGTTCGTCTAGGAGATCTTCGTAGGGTCCACAGTCTCAACTGTGTCCCCAAACCCTGCTGCATCAAGGATCGCCAAAGCAGCAGACTCAACATGAGGTTCAATACCGAAAAACGCCAACACGCCATCCGGAATCGGTCGAGAAGCACCCACCATTTCCAAAATCGCAGATGAACCAAACGTGTAAGGACGTCCCTGCTCATCCTCTGCAATCTCGTTATTGAAAGCAATACCGGTGCAAGTGTGCCCAACAACGCAAGCAGCGAACTTCGTCGCATCCATGCCGTTCTTAGTGTCCTCACCAGACTGCTTACGCCATGCACGCATCTGCCCCTGAGTCACATTCGGAGAAACCCGAACAGTCACACCAGGACGCTCCGGAACCTCAATGAAAACCTCAGGGCGCTCAATCTTCTTGCTCAGTGTTTCTTTCAACTGATCAAGAACCGAAGCAGAACCAGACGTTGCCGCACTTGACGACGAATCCGAAGAACCGCTGTTCATTTCGTAAAGTTCATCACTCATAAGAAAGCACGCTAGCACAGCAAAAGAGACGCCAGTGGAACACCGACGCCTCTTTCACCAACTGTGGGTTGTCTGATTTAAAAAGAACTATCAGGCAGGGCTGACAGTGGAAACGCTGAAAGTCAGCGAATAGGTGGCGGGAGCCCCTGAAGCAGCGTCACCCTCAGGCTCGGTCAAACCAACGAGCAGACACTGAGCGTAACCACGGTGCGACTGAGGGTCGCGAACTTCGCAGTTCAACTCGTAAATGTCCACGTCGTAGTACGCACGACCAACCATCTGACGAAGATTGTTCAGGAACGGCTTGTCCTGAGCATCGTCATAATGGCGAGTCAACGTAATGTCACCGATCTCCGAAGGAGCGCAAAGAATCTCAGGGAACAATTTTCCACCGATATAGATTTTCTCAACGCTTGCCGTGATCTCACCACCGCTCACCTGAGCAAAGTAAGCGAAACCAGAACCCGCATCCGCCGTAACGGTAGGAGGGGTTTCAATGTTGCCGTCCGCTGACGGTGTGATCTCAGCGACAATCTGCCTCTGTGCAACTTTTGCCATGGTTACTTACTCCTGAATCAGACAACTGATGCTGTTAGGTTGGACTTGGTGACATCGACCTCAATCTGGTCGGCAACGCTAGACACCCGGATGCCAACCTTGGCCTTGACGAGACCACCAGCCAGCTGAGACAGCGGGTTGATTGCCTCATCGACCTGGACTGAATATCCGTAGTCAATGCGCTTTCCAGTGTTGTCGAACGACTCGAACAGACCGCCAGCAGTGCGGATCGGCTCAAGAATTGCGACGAGGCGAGCCTGAACCTTTGAGAACAGGCTGTTGCGACCGTCAATCGGTGAGAACACAAGATCCTCAAGAGCGGTCTCTGCACGGTCAACCACGTAGTTCAGCATCTCCCGAGCGGTGATGAAACGGTAGTTGTCCTCGTCGGTAGAGAGTGAACGAGCGCCATAGATGCGGGCTGCACCGTTAATGATGCGGATGCCGTTCACGCGGTGCTCATCAAGCGAATCGCTCTGCGACTTGCTGATTGCCTGCTGAACACCACTCACGAAGTTTGCGGTGGTGTCCGAACCGGCGTATGCACGCCACGGACCAGTGCCATTGTGCGCAACCGCACGCTTAGCGGCAACAAAACCCTCAGGGGAGATGGCTTCCACAGCGCCAGTGTCATTGGTGATTTTCACCCACGGGTAGTACAGTGCGCCGTACTCGGAGTGGGTATAGGCAGAGGCGTCGTCGCCATCTTCTTCAGCGCCAGCCAAGCTAATTCCATCATCAATTGACAGCAGAGCGACACGCTGGTTGTTGTACGAATGGTTCAACAGATCCTTCTGAATGGTTGAAGCCGAAGAATCGGAAGGATCAGTGGTTGAAGCGTTGCCTTGACCAGGGATCGCCACCGCGCCCGGACCAAGTTCAGCACCAAACGCCGTCAAACCCTTCGTAATCGCATAGGTTGATGAAACGTCTGTCTCGTCCGTACCAAAAGAGTACGATGAAGCGTTAATCGACGCTGAGTTCTCGTCACCGCCAGCGAAAGAGGTTGCAGCAACTACAATCAAAGCAGTGATGCCGCTGTCATAGCTCGACGTAACGTACTTGGCAGCAACAGCAGAGTTATTGATCTTGTTGTTCATCGTCGCAACGTCAGCACACTCACCGGTTGAATAAACCAGAACGTCAGAGAGATAAACCTTCAATGCGTGACCGCTTCCCAGCGAAACAATTTCGGCTTCCAAGTTGTCATCAGCCCAATCGCCAGCACCGACCGCCGTCAACGTGATGTCTCCACCCGTGACCGACAGGGTCGCCTCAGCCGTGGTTGCGCTTGCCCCCACAACACGCGACACGTAAACCTGCGCTCCGCCCTCTTCAAAGAACGTTTGAACCTGCTGATGCGTGTAAGCACCAGAAACGAATCCGCCGTACCGTGACTCGTAGTCAGCAAGACTGGTCACCAACTTCGCCGCGTCCGAAGGGCCACGCTCGGTGCGACCCACGATAAAGAACGTGGCGGTAGGTGAGATATTCGTGGTGGATGGTCCCGTGCGAACCGATGTGTTTACGACAATGCCTGGCATTTGTCTTCCTCCGCTGTGACGCTTTTGTCCCTAGTGGCTTATGAAATTATACCGAACGACTTTCGTACCTCTAGGAACTTTCATCGTCCGCTCCTTTATTGTCTCTTATTTTTGCTCTCCGTAGGGGAAGTACGGTGATTATAAGTCTTTCAGTAAGGGGAGCAGAGGATTCACTGTTGTACGGATCTCATCTGCCGAATCGGCAATATTCGCAACAGTGATCTGCTCGTTGATCTGGAGAGTGTAAGAAATATACGCTCCTGCCATGACTCGCTCGCCCTTGAGGAACGTCAGTTCTGAATACTCTTCACGAATTGAAGCCTCATCGATCATGACAAACAAGTTGTTATCGCCAGATTTTTTATCCAGACATGGAGAATCCAGCAAAGCCGCACGAACGACAGTGCTCAACCTGTCACGTTTCGCAGTGCATTGATCCGAGTCATCATCCTTGACCCAAACATATGTACGCATCGTGTAATTAACCTGATACTGCGGGTCAAAAATGGCGCTGTAATTTTCCCGTTCCAACCCATTCATTGAAATGGCAACCGTGATCAGAGTTGGCCACGAATCAATCGCAACCGGTTCGTACACCAAATACTTCACGGGATCAGGAAGATTTTCATCATCCAAATTCCACTCGTTACGGTACGTTCGCAGGCGAGAAGGCAAATCATTCTTCAAATACTCATTGACAAACGACTTAGCGTTGTAAGCACCCTGCATAGTCATCAGGTATCACCCCGAGAAACATACCGAGCCGACATTTCAGCCAGATCCCTAGAAAAACCTGGCGGATCATAAACAACCCTACGCGCAGGCATAAACCGCGTCCCATACTGATGGAACTTTGCGTACTCAACATCTGTTCCGAACTCAGCCGACAACGGGGTAATCGTGTTGGGAGCGCCACGCATGTTCGTCAAACTTGAGAACAACTTCCCTGTCCGACGCATAATTGGCCACGCATAGTCGCGCTTACGTGGATCCCAGCCGCCAGAAGGTAAACCGTTGGCCGTGAAGTTCTCAGCGTTTGCCTTTTCAAGCATCCCTCGAGCTTCACGAAACACAGGAGTGAAGTTCTTAGATCTGCGTGACATAGCACCCAGCCGAGCCATCACCTTCTTGGCATCACAACTGATGTCTAACTCAACGGACATTATGAAACCCGAACCCTCCGATGACGGCGAATTGATTGGATTTCTTCAGGAGTGAAACCTGTCGTCAGAGGAGCAACGTTCCTTGTCTCCAAATCCTTCAAGCCAACAACATCGTCATGCATGTTTTGCATCTCCCGAGCAGCGGCTCGCAGAATAAGCAACTTGAAGTGCTTCACATTCGGTCCGTCAAGACCAGCCGTGTAAGTGATGTCAATCCGGTCATTGGCAAACGTCCGGTAAATATCAATCCCGTAACGCTGAACAATGAAATCTCGCCCCTCGGTCAAAGTCTCGCTAGCAGACCCCGGAGTTGGGGCGGTGACCGTCAACGACGTAACAGACACAATAGGGGAATTGCGAACATACAACGTGTATGGCGGTTGCAGGAACGACATGACTTCGCCAGCCATTGTCTTGTCCATTGAGTAGTCGTAGAAAAACGAAGAGTTCGGGATTCCCAAGTTTGAAGGGGCAACCGTGTATTCCTCGGTGAACGACGTCTGTTCAATCGGTCGCCGAAGAATCGACTCCATTTCGCTTTGCAGACCATCCAGCACAAACTCGCAGGCATGCGACTGCCTGTTTGAAAACTTGATATCCATGTACCGCTCTACGTCGGTCTGCGTTACTAAAGCCATTTTGCCACCTCGGTAGGGCGCGACGATTACCCACACCGATTTTACATGGTGGAATGGTTTTAGACAGGCAAAGACGTAAAGTCGTCAAGGAATTTAGTGAAGTCAGTATTTCCAAACTGATCGTAAAGCTTCCAACGATCAGCCAACCAAATATGCGCCTCAGCGTGCGATACACCGTAACGACGCATATACCACGCTTTCAAGATGAACCCAGTTCGGCTACGTCCAGCATGACAATGCACAACAACTTTTTTACCTGAATCAAGCCAAGCGTCAATCGTGTCTACCGCATCCTTGACCGTGGTCTCTAGATGAGGGTTCGCCCCAACTGTGTCAATAATAAAATAGTTGCGCCGATTCTTGAACCTCTTCGTCAAAGAGCCCGTACGGCATAGGGAGATGAGATGGAAAGAATCATCATCGCACGACGCCACACCGGGAAGATTCGCAGCATACAACTCAAAGTTTTCGTCAAGCAGTTGAGGACCAGCAGCGGGTTCAAATCGAGTCAACTCATCAGGATTGGTGAACAAAACCCAATCATGAATAACGGAGTTGAGTTCGTCGTACCCCATGTGACCGAATTCTGTTCCAGGAATAACCCCGTTGACATTCGTGATCCACCTGGAAGGGATGGAATCAACCCCGTACAACGCGCCAGCGATAGCACCAGCAACAGCAGCGACAGTGTCTGTGTCTCCACCAATGTTGATGGTCTTGACGATTGCATCCTCAAACGATGACGTTGAACAAACAGCCCAAACCGCTTGAGCCAAACATGTGATGGCTTTCCCGTTCGTAGGTCCGTTCAACACAACTCCAGAGTCACGGAATCCAAAAACCATCCCAAGAGCCTCGTTGTGAAACTCACCAGAAAGATCATCAACAATACTGGCTAACAGTTCAGCCTCCGTTCCAACAGGAAAACTGTCGTTCTGCACCGAATCGTAAATCTTGTACATGATTGACGCCATCAGTAAAGATGCATCAACCGCATCGTCGTCCCAGTGAGTAAGTCGTGTCTGGGACTCCGAAAACCTCAAAACATCTTCAAGATTGAGTTCATCAAAATTACCTACAAAAGAAGCAATCATTGGACCAAGCCGCATAATGCAACCATTGCTTGCGCTGAAACCAGTTCTCTCGTGCTGAGCCTTGGCACCCAATCGGTAGTCGTGGTGAGACAGCGAGCCCCTCGTGGTGCTACCAACATCGGCTGCGGTCTTAGCCCAAGTTCTGTACATGTCGTAGAGGTGCGACAAGAAGTGATCGTAAGCATCGTCAATCTTGTTCTTAGTGCCAATGGCAAACGCTTCCGAAAACCTGTCATAGTTTTCGACAATTGCAGATATCCCGATTAGAGCCATCTGCGTGTCGTCGGTGAATTCGCCAGGACGCCAATTGAAAGCTCCGCCACCAATCATCTCGCCAGTTCCCGTCAGGACAGGCTCGCCCCCGAAACATTCCGAGTAGCGGTTAGCGGCACCAAACTCAAACGGTGCCCCTAAAGCATCGGCTACAGCCTGACCAAAAACAGTGCCAAGCAAAGCCTTCTCTTTGTCTCGTCTGCCAAAGAGTGTCTGCATGCTCTCCTCGTAGAAAAAGTCGTCGTAGTAATAACCAGTTGATGTCATGTCCCCATCATAGGGTGCGTTGACATTTTTTGCAACCTCAGTAAATGTACGGAGGCTTATATTTCTTTGTGATTTTTTTCCAAACGTGCTTCAAGCGCAGTTTTAAAATTTTCAACTTCACACTATTCTGCTTCCTAGATGGGCTTCAGCCAAATGGATATGAGAGTGAAACCCTGGATGCACGCCATCAAAAGCGTATGTCCAGACTTCCTCCCGCCAACAAAAATCCTCCGGAGTTGCCATACAACAATCAGTCGGATGCCCCACAGGATGAGGCTTTGAATCCAACATGCTCTTATGCAGCGGAGCATAACCAGGATACCTAACACCATTAGCCAGCATCATCTTATGAGTAGACGCTGCATACGTGGAAAGAACCAGAGGGATCCCCGTAGCCCACGAAACCAGACTCAACATGTCCAACGCCATCATGTTCTCACGAACAATCATTGCCAACGGAGGCTGACGATCAGTGCCATCAGGAGACTCAATCCGCACGCCATTCCTCTTCGCCTCATGCGTAAAAAAGTTCGCGGTGTCAGGGTCGTACCAAATAGCAGACTCCTCATAATCGTCACCACCTCGACGCACTTGAACCCACCCACGATGAATATCAGGCAAGCACAAATGAATTTCCTTAGGCCACCCAAACCTGTCAATGTGCGAAAACACCATGTAGACAATCTTTGAGATACTTGCGCCCGGTTCACCAACGACATTCACGTACTCTGTGTCGTAACGGTTGTCCCTCAAGATATGTGGCCAAGTTTCCCTGAAGCTCAATCCAAACCCAACAGTCACAGAGCAGCCTGCACAAAGAAGGTCAGGGTTCTGAACGAACTCCGTCCCATGGAAGCCGTGCGAATTGACCCGATAAGACAGGTCGCCCATCGGCGCATGCCAATCTTCTCCATTAGTGAACTTCTCATCTCCAATGAAGTAGCAATTTTCCTCTTTGAAGTGACGCTGCTCGTCGTGTTGAGGAAAAAAGAACGAACCAGCCAAACGTGTTGCCCCATAATCAACACCGTCAACATCTGTTGGGTCAACAAATGGAAATTTGCGTAAGAATTCTGAAATCATATTTTCCGATCTGGTCGAGTAACGGCATCCAAATCCGTCGGCTCAAACTTTGTTCCCTCATGCCAAGCACTTATGTCTCCGTACTGACTATCAGATATCTCTTCACCGGTCAACAACTCAGCCAAATGTAGATGCATGTGAAAACCTGGGTGCGGGTAAAACCGATCCCACTTGATGTCAAGCCCGTAGTCCCACATTTCGTCCTGCCACTTTGACTGTGGTTTTTTATCGCAACACTTTGTTCGGGAACCGATAGGAGTTATCTCTCCGGGGTACCCCCAGTTTGCGTAGCAACGCTCATTTTCTTCATGAGCAATGTCACCCCAAGTCCTACTTGGCTTCATCAAAAACAGCGGAGGTGGAACAACCTCCGGATAGTCAATCAGCCTTAGAGTTTTAAAAGTGTGAGACTCCCAACTTGAGAGACGCAACTCAATGCCCATAGCGTCACACAACATCGCTAGCACTTCAATCATGGACAAGTTGTAGTTGGCAACAATGTCTAGCGGGATGATTGACTTGTTCTGGTCAATTGATAGGTACGAAAAAACTTTGTTATTGAAGTCGATGTAGTAACCGTTCTCGGCGTAGTAAGTGACTTTTCCGCCGATCCATTCACGATTCCTTTTATTGCTGACTTTTTCAGGAGCAGGAAGTGGGCCAGTATAACGGTCAAGGGGTGGCACTAAGAAATATATTGACCTTGGAAAACCGTACTTACGGATGTGATCCATGGCTGCGTAAACCATGAACGCTGCCGATTCTCCAGGAGTCCCAATATTGTTCACGCTTTTACCAAAAACGTGACTAACTATGTTTGGCCAAGAAAAATTATGTGCCAAACCAATACCGCTAGTAACGGAACAACCCAAAGTCAAAACATCTGGGTTTGAGACAAAATCCTCGCCATGCATGTTGTCTGAATTGACTTTGTAAATCAAACCTGGAAGTCGATTATCGGGATTGCCGTCAGACGGAAACCCTCTGTGCCATTCACCTCCCCAACTCCACCTGATGCCAGTTTCCTCGTCCAACACGACATCATCACCAAAGTGGGAGTTGGAAAAATTCGGATACCCGTGAAACCGAGTTCTACGCAGTAAGTGCAACGGCGCAGAAAAATGGCGGTCGTCTCCTAAAACAAAATCTTCGTAAGCGTCCCAAGAAGATTTGTCATTCGCATCAAGAAAAAAGTATTCGTGCGGATACCTGCCAGACGACTCACTCACGGCAAAACCCAGTCACAATAGAAACTGAAGGATTATTTATCTTCCACTGCTCAACATCCGCAAGATCGTTTATCAACGGCTGATCGCGGACATTGAGACTTGTGTTCAATAAAACAGGAACCCCAGTGTGCTCGTACCACCGAGTCAACAACTCATACAACTCAAAGTGCTGATACGGGTTTACAGTCTGCACACGAGACGTTCCATCAACATGGACAACAGCAGGAATCAAATTAGGTCTCTTGCACTTGACGGCATACTGCATGTAAGGCGAAGGTCTATCTAAATCAAACCAATCGTACGCATAATCCTCCAACACAATCGGAGCAAAAGGTCGGAACTGCTCACGGAGCTTCACCTCATTAACCTTCTCCTTCATTTCTAATGTTCGAGGATCAGCAAGCAGACTTCTGTTTCCGAATGCGCGTGGACCAAACTCTGCCCTCCCGGCAGCAACCCCAACCACACCCTCATCGCGCAACTTCTCAAAAGTTGAATTGATAGGTAAAGCAGAACCTATCTGATGCCCCAGATAAGGACCCTTCCATCGCACGTGGTCATTGTGAACCGCCAACGCAGCACCCAAACTTGAACCAGCGTCACCAGGGTTTGGCATTATCCAAATGTTTTCCCACATTCCCAATAACTTGGTGTTGGCTGAACAGTTGAGGGCGCATCCACCCATGAAAACAAGATTTTGAGATCTGCTTTCACGTCGAACTCGCTGCATGAAACCGACCATGCGCTGCTCGTAAACAGCCTGCACTGCGGCAGCAAGATCAAACCTGTCTTGTTCGCTCTCTAACGGGTAATTCCAACCCTCAACACCAGCATGAAAACTTTTGACCTGGATTTCCGGGTCAGGAAAATATTCGGCTACCGCATCAAAAAACCTGTCCTTGTCTCCATACCCAGCCATACCCATCAGGATGTATTCATCAAAACCTGGCTTCAACCCGACAAGAGCAGTGAAAGCCGAATAAAAAAGACCGAAACTAAACGGAACTTTGTATGCCATTTTTTTCCTGATGACACCATCACTCGCATGCCAAACTGTCGCCGTATCAAATTCGCCAATCGCATCCAGCACAACAATTGTTGCATCGTTGAACGGCGAGGTGAAATAGCCAGCGCAAGCATGGCTGTAGTGGTGAGAGATTTGGATCTCTTTGGGTAATGAGTTCTTAAACTTTCTTTTGTACAAATGCTTGTACTCGCCGTTGATTCCGCCGTACAGCATTCGGCGTAACCGCTTCCTGTTTCGACGCTCAAAGTAAGCCACTACGTCAGGGTTGCCATACGACAGAGCTTCTTCAATCAACTCTGGAGCTAACTCAAACGTATTTTTTTGTTTGTTGTATCTCTCACTATGAGCAGCGAAAACTATTTCACCGTTATCAACAACGCTGACGGCAGCATCGTGACTTGAATCATTGATACCTAAGATCCTCATCGGTAGTCCGGAGGGAGGAAGTCTGAGTCAAGTTCGGACATGACTTCTTCAGGCAAGAAGTCCAAAATTTCACTTGAATTTGCGAACCTCTTCCACCAGTCTCGGGGAATCTGTGGAACCAAGTTATGGACAATCGTTCGCGAGTATGGCCAGAACGAAGTCTGTACGTACCTAGCGCCAGATCGGACTGTCGCCACGCCGTGCAAATAGTGATGAGAAGCAGGAAAAGCTACAAACATTCCAGGTTCAGGATTAATATCTTTCTTGAAGTGCGGAAAATAAATCTCTCCACCTTCAAATTCGTCGTTGAAGTAAAGAACAGCCGCGACGTCATACTGGTGAAGACTCAAAGGTCCAGTCTCAACAGCCGCCGGTCGAATAATCAGTTTCCCATCTGGATGCCCAACATCCGAATGCGCAGACTGGTAGTCACCAACAACCCACTTACGCAACGCCATATTTACAGGCTGGGCAAGAGTCTCCCCAAAGAAACCTTCAAGTGTTTCTTTCTTTCGTAAAGCAATACGTTCGTACGCCTCATAAATGTCCGCATACTCGGGCGAACCTTTAAACTCCGTTATGTCACGAGCGTAGTGCTGACGCTCGGTAAAATCGGCATGAGCAACCTGTTCCCACTCGCACCGATTCTCAAAAAAATTTTTGAAAAGAGATAGTTCTTCTGGTGTCAGGAAGTCTCGCACCACAAGCAATTGAGGTGCGTCGCTCATCAATCGTCCTCTGAACCTTCTTCAGATTCGGTCAATCCGTCCTTGTAGGCGTGGATCAAGAACTGTGCCTGACGCTCAAAAGTGACTGGATCAAGAGGGAACGGCAAATCGACCTCAATGTGTCCCAAAATTTTGTACACCATCAGACTGTTTTCAATATCTGCCTTGAAAGGCAGCATCAGCCGAAGATAGGTGCCGTCCCACATCGCCATATAAGTCTCGTCCTCGTCCATCGTGAGAACAACTGTCTGGGCATGCTTGGCACTACTCAGAGCAGAGACTTGATCGGTGTCTACAACTGGAATTTCTGAACCGGTATCACTCATAGTGGTGAGCATACAACACCGACGAGTCAAGAAGCGTCATTGACCAAGTGACGGTCAACTTTTTCTCGCCATCTAACCTTACGACTCCACGATTCACCAAGAATTCCCCCATGAGTATCCATGACAATTGTTTTGGCTCGAGTCCAAAAGTGCGCCGACATGTATCTTTCACCCGCCAAAATCTCGTTGACGCCGTGACCGTAAAACTCTGTGCAAGGAAAAACTGCGAGCATCCCTGGTGTCGGTTTGATTGACACGTCACCATCCAGGAAAGTTATTTCACCACCGTCAAAATCATCGTTGTAGTACAGAACAGTAGCGACGTCATGAAACGCGATAGGCATAGCTGACTCTGGCTCGTCGCCGTGCGAACGAATATCAACGACGCCGTCACTGTTGGCGTGGTCAAAATGCGTGTGCTGAAAATACCCTTTCACCCACTTCCGAAAAAATAATTGCGAACCGACGACGAAATCTTCCGCAAAGAAATCCTCCACAACATCGCAGATTGAAGACACCAAAAATTCTTCCCTCTTGTAGAAACCTTCAACACCACGAAGAAACTCCTCATTCATTACGAAATGAGGGGGCTGATATCCGACAGCGCTGTCCTCCTCGTGCCTGAATGCCCCTGTCTGCACCCAAAACTCGTCTCTGCGCACCATCCCCGACCAGAAATCAAGTTCATCTCCCGACAAAAAGTTCGGGTACACCCTCAACAGGGGCAAACGGTCGTCAACGACTTCACTCATAAAAAAACTCGCTCGTCTGCAAGGCAACTGGAGGAGAACTCTTCAACCAAACATTCACCACCATAACCTGCTTCACTCCATCAGTGACAGGAGTTGTCTCATGCAGGCGGTGACCAGCATCAAACACAACCAACCGATTAGGTTTGTAAGCAATTCTTTCACGGTTCTCAATGGGAGAAGTTAGAGCGTCAACAACCTCACGCTCCAGTTGATTCTCTCCTTCCGCTAAACCCTTTTCGTGGATCTCCAAATACCCGCCACGCGCTTCAGAGAACCCGTACCAAACACAGCCGATAGCAGGGCCATGGAAGTACTTCTCGGCACTGTAACGAAACGTGTCCTCGTCAACATGGATGCCTAGCCACTGCCCTGGGCTGAACGATCGAGTCCAGTATTCAAAACCAGCGACGTCCTTCTCGTCAAAACCCAGATACTCAGAATTACGCCAAATCTTTTCAATAACTCTTTTCTTCAGGGTGTCAGCCCTGCTGTTCTCCCACCCATCCCAAAACATGTACGGCGCGTAGCAGTCTGCCTGCTCGTAATGAAATTCGTTGAGCGTCGCACCCAGATTCCCCCCACCCATCGCTTCAGGGAAGAAAGATGAGTCACCCAAGATTTGTGCCGTCAAGTCTGGGTCAGTGATGAAATTGTCCTTGACGAAAAGCATTCACCCATCTTATTGCAGTTCCGACAGAGCCTCAATGAAGTTGCTATGATCTGCCTCATGACGAACATCAACATTGAAGCAGTGATCAATGACCTCGCAGAGCAGGTGAAGAAGCTCACCGTTGATAACGCAGTGCTTCGCGCCGCCCTGTCTCAGATGCAAGAGCAGGCTGCACAAGCGGCTACCATGCCTGAGCCTTCCCTGCCTGAACCTCAAGAAGACCTGTCTCAAATTCCCTGAGACTGAATAGGTCGTTCGGTCGAGCGAAGATGCGGGAGTTGTTGCTTTCTCTAACAGCAACAACCTTTATCGGCATGCCCGACAATCAGAAGATATTTGGTTGCGAACCCTGCATGTCGGTGTGGTCTGGCGAACCGCTGTGTTTCCTTTGTGGCGCAAAATCAATAACCATCGCTAAACCGTTAAATGTGAATGGGATGATTATTCAAACGCCTAGAAACAGCATGATGCTAAACGGCACCCACTACATTGACGACTCACAAATTATTGACTTAGTTAAAAACGCTCTAAAATACATCTAACCCTACAAAAAACAAGGGCGACATAAACTTGGTGCATGATCGTCGTCGGCACAACACTCACAACCTTTGCAATGAGCAAAGAACCAACATGGTCGTCATGGCTCAAAAACGCTGAAAAACTCGTAGCCAACAGTCCAGAAAAACTTCAGTTCTTCGCATCAATTGAAATTGACGCACGAGGAATTGACTTCTTCTCCCCCCTCACAAAACGACTTGAAGAAATAGGTGGAGAACACTGGACATTCACACTCGACGACAAACGAACAGAGGTAACCGGAGCTAACCGAATCAGACACATCACAACCGGCAGAAACATCGTTCACGATTACGCCATTGAACAAGACGCAACACACATCCTGTTCCTTGACGCCGACATGATGCCACCCGACGACACCCTGCCCAAGCTCCTAGAGATGGAACACCCAATCGTCGGAGGGGAAGTCCCCACCTACTGCCTCAACGGTCCAGTCGTAGACAAATACCCATACCCAGTTCAATCCCACATGAACACCGCCGGATTCCTGCTTCTTGAAAAACAAGTATTTGAGCGCATCAAATGGCGTGGAGACATAAACCTCACAGACGACCCATGCTTCCATCGTGATGTAGTTGACTTCTTAGGCTTTGACACCTACGTACGAAAAGACCTTGTTGGGCAGCACTACCCTCGCCACGTCCCCTCAATAACCAGGCGTGGCTACGACATGACAGTAGTCAGAAACGCTTAGATTCAAATAACTTTCGGTCTTCGTCAGTCAAAGCAATCAACTCAGGAAACATATTTGTAGTTGCCGAACCCTCATGCAGCACCGGAGCACCAACTGCAATCCCAGTCTTGTAACCACATTTGTTCATGCTTTTGAATAACTCGTCATCCCCGTACCACAAGTTGTAGCGCTCATCAATGTACGGAACCGTATCCATGCATGACGTTCGGACAATAAACGCGCAACCCCAAATTCCGCCATCCTTGTAAGTGCCTTTCGTCTGCCTAAACCCGGCACCCCTATCAACACCGTCTTCAAGGCGACGCCGGTAATTGAGACCCACCACTCCAATAGAGTCATCACCACTAAGAACATCCAAAGCCACATCAATTGACTCCGAGTGCAACTCAATGTCGTCATTCAGCAAAACAACTGCATCAAATTGTTCATCCTTCGCGATCCTCAAAGCGTCGTTCCACATCCTGTAGAACTTCCACCCTCTGGCATCAACCACATTGGCTAGACCAGACAACTGTCCAGACTCGTCAACCGGGTACCCATTGTCATGAACCACGATGTCGCCATGCCCATACAACCTCAGACCCTCAACAAGCGTCAAGAGTTCAGCGATTCGAGATCTACTAGGGATTGCTACAAGATGACGCATTATATGAATTAAGACAGTTTTATTGCACGGACATAAACATCGCCATGACGTCGATCAACAACCAACTCATCCATAAACCAGCGCGATGCTCGCATGTCTAACTTCAACTTTTCAACGTCAACGTTTTCGTAGAACTCTTCAGGTCCCGGATCGGGAGCGCCCCACGCGCTATGAGGTCGCCGAGGATCAGTAGCAGCAGTGAAAAGCAGCACCCCGTTCGCCCTCACAGCCATGTTGATATTTGACAAAATTGGTTTGTACTTATCTGGCGGCAAATGTTCAAACATCTCAGTACAGATCGCCATATCCCACTCACGATCAGGAACCCACTCGGCAGCGTCGCAAACGATGTCCACGTCATCGCCTTCTACGAAATCAACTGCCGTGTACTCGACTCCAGGGAACAGGTCACGAGGTGTGCCGTTATTGTTTCGTCCCCCTATATCAACAATTGACGATACTTTTCCCACCTTGCCAACTTGTTTTGACAGCCACGACCAAGCTTCGGGATGCATTACTCGCCTTTCCAGACAGTCGTGTTCGGACCTGAATATTCGGCAGGTGCATTAGGTGAATAAAAATACACTGCGAGACTTCGACGTGGGGAGTCAGCGTTCCATGGCACCGGATGACCATGCGATGACACAGCAGACGTAGCAAAACAGCCCAGTTGATTGAAAACTGGTGGAACCACAACTTCCATATCGTCACCCAAGTACAAGGCTCCACCGTGACTTTCTTCCCATCCTTTATTCAAAAAAAGCAACATATTGATGCGTCGATACAAGCCCGTGTCTGGATGATGCGTGAAATCCGTGTGCATTGCGAGACGAGCACCTCGGGGGGAGCAATGCAGTCCACCGCCATATGTTGAACCAATCAAGTCAGGGATGCCGAAACTGTCACCAACAATTTTTGCCATTTCGTCTGAGGTCATCACCTCAAGAACCTCGGCTATCAGTTCTGGCCATCCGCTCGGATCAGACATCTCCATTTTGCCTGCTTCATGGGATTCACTGTACCTACGCCAATGTTTGTCTGAATTTGCGGGAAAACAATCCAATACGGCGTCAAGAACAGATTCTGAAAAAAGACCATTAGCGGAAATGTGCGGAAAAGGATCGTTTCCGACCACCGGCATTTCACCAACGAAGAAATCTTTTATTTCCATGCCACAAGAGTAGCGCATAAAGTAACTGCCCCTGAACTAAAATGGTGCAATGGCTGTGCCCTATCCTGCAAACCCGAGCGCTGGTGACATTTTCACTATCAGCAACGTGTCTTACTACTACAACGGGTCTGATTGGGTTCTTCTAGGTTCAATAACCATTGACCCTGCGCTTACTGCTGTCCAGTCAACTGGAACAGTGACAATTGACAATCTGGTTGTTACAGGAACTCTCACCGCAGATGTTGACGTCACATTTGACACCGACACCTTTTTTGTTGACTCAGACCTAAACAGGGTGGGCATTAACCAGCAAAACCCCTCATACGAACTCGATGTCACTGGAACCGGACGGTTTACCAGTGGAATAATTGGAAACCTGACCGGAAACGCAAGCACGGCAACAACTCTAGAAACTGCTAGAACAATAAATTTAACCGGCGTCGTATCTGGATCCGTATCTTTTGACGGATCATCAAACGTTTCTATTTCAACATCTTTAGAAACCATTACAAGCGATGTCACTATTTCTGGTAGTGATCCGCAAATAAAATTCAACGACACCACAAGTGGCGCAGACGACTTCTGGATTCACATCAACTCAAATAACTTTTACATATTAGCCGACCGTGGTGACGATGACGCTTGGGAAACCCCTCACCCACTACAGCTTGAAGCAGATACCAACCGCTCATACACATTCGGGAATCGTATTCTGACTGTTGCAGACGAAGGCACGGGAAATGGTCTTGACGCCGACACCGTAGATGGGGTTCACGCATCAAGTTTTGTAAGCACGACGTATAACTCAACTTTGAACAGCGACAGTCGTAACAGTCGCGGTCCAACCCGCCTTTTCCGGCGAGACGAAAACAGCGATTTTTCCGTACAAACATATTGGACTGGATCTAGATGGCGTTTGTACGGATACAACGGTGACACACCTTATGCCGACACACACGTCGGCTATGCCGATTCCGCTGGTAACGCCGACACCACGGACGGGCTTCATGTTCACGGTGGTAGGAATAACGAGGCGAACAAGATTGTCCGTACAGATGGTAATGGTTACATCCAAGCAGGGTGGATCAACACCACCTCTGGCTCAACGACTAACACACTCACCCGTATCTACGCATCGAATGATTCGTATGTGAGGTATGTCACCCCAGCGACGCTTAGGTCGCAGGTGGTAGATGGGCAAGCGATTTACCCGTCTGGTGTGGGAACCAACCAGATGACATCAACAAGGGTTGTCAACAATTCAGCGTACGACTATATGCCGATCCAGGCATTCAATAGCGCCACTAGCGGGGGCGCAACTACTGGTGTGGCTTTCCATATCGCTAGCCGCATGGCTCCAGTTATTAGAGCTTGGACGGGGGCAGGTACTGGACTTGATGTAGGTAATTTTGATGGTAGTGGATATGAGTACATTGGTGCATCATCATTCCCTGTTCGATCTTCTGAACGGTACAAGAAAAATATTGCGGCTCAGCCGGATGAAGAGATCATCCCTAACTCTTTGTCACTCCTGTCCTGTAGG